GCTCTTAATTTTTCGTTTAATATTTTAATCATTCTACCATCGTTTAATGATAGTTCTTTTGCTCTTTCGATACTCTTCATAGATTGTTCTAATTTGAATTCACTATTATCTAATAATCTGTCCAAAGTTTCGAACAAATCCTTTTTGAATTTGAAGAACATTCCATCTGGCTCAATCTCTCTGTAACAATCTGATTCCTGATATATCATAGGTGTTCCGTTCATCATACAATCGGTTGCGGCAACACTCCATCCGTAATTGGTTTGCCTCATTTGAACTCCAACGGTACAAGATTGTAACTTTTTATAGTAATCATGCTTAGCCACTTTCGTATTATCAATCCAACTATGTTCCGGCTTACCATCCAATTGCGGCACCCATACAGTGAAATCTTGTCGTTTTTCTCTATACTCTTCCATTAATTTAATGAAAGCGGGATATCCTTTATATGCAGCTGCTCTGTGATTGAATACAATGATGTTTTGCTTTGGTTGTGGAGTTTCTATTATTTTAGAATTATCCACTCCCAAATTCCACACTACAAATATATCATTTAATTTTTGAATAAACAAATCATTGAACCATAATTTTGCTTCCTCCAATACTCTATTCTTTTGGTCTTGAGTATTTAAGAAACAAGTATCCATTTGAGATACTCCCAATAATTCAATTGGCATCCATCTCCATTTATTTTTTCTATCTTCAGCGTTGCATGATTTCATTTCCCACCAATGTCCATATCCAATAACTTTGGTGTTGAAATCATTCTTATATCTACCAACTTGTGGCCAATCAGGTAAATGGGAGTAGATTACATCGTATTCCAATGTTTCCATTAATCTATTCATATCCGGTGGATACGTTCTCATTTTAATCATATCACCTGAAAATGGTAGGATGTGTTGTTTCACATTTATCAAATTCAACTTTTTTACCGGCTGCGGTAATATGATATTCCAAAAGAATTCACCTTCCGATTCCAATCCTTTAATGTGGTTGTATATAACATCCACAAAGGAATCCTTTTCAATATTGCCAGAGTTAGTGATATTTGGTATCACTAACACTTTTCTGGCTTTATTGTAATCTATTGTTTCCCAAAAACTCATTCGATTATATTAATTTTACTTAGTTTGTTTAAATTGTTTGATGAAATCATCACCATGTATATTAAGTTTCTGATTATTTAAAGTTTTAGATGTTACAACTAAATTGGTGTATTCAGTAACACCCCCACGATTGATACCATAACTACGAGGAACATAGTGGTCTCCAGCGATATCCTTTTCATCTAATGGTTCTCCTGTAAAATAACATTTACAATCTTGCTCGTACCATTTTTTGAGTATATCTCCTTTGGCAAATGTTTCACGCGGGTCTAATTCTACAACACCAAATGATTCTAAATTACCTTTAAGTTCCATATCTAATACACTACAAATACCACCAATAGCGTTTGCATTCTTACCACCAAACATTTCATTGAATGGCTTCATAGGAGTCTTATTTGGCATCTGATAATTTACCCAAAGTTTATCGGAGGTATCACTCCACTTTTTATACACATCGAAAAATTTAGTAGTAAATACGTCAACTCTAAGTTTTCCATATTTAGATTTCAATTCATAACCATATAGAATCAACATCTGCGATAGCATCGGTGTTAATCTTTGTTTATATTCCGTTGGAACTGATGTGATTACTTTTTGAGAAAAATCAAGTAATTCATCTACATTCTTTTTTAATTTTTTAAATTTCTCTTCAGTCGAATAATCACCATTTTCGGCTTGAACTTTCTTAACCCATTCCGTAAGTTGTGCAGGTTGTACACCTTTTCGAAACCCATTTATGTACATAAAAATAAGTTCCGATAACCACTCATCGACTTCCATTCTACAATTAAGTGTAAATGATTTAGAAAAGTGAAGTAATGATTTTACAGGATTCGTACCATCGATTTGAATGGTTGTAAATAAAGCATGTTTTTCAAATCTAGCAGTATTACGGATGTATGACGATAAGAAACCACGAATTGCATTACGAATTTCCTGTGGTTTCATTGTATTTACTTTATTCAAAATATTAATAAACAAATCAGCAGTCATTTCATCATCCATATTTTCATACCATGCACATAAAATTCGGTAATCTAAAATTTTGTTATATAGATTTGGAAAGTTTTGTCGTAGTTCTTCGGCAGATAATCCGCTGATATCACATCCATCAACTACTAAATTCTTAGGTAAATTATATTCACCTTTTAAAAATCCTAAAATAGATGTAACACGTTGTTGACCATCTACTAATTCATAGTAAAATGCATTACCACGTTTAGTAACTCTGATGTGAATTTGTGGAATTTTAGCGTATCCTTTTAATAAGATAGTTAATAATAAGTTTTGTTTAAAAGTTAAACTAGCCACCTTTTCTCGTTGATACTCTCTAGCACCCGTTTCAAGTGTTTCGCCTTCTTTTTCTTTTAACCATTTAATACTCACATTACCATCGGTAGATGTCGGAGCATCCGTTTCACCAAAACATTGTTCAGCGATTTCGCATTCAATAAAATCTCTTTTCATAATTAATACTTGTGTTTTAAATCGTTCAACCTTCCTCATTTGGTTGGTATTTACCGATTTGTTTAACTTTCTTTGATGTGAGTGTTAAGTAGGATGCTCACTTCCCCCGTTATTATATTCAAATATACAAAATTATATTGACATAGCCAAATTATTTAGCAAAAAAAAGTGGGCTATCTACCCACTTCTTTCAAATAATTATCTTTCATTTGTTCCCAAGTCATTCCAATTGCATCTACATAAAATAGAACCTCTGGTTTGATTTTACCTTCATCGTATAACTTAGTATATCGTTTAATTGCTTTATCTTTCCACCACTTTACAGTGTAATCGTTACCATCAGCGAATTTCTTTTTAAGAATCAAATCCTTCTCTTCAATTTTAGATTGTAAGAATTCATTACCATTCTCATACATTTGTGCGAAATAAACACCTCTCTGAAATCCGTGGTCATAAGCGTTACCCTTTATACCCAATTCTTTGAAGATTGCTTGAATAATCTTTTGTTTGATTCCACTTACAGGTCCGTTTCTATCGTAGCCCATATTAGCGCCATTACGTTCTCTCTCATCCATAATGTGTAACTTATACCACTCTGAACGATTTTCTTTTAACCATTGATGCCATGGGTTATAAACTTTATCATCCGGCTTTGTAGAAATCTTACCTTTTGATTCTCCCAATGTTTTGAAATGTGGAATACCATTGTATTGAGAATGTACTCCATATAAAGATGTTGTACCTACCCCAACTAATGGATTATCATATTTCTTTTTCCAATAATCTCTAACTTCCGGTGAAGTTGCCAATGCTGCGATTAACTTGCCACCTAAGAAATTATAACCAAATGGTTGTGTAGATACAATAGTAGTTGCAATTGTAGTACAATTCAATTTACCATTTTTAAACTTATCTTCTTTTTGCCATCCAATGTAATTATCTCTAACTCCTAATGATGTAATATCCGAACCTAAGCAAATCTGTCCTAATATCTTACCACTAACTCTATCCTTCACATAACATTTAACATTACGACCTGGATTAGCCTGAAATTCCATTGTGTGAATCAATCTACGGATTTCAGTCCATCGAGTTGATTCTTTTGCATTATCATCTACGATATCAACATACGGGTCAATTGCTTCTATTTCAGCAATAGTTAACTCTCTGTTGGTGATATCAGTAGGTTTCCATAATGAATCATAATGAGATTGTAATACTGGCAACTTTTTCATATTACCAATTAAATCCTCATTCCACTCCATCCACTTTTTGTATAGAGTTTGCTCTTCGACTGACATTGTTCTTAGATAATCCAAATTATCAATGAACTTCTTTTTCATTTCATCATAATCGAATTCTTCGGTATTAGTTTGTTCGCCTGTATCCCAAAATTTCATATTAATTCTTTAAATCGTTTATATTACAAATATACGAAAAATATTTGGATTTACCAAAACTTTACGGATATTTCTGAGTCTGGTTCAATCGTTGTATGAACTTCTACTCCTTTGTTGTATTCTCTTGCATTTTTAGGATATGGTCTGATTTCATGCTTCAATCGTTTAATCAAATCCTTTTTATCCTTCTTGTCAGCTCCAATAATCTGAATGTATCGATGTTTTGGTGGTTCTTCTCTTCTCCAAAATTGCTTATACCCATCCTTACCAATTTCTCTTCTAAGGTGTTCTAAGTTACCACTACCCCACTTTGTAAACACAGTCCTGCTATGTATCCATTTGAAAGGGTCATCCGATAATGAAATACCATAATTTGGCATTAGTGCAATATCGGTATTTAATCCTTGATAAATCCAATTGGTTGCTTGATAAATACCACCTAGATGTTCTTGTCCATTATCAGCATACGATATAAGAACTTTGATATTCTTATCATTCTCTCTGAACCATTTGAATGATTGTCCTAATGCGTATGATTCAATATTAGAACCATATCCATCATCACAATAAAGACGGGTTAATTCTAATACATTATCTTTAGTCAATCCCTCACAAACTGATGTAGGTGCTTTTGCTCCTACGGGAAATCCATAAACTAAACATCCAATTAATTTATCGGAATCACCGATTGCATTAGCTTCATCCATTTTATAGAATATTCCTAATGCGTATCTACAAGCAGTCCAAGCGTGAGTGTAGTGTTTTTTTACGATAATCTCCTTTGCTACGTGACTTCCGATTTCCCTAACGGAAACTTTCGATGTATCACAATAATTTTTGTTAACTTCTTTCAATTGGTTCTAATTTTATAACTTCTTCAATAAATTCATCTTGTTGTTTTGGATAAGGTAGTTGTGGGTATTTTAATTCCTTTAATAATTTTTTTCGTTCTCTACCATTCAAAAGTATATAAACATACCGATGCTTTCTTGGTTCTTTCCTAATCCAAATGGGTAAAGAGATTTGCTCTCTAATCTTAGCGGGGTCGTTTGTTCCATAATATGGAAATATTGTTCTACCATGTTGCCATTCACCACCTTCGGTTAATTGGAATAACCAACTATCACTCCATCTGATTTTGTTTCCTTGATAAATCCAATTTGTCGCCTGATATACAGTTCCTAAATGACCTGCCTTTGGGTCTGAATATGATATTAATGCTTTGATTGATGGAACATTGGTTCTTAACCATTCAAATGTTTTACCAACGAACCAACTTTCGATATTACTACCATACCCATCAAATACAAATAAACGAGTGAGTTCTAACACTTCCGTTCTATCCAATGATTCACATATAGATGCGCCGGAGTTTCTACCAATAGGGTCACCATAACAGGCGACACCAATTAGTTGTTCATTTACTCCACCAAAGAATTTGTGTTCATCGTTTGAAACATAAAACAAACCAATAGCATAAGATACCTTCGTCCATATCCCACTATAATGGTTATTGACAACGATATCTTTTGCTACGTTTTTGTTTATTTGCCTTACGACTAATTTTGAAGTATCACAATATAACTTATTAGGCTCTTTCATACGGCCACTTTATCATGTGTGTCCACGTTTGGTTTGTAACTATTTTCTTAATGTTAGCTGGTGAAACTCCGTAATTTCTAGCTATGACATTAACGTTTCTATGACCCATTTTGTATAGCTCTCTGATTTGCAGTATCTGCTCTTCAGTCAATTTGTGCATCGGATGCGCTTCTCCTCTTAACATATATCTAATATAACTATTTTTTTTGATATTCACAAATTTATTTTACTTTAAATGCTCATTTAATGAATTTATGTAAGTTAATTTAGCTTGTGCTCCGGCGAATCTATCAACCTCTACACCATCTTTTTCAATGATAATAGTTGGAACTGAACGAATACCATATTTTGTAGCCTCATCAAATGCGGTATCTACATCATACTCTTCAAATACTACATTTGAGAATTGTCCTTTTACTTCGTTAATTACTGGAGCTAGTGCTCTGCAAGGTCCACACCATGCTGCGGAGAATTTTTTTAATGTTACCATAATTTTAATTGTTTACTACGTTTTATTGATAATAAGTAATGCTCATTTAGCATACTATATTCTTTTTCAAATTTACTACTAAATTGTGCTTCGAATTCTTTACAATGAAATATAATCGATTTACGATTATGTTCATATATGTCTATACATTCTAACCACATACTGTAGAGTTCCTCTTTTGGTTTGTTTTTTAAATCCAATATAAGTTTTTCTACTGCCTTCATTCTAATCGAATCATCCATTTCATCATAACTCTCATCGATGATATTTGAAAATGTTTTGAATCCCATTATTTTTAGATTCTTTAAAACATTCTTCTGCCCTATCACAATGAATGGTCTTGGGAATGCTAATGCTTTAAATGTTTCTTCTGATATAAATGTTGAATCAATTGATAAGATTGCCGTATCATATTTTTTTTCATTTACAATCTGAAACATATCACCTTCGAAATCCGTTTCCAACCTATATGGAAAATCACCAGAATCAAAAAATTCAAGTGGGGTGTTGGAATTGATGTGATATGGGTAATAATAAAAATTGAATTGTAAAAATCCTAATAGATTCTCATATTCTGTGCTTCTATTCTCATAGAAAATATGTAACTTCTTAGTATTTATTTTCTTTTCTAAAAAGAACTCATGTATTCTATATAAATTTAATATTGATTCAGGGGTGATTGGTTCACCCCCTTCACAATAAAATATTTTATAATCTCTATAAGTTTCTTCGTAAAAATTCAACAATTCAGAGATTTCATCAGCCGTATATGTTAATAATATAGGATGTGTAATGATAATACTTTTGGAGTTACCATCTATTGATATGAAATCTTTGAAATTATTATCCTTCACAACTTACACAAGTTTCATCCATAGCCTTTGCTGCTATATCACCTCTTAAAACCGATTCCGTTCTCATATAGTAAAGTGTTTTAACACCTTGCTTCCAAGCTTCTAAGTGAACCTGATTAATCCATTTTGGTTCAGCCGTTGCAGGGAATGCCAGATTTAATGAAACCGCTTGGTCGATGTATTGTTGTCTTACACCAGCTTGTCTTACTAAATCCAATTGGTTGATTTCTTTAAATGTTTTAAATACATCCTTAACTGAACTACATCTATGTTGATGCTCTTCAGCGGTTACATCATTACATTGTACCAATTTGCCATCTAAGTAACACCACTCATCTAAGAAGTCTAAATCTTGTACAGAACCACCATCTGCTAAAATCTTATCCCATACTTCTTTGGTATTTTTACCAAGTTTACGAAGTACCTTTTCCAATTCAGGGTTCTTTCTAATGAAAGTTCCTTTTGATGTCTGTTCCGTAAATACATTAGCTGCCCAAGGTTCAATACCACTACTTACGTTACCACTCAATTTAGAGTTTGATACCGTAGGTGCTACTGCTCTTAGGTGAGTATTACGGAATCCACTTTCTTTACACCATAGGGGTTCACCATATTCATTTGCTAAATCTCTACTTGCTCTTTCAGATTCAATCTTTAATTGAGAGAAAATCTTACGAGTTTCAAATTGAGCTTGTAAACCTTCAAATGGTAATCCTTTTTGTTGTAGGTAAGTGTGCCATCCTAATACACCCAATCCCAATGCTCTACCTCTTTCTGCTGAACGAACTGAATTCTCAAATCCTTTCATATTTTTAGCTCTCTGAATGAACTCTTCCAATACACCATCTAAGAACACAGTTGCTGTGTACACTAAATCCGTATCTTTCCATTCATCGTATTTTGCTAAGTTTAAAGAACTTAAACAACAAACAAATGAATGTTGCTCATCGGTATGTAGAACGATTTCAGAACAAATGTTAGTCATGTGAACTTTTAATCCATTCTTTTTGTACATTTCAGGGTTTTGTTTGTTAACATTACCTTTGTACATAATATAAGGTTCACCCGTTGCTTTACGTTTTTGAAGTATTTTACCCCATTTACGTCTAGCTTCCGAATCTCCTTCTTCTACTTTCTTCATAAACCTATCACTAATAACCACACATTGATGTAAATTAAGCGATTGTCTATTAACATCTCCCTTTGGTTCTCTAATTTCTAAGAAATCTTCGAAATCTTTGTGTTCAACTTTGATGTTAACCGAAGCTGCCCCTCTACGAACTGAACCCTGATTGGTTGCAAGTATCGTAGAATCGTAGATTTTAGCAAATGGTATAATACCATCACTTGTTCCGTTTCCAGTGATTTTAGAACCGGCAGGTCGTATCATATTGATTCCAATACCAACACCACCACCATGCTTAGCTAAAAGCATTAATTCTAAATTCTTAGAACCGATTTCATACACACTATCACCCACATCGATACCGAAACAAGAGATTGGTAAACCTCTATCTGTACCTGTGTTTGATAATACTGGCGTTGCTAAACACAACCAACCTTTCCACATATAATCGAAAAACTTTGTTGCTAATTGTGGTTTTTCCAATCTCTTAGCAACTGCCGTAGCAACTCTCCAATATGCATCTTTAGGTTTCTCACCAGCTTGTAGGTATGTTTTAGATATAGTTTTTACATATATCTCATTGTTACCCCAATGTGGGAAGTCTACATCTACTTCCCAACCATATTCTTCTCCGTAATTTCTCATAAACTATTTTTTAAAATATATCATCCCAATTTTCACCTTCTCCTGCTTTAGAATAATCCGTTGGCCTCATTGCGAAGAAATCTGTATGAGTAACACCACCTGTAAGATGGTAGAACCAATCTAATTCGGATGCTTTCTTCTCATTGAATTCAAAGTAATCATCCCCACCTTGCATTGGGTTATATCCTAATTCTGCCAATTTTTCATTAACTCTCTTTGTGATGAATTCTTTCAAATCACCTGCTTTAAGGTTTTCTAAATCACCCATTTCAAAAATCTTATCGATAAACTTATGTTCTAAATCAATGATAATTTTAGCTGCTTCGTAGATATCATCTTTAGCTTCCTCTAATAATTCAGGAAACTCATCGCACATGTGTCTGAATAATTGTACTCCCATTTTAGAATGAAGAGATTCATCTCTAACACTCCACTTCATTTGTTGTCCGATTCCTTTCAATAGATTTCTCATTTGAAACGAATACAATACAGCGAATGATGAATAAAGTGCAACTCCTTCAGCGAATGCCGAAAAGATTGCCAATGAACGTGCTACTTCTTTTCTAGCAATTGGATTTGTATCCAAATCTTTTGGAGTCCATTCAGCGGTTGTATTGGTTAATAATTCAAAACGTTCTTTCATAGTCGAATCATGTAAGAACCCTTCAAAATCATCTAACCCCAATGTTTCATTGAGATATGAATATGCGATTGAATGGATTGTTTCTTGCGAACCAAATGCCATTGCCATCTGTCTAATCTCGTGTTTTGGAAACCATTTGGTAACCATACCAGTCCAATAATCAGATACCGCACATTCTGTTTGAGCAAACCCTAAGAGAATGTTTCCAACTAAATGTTTTTCCGATGGTGAAAGATTTTCATTCCAATCCTTAACATCGCCTTGCATTGGTATTTCGGTGTGTAACCAAAATGCCTGCATTTGTAATAACCATCCTTCATTATAATATACTGGATATTCAAATGGTTTAAAAGGAATTCTTTCTGTAAATAATTTGCTCATAATTTGTTTTTTATGTTAGAGATGTAGGTATAACTATGGTTCGTTTTTATAAATTTTCTTTTTTCTTTAGAAAACTTTATACAACTTTTCAACCATTACCCCATATTCTCAACATACTTTTTGTGTAATAATTTTTTCTCTAAATTCTCTCCGTTTTTAGAGTCTTTGGTTGCATTCATTCCATCTTGCGATGTTGCTGCGAATACATCCATAATCCCGTGAAAAGTATCAATCTTCGCTGGGAAAGTCATTCCATCAGGTCCAAATCGATTTTTAACGATGTGAATACGACCTGTATTTGATAACTTATCCTTTGTTTTTCTACTAACACTCATAATGAAATCAGCCGTTTGTACTTTCTTATAAGAATCTCCAACTGAATCTGCTCCAATTACTTCGTGCTCAATAGCTGCTCTGTTTGTTTGTGTTGCTGTCCAAATAGGAATACCTGCTTCACCACTCAAACCTCTAAGTTCCTCATAGATTCCACCCAATTCAGCGTATAATCCATCTCTACCACTACCTGATTTTAATAAATCGGCGTAATCGATGATGATTAAATCCGGTGCAAATCCAATTTGTTTTAATTTTTCAATATGAGCTGCAAGAGTCTTAGAAGATGCGAACTGTGGTGGATAGTATTTAATACGAACTCTACCTGGCGTACCTTTAATTTTTCTGATAATCTCATCTTTCCTCTCTTTATGTTCCGAAGTTTGGATTCCAGTCAAAATTGTAGTGTATCGTTGTCCCACATAACTTTCGGATAACTCCAATGAATAATGTAAAACATTTTTACCTTTTTGCAATGCCGAACATGCTATCTTTGATAAGAACCAACTTTTACCGATACCCGATGGCGCCATTACAACACCCAATTCACCAGGTCCTAATCCCCCATCCATTAATTCATCAATAACTTCCCACCCAGTGGATACCGAATTACGTTTTACATCTTCCATAATAAGTTCAAACTCATCGATGTAATCCATACCTAAATCCGATTCTACACCCACTTTGGATGCCGCCATCATTGTATCAATGATTTGTTCGTAATTACCTGCTTTAAGCAAGTCTACGGATTTGAATAAGGCCTCTTTAACCTTTTGATTTTTAGCAAATGTAAGATATTCTTTCTTTACATACGGTAAATCTTCTGAACCTACTTGCGTATAAACATTTTTTAGTTGGTCAACTACGGTTTGTTTCAACCCTTTGTCCTCAATCTCGCCTACTTTGATTTTGAACACTTCCATTGTTGGAACTGAACGATACTCATTAAAGTAGTGCAATACCGAATCGATAATCCATTGGTTTGCTTGTGATTCAAAAAATGCCGGTTTAGTGATTTCGTTTACCTGTTCAAGAAACTTAACATCTGTTATAAGAGAAGCAACAACTTTAGATTGATACGATTGACCATATTTGACAAGTGTATCTATTGCTTCCATTATTTTTTAGTTTTCTTTCTTGCTAACTTTTTTTCTTCGATTGATAATTCTTCTACCGTTTCCGATACTTCTACTACCACTTTAGGTTGTTGGGTTGGTTTGCGAAGTGCTTTCCACTCCGATTTTGGACAGAACGCCCATACACCAGTACTTACTTTGTTATCCGCTTCCGATTCGGTTACTCTACGGATTGTACCGATTTTATTATCCTTTGTTTCTTTTACTACTTTAATACACTTCATACTGTTTGTCCATGTTTAGTTTAAAAATTATTTAATTACCATTAAGATTTCTGATTCTCTTAATAGGATGTAGGATTTTCCACCTACTTTGATGTCTTGCCCCTGATGATATGGTGGTAAAATTACCTCATCACCAACCTCAACACTCATTGGAATCAATGTTCCGGCTTGTGTATAGATACCAGGTCCAACCGATTCTACTTTTGCACGTTTTACATCTTCACTTCGTACTGAATCAGGGATAATGATACCACCTGCCGTTTGTGAAACTTCCAAATCTAATTCTGTTAGAAGAACTCTATCTCCTAAAGGTTTTGCTGTTTTGTCTGCCATTGTTTAAAATTTTGCTATGTGAGAAAATGTGGATTGTAACCAATCGGTAACATTCGGAAATGCATCCAACACCGATGATTTTAATCCTACTTTTAAAAATTCTTGTTTACTGAACTTAGGTACTGGCTCTTCGAATCTATCAATGATTTTCATTCTAAGGTTACCACTAAACGTTGGTTCAGATAACTGCATTAAGGTACGATTTCTTTCTAAGATTTCCAAATTATTTTCAAATAATTCGTGTCCTTTTATTTTCTTTGGTTGAGCTTTAATATACTCCAACATAGATTCAGTAGTATGAACTTCTTCATCTGCTAATATTGGGAATGCTTTAAGAATCGTTTTTAATCCTAATCCACTAATACCTTCTACGTTATCGGATTTATCACCATCAATTATTCTGAAATTGATAAAATTGTGCGGGTGTATCCCAAATTCCTCAACTACTTCCGGTATGTTATAGATTTTCTTTTTTGAAGGTGAATATACACTTACATCTTTGTTTACCAATTGTAAGAAATCTTTATCGGTACTCATTATTACAACTTTCTCATTTTCTTTCTTTAATTGGGTTGCTATGTAAGCCATAACATCATCTGCCTCAATTCCATCGTAAATCATAATAGTAACAGGTAGAACTGAAAGTAACTCACCCAATCCCGTCATTTGACGTTTCATCGATGCACTTTCCTCTTCCGGTGTCATTTCAATAGATGCGGCACGATTCAATCTCATTTTGATTTTGTTCTTACCTCTCTCCGATTTGTAACCAGAATATATTTCTTTTCTGCTATTAGAACCTCCTTTACCATCGAATACGATGACAACTCGTGTAGGGTTGATTGTACGGATGGCGTAGCCGATACTTTTTAAAGTACCGACTATTCCCCCAATGTGGTCACCATTCTCATTAAGATTTGGTGCAGTTGACCAAGAACGGATAAATGTATTAAGACCATCTATCACTAATGTTTTAGAGTTACGTTGTAAATCTCCAAAATCATTGTGTTCTCTATCTATTTCTTTTAGTATTTCTAAAAACCTTTTGTTAATCTGACTCATTTCCTTCGTCCGTTGTTATTTCAACTTCATCCGATGATGTTGTTTTGTATTGTAAAATTGTTGCTTCGCAAATCCTACGATAGATTTGGTCTTTAAGATTTTCGTTTTCAAGTAACTTCATAAAATCTTTCGATTGGAATTTGAAAACTTCACCAGTATCAATATCTACATATTCATACCAAGCTCCACCTTGCTTAACCAACTTCTGGTCTTTCATTACTGAAATCCATCCTCCGAAATTATCAATACCTCTATCAAAGAAGATATCAAAATCGGCGTGTCTTAATGGCGGCCCCATTCTGTTTTTGATAACCTGGCAACGTACTTTAATACCTACGATTCTATCTCCGGCTTTAAGTTGTCCCATATTCTTTAAACGAACTCTAACAGATGCGTGGAATGCTAATGCCTTACCACCCGATGTTGTCCAAGGGTCACCGAACATTGCGTTCATTTTTTGTCTTAACTGATTCGTAAAGATTAAAGCGATTGATTGTCTACCAATCATATTGGTAATCTTTCTCATTGCTTTAGAAATGATAATTGCTTTATCGGTTGCATACCCATCTTTACCATAATCGGCTTCTAACTCCTTATGTGTCGATGCTGCTGCTACTGAATCCACTACGATAGTTACTAATCTATCTTTATCTCCTTTACGAACTTGCTCAATAATTGTTTCACATGCTTCGAAAATACCTTCTACGGTATCAACTGAAACATATAGGAGTTTTGAAACATCTACCCCAATTGCTTCTAAGAATTCTCTACTAACTGCGGTTTCCGTATCAATCAATACTGCTACACCACCTTTACGTTGTGTTTCAGCAAGGAGATGGGCGGAGAGCAAAGATTTTCCACTTTGCTCTAAACCCGTAATCTCTGTAATACGTCCAACTGGCAATCCACCATAAGGGCGGTTTGATATTGCCACATCTAACATAGCGTTTCCGGTAGATACCCAATCCTTTACGTTGGTAGGAGCATCGCCACCCTCATCTGTTAGAAAGTAAGCAATCTTACCATCCTTATTTTGTTTGTTTAGAGAATCGGCAAGTAAACCTGCTAAATCTTCTTCTCTTTTTGCCATTTGTAACTAATTTTAGTTGTTAAATAAATCATCGAATGCCGATGCTACATCATCCTTTGGTTTGAATGCAGGAGTTGCTTCCGTTTCCCAAGGTAAATCAGCTGGAACTTCTGCTGTGGCAGGTGCTGATTGGAATGCTGGCGTTGATACAACAGGTGCCGATGCTACCGGAGCTGCGGTTGGTGCTGCTTTTGGTGCCTCCAATGCTTCGTTTACAGGGTTACCTGTTCCGTTAGCCGGTGCAGATGGGTTTAACCAATTCTCTAACACACCTTTTAACTCATCATAAGATAATTCAGAGTATAATTCTGTGATTTCTTTTTGACCATCTAACAATTGCATTACATCGGAATCATTTTCTAAAATTTTAGAAGTTGCTGGTTTTACTCTAATTGTAGTTGTTGGATAAGCTGCGTTTGATTCTTCGGCTGATACCACTTCTAAAACGATATCTCTACCACTTAATGGGTCTGTAATATCTCCGTAATCTGGGTCAGCGATGTAACCTAAGATGTCCTGATAAACAGTCTTACCAAATCCCCAAAATTTAACACCTTCGTTTTCTTTACCTCTTACGATAACAGGTGCGAAAGTTCTTAATTTTGGCTCCATTTTCTTACCTGCTTTCCAATCATCGGTATCGCCTGTACGTTTAAGTTTTTCAGCGAATTCAACGATAGGGTCTGGTCTTCCAAATGAAATTGGTGACAAGTACGTCTTGTTGTTAATGTTGTAGTGAAAATACAATTCGATAAAAGGATTATCCTTATTGAATTTGTAAGGTACTAAACGGATTTGAGATTTTCCGTTTGCCGGTTTCCAGATTGAATCCGACTTCTTTGTGTTGTTTTGTAAAGAGCTAAATCTCTTTAATGCTAATGAAATGTCCATTGCTTTTTTGTTTTAAAGTTTATAAAAAATTGTTTTTAAAGTTCAGGTTGTATATCGATATTACCTATATCTAAATATAACCTTTTCGTCTTTTGTTACACAAATATACGAAAGTTTTTTGTAATTACCAAATTATTTTGCCCATTTATTTCTAGTCACCAATTGTGAGATAACTGAATAAACTGCAAGGTCTTGGTAAGTATCTTCAATTGATTCTCCAACCTCATCTGGCTGGCCTAATACTACCAATTGTTTCAATCTTTGAATTTTATCATTTTTTCTGAACCATAGTCCACTTAATGATAACTTAACATCTTCTTTGGTTTGAAGTGCCGTTCCTACGGAAATGTTTCCAGGTCCATAGTTTCTTTGTTTTTTACAAAATGTTAGATACATTTCATCTAAGATGTTTTTGAATTCCTCTGTCATTTGAGGATACATCTCTTCGCAATATGAGATTGCGGATTCTACTTTTTCTTTTGCGTCGGTCATAACTACTTTTTAAGATTCCATTTTTTGTTTAAATACTCGTAATAATTTTTGGTTTTGTTACCATTATATAGAAACCATACAATGTAGATATCAAACCACCAATCCAATCTCTTTAGTAACTTTTTCATTTTTTCGTTTTAATTTATGTTTAACTTTCATAGCCTGAGCGCATACCTCATACTCCTCATAATCTACGAGGGTTTTGATATTCTCATCTAATAATTCCATGAATTCAGCACTTTCGATTGCGAGAGTGATTATGATAGCATCCTTAACGAATACTCTGGCGAAATTAACTTTATCTTTGTTGTTTCGTACACCAAAGTCTACACCATTAATTATTGCTTTAGAGATTTCACATCGATGATTTACAAAAACATCCGATGGACTGGTGACTTTGATTTCAAATGGTTTAAATCTATTTCTTTTCATTATACAAATATAACAAAAATAATTTAGAATTCCAAATTGTCTGTATTAAAACTTTTAAAAACTTTTGTAGGTATTTTTTTGTATCCAGCGCTTGATGTAGTAATTATACAATTTCTGAATTCATCCCAATCAATCATATATGAATTATCAAGTTGCCCACCTGTCTTAGATTTAACAACTTCGTTCAAAGCGTTAATCGTATAAATGGTATTTGATTGTTTCTTTCTATGTACTAATATGGTTTTCCAATTGGACATAATAGCCGAAGAACCTTTTCCTACATTAAATGTAATAAAAGCCTCATCGATGTTCGATTTATTTTCCAATATAAAAATGTTTGGATTAGTCAATGTATAACTTTCTAATATGAAGTTAAACGAGTTATCCAATTCTTGCTTCGTTGTAAATAAGCAAAGTAGTTGTGTATTCATTATCCGTATATTTCTTTATTTGCTTGTTCTAATATTTTAGCAAAGCGTTTATCTAATTGCATTTCAAATTTAATTTGTCCTCCATAACCAACTCCATCTTCTCTAGCAACTATGGTAGCAATAGGTATTACTTTTTTAGAAGTTCCGGCTTTATATGCTAAATATGGTGGTGTTGCATCAGTCATAGCAACCAATCCTTGTTTAATTTGTTCAAAATCCGATGTTTCAAATATTTGTTTCAATATTGCTCTATCCAATGAATTAGGTCCAATTGCCATAGATTCTTCTCCCTCACCAACTGCCTTCAATGGAAACTCTTCTCTGATTGCACCTAACATACCTTCTTTTAATTTAGGATTTGAACCTAATGCGGCTATAACATCATGTTGGTGTTGTCTGTGTTGTTTTTGAACTAAATCTAAATATTTTTTAGCAGTTGCATCTCCTTGAGTAGCTGCTGATTGAATTGATGCTAATACAACTTTTCGAATTGCTCTACCATTTCCTTTTCCAGATTGTAACTTAGCCAATGCATCTTTCAATGAATATCCTTTGGATTTTATTATAGCTTGTAATTTCTTATCTTTCAATGCAGCCTTTTCTAATATGGCTATATTTTTAGTACCAAATGCCAATAAGTTTTGAGCTTCACGTTTCTGATATACGTTCGGATTAATATTATCTGGTAAGTTTTTATCCCATTCTAAGAATTTACCTGTACCTGAATTGATAAAGTTAACAATTACCGATTTTTTCAATGATACTTCATCTAATATAGATTCACCATTTTTTGTTTTGATTTTAAAATAAGCATCGGTAGAAAACCCTTTATTCTTTTTGTAATCTTTTAAACCCATCGCCTCTACTTCACCTTGCGTATCCCAAGCACCAGCTTCGATGGATGCGCCAGGATATTCTCTACCCACTCTATTTAAAATAGCGCTTCGGTTATTGATAGCGGCTTGTACCCAAGATTTAGTTACAATTCTACTTGCTTCACTTTTTAAATTAGGATTTTTGGCAAGTTGAGCGGATTCATGTTGTAATAATGAATTATAGAATATACGTGCATCCTTATCATTTAACGTTGTACCAATTAAAGTCATCAACTCACCTGCTTGCGCAGAAATTTGACCAGCACCACCTGGTAAGTTTGAGAAATGTGACCATTTAACGGTATCCTGCGTTGCTCTCGTATTCATCATTCTTTCCAATGCCTTTAAGTGTCTTGGTGCAACTTTGGCATTTTTAATAATATCGATTGGAATTTTGTACGTTGGAGGTGGAGGACCTATTTGGAATTCTTTATTTTTCTTAGCAAATACAATATCATCCGGCTGTTGTTTCTGCTGAAACTCCTTACTTCTTAATGTATCTACTTTGGCAAGTGTTTTATCTTTACCACTAATAGTTTTTTTCTTTGGAGTAGTATTACCAAATACACTAGCACCGCCACCCGTTACACCAAACGCATTTGGTTTAGTTTCTTTATCATCGGGACCGGCATCAACCATCTGAATATCATTTTTAGAATATCCAGCTTTTTTCAACATACTATGTGCTATATTATAGGCTTGGCTATTTTTCTCATATCCCAACGCAGATGCCACAGTAACATCGTTACCGGTATCTGGGTTTCTGAATTTTTGTGATAGAGCTTTATTTAGACCCGTAGTTGCTTCATTCAAATGTGAAAAATACACTTGAGCAACTTCAACAATCGGAGTTGGTGAATCTATACCAGCTTCTCGTAAAATATCAACTAAATGATTTACGTGGGATTCTTTAGTTAAATCGGGTATTCCCCCATCTACTCTGTAACTTAGTTCCAATAAGATATCATCAAAATTTGGAGTCATTATTTTTTTATATTTGTTATATACTATATTATAAGTATAAATATAATTTTTTAATCTATTACTACCAAATTATCATAATTTATACCTTCTTCAATCTTAACTGGGAAACCACCTTCTTCCATCATATTCTTAACCACTCCTAATATCTCTTCCCTCTCATTAGGATGAACATCAAATACAAACGCATCATAGGTATAAAGTATCATTTTCGATTCTTTCAACTCAATCCAATCTAAAACCTTATCAATCTTCATATAGTTTACTTCCGTTTCCAGCGCCTGTAACATATAGTTGAATACCTTTTGTTCAGTCGCTCCTTCAATTTTTGAGAAATGGATTTCCCTCTTATATAGAGGTGTCGTTAAACGACCGGAAATTACGAACTTTTGGTAAACTCCTCTAATGTATTGTTCAACCTTTTGAAAGAACGGAATTTGGCGTGCATTATCATCCAACCCCCCATAAAGATATGTAAAGGTTATCTTCTTTGCCGTTTCGTAATCACATCCATATAAGTCGGCAAGGTGTTGGTGAGCCGTAACCCCTTTGGGAAAGTCGTAACCGATTAATTTTGCAATCAAACGAATGTGGTATGACTCGTAATCGAATTGTATGAGAGTTCCCCCATCGAATCTACTAACCATCATCGAACGTGTTCCATCGGATTTGTTAAGAGCGGACCAATTCACATTGAGATGTCGATTCGAAGGTCTACCGGTTGTGGTGTATGGATTGTATTTTGTGTACACCAATCCGTTGTAGATATAATGCGGGTTGAAGGCAAAACTATCAATAAATTTTTCTTCTTCGACTTTCACCCCAGCCCCCTCCAGCCTCCCAAGTGTTCGGATAGAATCTGAATAAACTTTATACCAACTCTGTCTATTTTGGATATCAGGAATAGTCTGTAAGAGTTCGTACCACTTCATTAGAGGGATACAATCATTCATCTCGGTATAATCGTTTCTATACCCCTTATAAAGCGATTCAGCGAACTCATTGATTACGAATGGTTTACCATACTCTTCAAGATATACCCACTCATAATCCAGCGAATCTGATTGAATATAGCGATTCCCTAAAATTAACGTATTCTCATTACAAAGTCTGTTAATTGGGAAAGATTGTACACCTCCGGCATCAATATGATGAAAGTTGATTATACCATCTTCCTTATCGGTTCTATAATATAGAAATGATATATGCGTACCAAGCTCATGCGCCTTATGGGAACTCCATATTGGTACTAATAATCTAATGTTTGGATTAGATTTGACAAAAAAATGTAGGGTATCCCTATTTTCTATTAAGTTCATACCCTACAAATATACAAAATTTATTTGTTATTTCAAAATTTATTCTCCCCAATGTTTATTTCGGAGTTCATACATATCGATTGCTTCTCGTTTCATCTGATTTCCTTTGTGGAAATATGCACCTTCTTTAAGATATCCACCTAAGAAGTTTCTTCTCATTCGGTTTGGGTCTCTGTTTGGTTCTGAACCATGAACTACGTGTGAGTGTAAAAGTGCAACTTGTCCTTTTTTAAGGTATCCTTCGATTTTTCTGAAATCATGTCCTTCTGGCATTACACAACTAATTCCTCTCTCACTTCTCCAATTATCAGTATTGGTTGCCTTTCTTTCCTCATTATCTTCTACCGGTAAAACTGGCAATCTATGAGAACCTTCGTAATTCCACACTGCTCCGTTTTCAGGGTCGTGATTATCCAATGCTAATGCTGTATTGATAATTTCGTTATGTCCACATCCTGTGTAAAATGCGTTTTGATGTTGGTCACGTCCTAATTCACCTTTTGGTTTATAATATCCCCAAGTTTGTAAACCAACTACGTTTCCTTCCATTAGGAATTCAGCTGCTTCTAAAATCTTTGGGTGTGCGAATAATTTTTCAATTAAGGCAGAATCTCTATGCGGATACATAATTGGCTCGTATTCTTGCCATTTACCCGGTTCGTTTGCATTACGTTCTAATCGTAATCTATCTAATTCTGCGTTGATTTCATCTACTTCCGTTTCGGTAAGTAAATCTAAGACTGTGAAACCTCTGTATCTCCAATCAAATGACATTTGTTGAAGTTCTTCGGTTGTAAGATGTTTGTATGCCATAACTTAGTTTATTTATATACAAATATATATATATTTTTTCACTAAACCAAATAAAATTTTAAATGATTTTATCTATGGAATTGTAACAGATTTGGTAGGTATAGTGCAATGTTTGTTATAACACTACCAACATTTCTTAACGAAGATTGATTTGATGCCCTAACTCCCATATCATCAACTTCTCCGTTTGGTTGATATGTGGCTAATACAGGTCCAGTTATTCTCCACTTTAAATCAGATACTTTCCAAAATGGATTTGATTCTAATTCATCATATACTTCCGATGAAATCTCAAACACAAATCCATTCTTATCACTAACCTTTTGGCAGAAATATCTACGAATAAATCCATAACGATAATCGGTTTCCGTTGGAATTGGAACAATCGTTTTTGGTAATTCTATTTTAAATTTACTAAGGTTTGTTGCTATATCTTTATACATACTATTAACTTGGTTTTATTCTGAATCCAGCATCTAATGTAGTTGTCCATCCCTCTGGTGTAATACTATGTTTTGTATTTGTTATCTGAAATACTCCGATGTGGTTATACATTTCAGGCACACCATCTATATGAAAATACTCACCACAACTAAATCCACTCAACCCATCAATTGTAATTGTTATTTCAATAGGTGTTAATATACTCTTACTATTTTCTTCTTTACTTTTAACTTGTGTTCTGATAAATTCTAAGTCATTATAAATCAATAGCGCTAAATTATCTTTACCAACTTTGAATTTTATAGATTTGGAATCAATAATTTCCGTTATGTTCTTAGCTTCTGCTGGTTTCTCATCATCGACCGGTACAGTTGTTCCCTTTTCAACCATATCCTTATATGTTTTTTTAAGAGCTTCCAAGTCGATTAAGTTTACGGAGTAATATCCATCTCTATTTGCAAACATAGAACTATCATATTGCGTATAGGCATTTGCAGGTAATCCAATTTTCTTCCTATCTTCGGGTTTAGTTTTCTTATATGCTTCGATTAAAGTTCTTTGTGCATTAAACACAGTTCTACCGGCTACTAAATTACTCATTTCAAAGTTAAAACTAAAATCTTTAACAATTGAATTTATAGTAGTTGGTTTGAATCTGTAAACATCTTTTGGTCTATCCTCATTTGTTGATTTTATATCAATAATAGTAGCTTTGCCACCTGATACTTGTGGATGATATCCTAATCTGAATAATCCGTATGAATTTGCGTTAACAATATCCAATATACCTTCTAAGAAATCTCCCTTTGTATATGATTTCTTCCAAGCTTCAACGACTGTTTTGTATTTTACAAATATATTTAATGCGTTACCATTTCTAATACCATCATCCGATACCGTATTCTTTTCGTTAATTACGATATCCTTTTTAGCACGTTCCATTGCCACTACATTTGAATCTTCAACTGAATATCCATTTATAGAACCATCGACTCTATTTTTATCATCAATTACAACATTGTTACCATTCTTATCTCCTGTAAACTTTGGTAGGGTTTTATTTGGAAAAATAACTTCATCGGAAGATGATATTAAATTTTTATGAATTCGTATTGGGATGAATTGTTTAACCGAACCACCAACTTTGTATTCAGGTAATTCAAACTTAAATGTTCCATCATCCGTTCCATCTAATATTGAATAATTCATCAATGTTGTAAATATAAATCTTAATGAAATATATGGATTTGGATTTGCGCCTTCATCCTTCTTTTCATCATTTATTTTACCCCAATTGAAAAATTCATTATTTGCTCCAGCAGCTGCGTTTTTTAATTTAGTATAATCCAAATTCAAATCGCTCGCCATTTGGGTAAGGTACTGCTGCATCTCATCTCCCTTTGCTTTGCTTTGAGCAGGAGCTACTGATTTCTTTTCATCTATATTAATAGGAATCGCCAGAGTCATTTGATTTCCTTGTGATATTTCCAACATAACACTATATGTCCCATTGGCATCAATTGAAAAACTATAATCGGTAACCTTACCAGCTACCAAATCGTATGTTCCCCTAGCACATTCTATTCTTGTTAGATAATTTTTTAAATTTTTGGTATCTACTTTGTAATAGTCTGAAAACGTATTAATAAATGATTGATAATTGTTTTTTGGAATAATCGATTCAATTACGGATTTATATGGTTTTGGAGAATCTGCATCCTTTGAGTCAGGATATGATTTACGCTCCAATATATTACTACCATATTCAAATAGTACATTCATACCCGGTTTCATAAAAAACATTTCAAACATTTCCATTTGTTTCAATGAAAAACATCTAATGTTTATTCTAGCCGTTTTTAATGTATTATTTGCACCATCGGTATCAATATCAACCGATTCAATTAATGGTGTAGATATTCTCCTATTAGTTTCTCCTGGAACTTTTATTAGTTTGCCTTCGAAATCAATTCCAACAATCGTTTCATTCAATGAATAATTTAATTGGGAATCTATATTATTTTTAATTATACATCCGGAATATCCACCCGAGCTACCACCTTCTACTAAACTTTTAAATTTATCAGCAACGGCATCGGCATTATCAGGCATAGTATCTTTGATAACTTTTGCACCGGATGTTAAAATCATCCAAGGTTGCATTAGCATAGTATCGATTCTATTTGATTCCCTATCTCTTAAAACATCGACAGTCCAATCCTTTAATGGAGCTAAATATGGAAACATAACTTACTTATTTATTTTTTCTAAATCATTCATTATAATAGTGGTATTCGATGGAATTCTCATTTGAAGTCCAGGTTCTACATAAAATGTAGCATCGTTTATATTATTAGCAGTTGCTATAATCCACCACTTAGTTTTATCGTTATAGTATTTATGTGCCAATAAATCCAATCTATCACCTGCTTCTGAAATGATGTATAAATCATTATCATTTGGCTTTATTCTCGGATATATAGTTGATTCCAAATATTGTTTATTGGTTTCTTTCGTTTTAATAACTTTACTATATGCGTATCTATCTGCCATTATTTGCTTGATTTAGGTGTTTGAATATATTTTTTACCATCCGCATTATATCCATCAAAATTGTATCGATATGTCTTTGTTTCTCCTTTATTGATTGTATGATTTTCTATTATTCTCATAGAAATACTCACATTCACTACCGATGGATACAACGCAGTATCACCATTCTTTTCCATATATGGATTATTATTTGCCCATACAGTAGTATCATCTATACTGAATCCAATCGAGTCAACTATACCTAATATATTGTTATATAATCCTTCTATATTAAGATGAACCAAATTTGGCGAAAACATAGTAGGTGTATTATCCGTAATTTCTTTAGATTCAGCGTATTGAACCATAGAAACTTCATCAAATGGAAATGCCAATGATTTTAAGAAATTTATTTTCTTAATCATTACATCCTTTTCTTTTGCCGTAAGATAGTATAATTTTAAATCAAATTTAAGACTACGTTCTACTCCACCATATCTATATACTTTGAATGGAGAACCTACATATTTAAAATCAGACCATTCAGGTGTAATATCTTCCGATATACCACTAATTGCTCCAACGAATGGAACAACTTTCGTAGTTCCGTATTTACCAAATGAAATCCATACTTGATTCGCATTACTATATTCTTTGGCTTTCTTTTTTAAATCTTCAATACTATCAAATGATTCAATAGTCTGAATACTATCTTTAGCATCATCCCACCCATATAATGTATCACCTTCTCGTTTTGCTAATTTACCATTTTTATCAGTATAAAACTTTGAGAATTTCTTATCTTCTATTAAAACGGCTTTAGTTCCAGTCTTATCAGATGGACCATACTTTGGACCATATTGCTCATCGTTTGTTTTAGCTTTTAAATTAGATGCTAATTTCTTTAAACCACCTTTAGTTACCGCTACTTTCGTTAATGCTAATCCAACATTTGCAGCCACCCCCAATGGAGATGAACCACCTTGTTTTATTTTACCAATTAGGGAAGCAGGTGCCGGAGATTTTTTTACAAAATAATTAGTATCTGCTTCTGGACTTTGTAGTAATAATGAAATGGGCTTAGATAATACCGTATTGTTTTTAAAAATAGTATCACCAGGTCTATTGGCTGAACCCTTTAATACTCCACTAACTTGATTACCAATTAAATCGGCAATTGCGTTTGGAGATGAAGCTAACAATGCGGCTCCTCTTGGTGGATTGATTAAACCCAGAGAATTAATACGAATCTTTTCAGATTTTCCGTAAAGTTCAGTTTGTTTACTTTTGAAAAGGTCTTTAAGTGTTGCCATTTATAGTTTACTATTTACTATAAATATCTCTTATGAAAATTTATGGTTATCTACCACCAGTTACTGCCCCAATCACACCTGTATTATTGGTTGGATTAGATGCTTGTTGATTTTCTGTATATTTGTTGGATGCTTTTGCTATAATCTTGCCATCAACTTTAACCACAGTCGAACCTTCATAGGTTGCTCTTGTCAATGCTTCTATTTTAGTAGTTAAATTCATAATAGCGGTTGTATTAGTATTTAACACTTTTAATTGATTAGTAGTATTAGCCGTATTTACCATAGTAGCTTGAGTTCTAGCAACAATACGTTCTAAGTTACCATTCATCTGAACTAACTTATTTTGCATCCACTTTTCAGATGTAGCTGCGGCTGCCGTAATTGATGTTGAACCAGGTTTAGCAGAAGTAGTTCCTGCACTTGCATTTTGTGTAGTAGCTTTTGGTTTTGCTTTAGCTGCCGATTTTTTACCAACTCCGGTTACCATATCGGCTAACGAGCCACCACCCCATGCACCTAATGCACCACCGATGATTCCACCAATAGCAGTTCCTACGATTGGAACAACACTACCAAGTGCCGCACCTGCGGCTGCTCCTGCTAATGCTCCTCCCACTCCACCGGCTGTTCCAGCTACGGCTTGAGTATTAGTTTGCCCTTCATCTTTTCTATTTTTAAAATCAAATCCAGCTCCTAACACAGTTCCAACCACACCAAGTCCTTTTGCAAATTTAGCAAACTTAGCGCCTTTAGAAGCTACATTAGCCACATCATCCACCATACCACCTGCTTTATTGGCACTGTATCTCATATCGGGAACACCCGCCTTTGTTAGAGGGCCGGTTGGTGCTGATATTTTTGGAGCTCCTTTTGAAAATGGATTTCCAAAACTTGGCATTTTACCTTTAAACAATTGACCGGCTGCCATAAGTCCAATTGCACCAATTAAACTGAATATAGCAGTAGTTAATCCCAATGTAGCATCTTTTAATGCTTCTTGTTGTGATAACGATACTTTCATATCCTTTATTCCACCGGTATTATCTTTTATAGCTTGTTGTAGCTGCATTTGCTCAGCGGTATCCAATTTAGACATCTGAATTGCCGTGTCGGATGATATACTTGCATTGGTAGCTTCCAATGAAGCTTGAGCCGCAACTGTTTTACTTAAAAATCCTTGATTACCTGCTCCAGCATTTCCAGCTTTTAACCCGCCAACTTCCTTTCCTTGCTTAGTAGAAAGTTTAGATAAGGTAGTTAAATCCATACCAGTAGCTTGTTGTAACATTTGTTGTTGGAACATATCCATTTTAGCAGGGTCTAATCCTTGCGCTTGTAATGCTTTAGTAGCTCCAACGGTATCACCTGCTGCAAATTTAGAACGAACTTCTGAAAGGTCTACGTTCTTTCCTAACATAGCAGATAACTGCATTTCCGATTTGATACTATCTTTATAGTTCAATACCATACTTTGACCTGCTTTTGCTATATCTTGGAAACTCACACCCATTGAACGAGCGAAAGTTACTTGCTTTGCTAATGCTGAACCTGATTTAATTTGGTAACCCAACATATCCTTAGATGCTTCTGCCATTTCTGCCATCAACCCACCTAAATTAATATTAGCTTGTTTAGCCATAGAACGCAATCCCTCTTGCATATTCAATGCAGTCGAAGCACTAACTCCATCCATTCGCATAAATGCCTCATTGATGTTAGCTATACTCTCTTCGGATTGACCCGTTCTCGTAGCCATAATAGCCATATCAGCCCCCATCTTACCAGTTGGCATTTGACCCGTTGCATCAGCTGCGGCTGTCATACCGGCTGCTATTTTATCTGCACCGATACCTGCCATTTGAAGTTGTGCAGCTCCATATCCAACTCCACCAATACCATTACCAAATAATGCGGTTTTTGCGGCGGCTTGAAACGATGCAGCGGCAGAACGCATCGATGATGCGAATTGTGCCATAGCTTTTTCTTGCACAAAGTTTCTACCACCAAATTTACCAGCTGCTATTTGTTTTTCCAATACATCAATTGCACCAGATGTTTCGGCTATTCCTTTATCAAAGTCGGCAGTAGTTCCTACCTTATCCCCCAATAATCCATAATTGTAAGCAAGTGCCCCCAATGCTCCACCCAATGCTCCTAATGCAAGAGTTAACCCCTTTCCTCCCTCAGCGGCTGATTTTATCACATCCCCCAATTCTCGGACACCAGCAACACCAGAGCCACCAATATGGTCTAATGCCATATTCATACCATCCAAAGCCTTTTGACTTCGTTTTGCGGCTTGATTGAATGATTCCATCTCATTCCCCATACTTTGTAATATAGGAAGGATTGCTTTGGCAGATTTGCCGGAGTTTGAAATAGATTTAACTAAATCTTTATAAGCCTCTTGCCCCTCTATAACTAATTTGTTATATTCGGCTTGAGTCATATTGCCTTTCTTTTGCTCAATTTTAGCATTAGAAATGGCTACTTGTTGTTGTTTGTATTGTTTTACGGAATCCGTAATTGCATCCTTTTGCGCTTCAGTTAAATCATTATTACTTTGAAGCATATCTCCAATAGATGAAATCACACCTTTGGTGGTTTCCATCTTTTTTTGGATTTCTTTTAAAAATGCGTCTTGTTTACCAAAATTATTAGTGACACTTGCAATCGAGCGTTCGTATGCATCGAAATCTGTATATGCGCTATCTATTTTAGGTGGGTCAGATGGTTTACGTTTAGCCATAATATGCTATATCTTATTAATAGTATTTTGCTAATAAGTCATCTATTTTTTTAGTATCCATTTTATGAACTTGCAATGCTCTCTTAGTAGCAAGTAAAGTTTTTTCCATATCAGAATCCCACTTATCCCACACTTTACCTAATTCAGCATCTTTACTTCTCAAAGTATCTTTGAATTCATCCTCTTTACCAACTTCTTTGGCTTTAAAAAATGCTCCAAACAATTTTGAAAGAAGATTTACTTCTACTATCATTCTTTTAGACATACTCTTATATTATAATACTATTATAAATATCATCTTCTTCTCGTTTTCGAAGAATTATTTGCAATTGATTTGGATTTTTCGATGGTTTCGTTTTCTTCTGTCTTTGTTTTAAGTAATTCTCTCCAATAAAACTCTCTCAATCTAATTGGCATATAATATAAATCACTCCAATTAAATCCACCATTCGAAAAATAAATCATCTGAAATATTTGCTGATGTAATACTACTGCGTAATTATTCGGTAGGGTAAAAAAAGTCAATCCCGAATGGGATACGGAGAGCCTCCGTCTCACCTGTTAATGGGGATTCATAGTTAAACGTTAAATCCAAATCAGGAGTAATTGATGCCATATACTTTCTCAAAGCCTTAGAATCACCTGCCAATAATCTATTTGTTACAAAGTTACTAATAGTTCCCAAATCTCTAACACCATCCACCTCAACGATAACTCGTCTATATCTTGCAGTAATTTCGTTACCTTGCTTTAATGTCTTTTCGGATGCCTCAATATCTTTATTAATAGCAATCTCATCACCATGTGTAAGTAATTTGAACTTAATCTGTGCTTTAGAAACCGGCAAAGTAAATGGATATTCATTGTATCTATTTAAAATAGATTCATCCACTTCTTTAATTTGTATTTTCGATAAATCCACAATTGTATCAGTTGGTTCACCGGAATCTGGGTCCATTACGGATACTTTATAATCTGCCCCAAATGCTAATACTCTTGATGTTACCAATATAGCATTTTTATCACCAATCAATAAATCATTAATATTAACACCAGGTTCAACTACCACCGATTCCAATAGTTTATCCAAATGAATACCTTTCTTAACTAAATTAGCTGATGTAAGGATATCTTCCTCTTTTGCTGTCATTAATTTGATGGTAATCTCTCCTTTAGATAGTGGGTGAGTTTCGGGATAACATAATCCCTTAGATGGTAAACTAATAACTTCCGTTGGGAATGGATAGTTTCTTGGTTGAGATGTAGGTTGTGAACTCAACCCTCTTGTAACTTGTGGTTCTAAATTTTCTTCCATAATATAACTTTCTGTTTATATATAAGTATATACAAAATAAAAAAGGGGAAACATTTCTGTTCCCCCTTTGGGTATTTTTAAATTTTACATTTAGAGATTAGTACTCAAGAATTGCGAAATCATAAGTCAAAGTTAATTCTATCGATAATGGGTCATTTGATGCCCAATCTAATTCACCAAAGTTAGCCGAAGTAATGAATGCTCCTTTCAAAGTCCATTGTTCAACTTTATCACCTACCGGCCCTAATAAGTAGAATGTAATATCTTTCTTATAGAAAGCAGCGTATCCATCTCTACCTGTTAAAGATTCGTGTGAACTTCTAATCCACTCCATCACTTGCTGTGCACCTGATGGAACGATTGGGTCGTAAAGGGTGATGTTAATATCATCCCAAGTTGATTTTCCTTTTATCTTACGTTTAACGTTGATATGGTCTAACTCAACTACTTCGGAAGTAAATGTTGGTCTACTTGCCGTTTTTATAATGTATGATTCTATACCATCGATTTCCATAATAAATCGGTTACCCAATTTTGGTTCGAAGTTTGTATAAAACATTTTGTCAAATTCTAATATCTCTGGCATCTCTTTTGCTTATTTAATTGTTTAATATAAATATCTATTTTTTTATTTATCCGTTAAAACTAGCACCAGTTGGTAAAATGTTGAAATCAATTTGAATGAATTCAGCCGTTTTAGTTGGTTGTAAGAAGATAGAACCTTTCATAATGTTTCTATCGATTACATCTGGAGTGTTGTTTGATTCATCCATCACAACTTTAAATGCGTATAAACCTTGTCTTTGTTGGATAGCCTCTAAATAAGGGTTAACGATATTTATAAATCTGTTTCTAGTTGTAGAAGTATTTTGTTCAAATACTAAATAACGAGAAGAAGATGCGATATACTTTCTTACAGTCAATAATAATCTTCTTACGTTGATTCTATCTAATGCAGATGGTTTATCTTGTAATGTTTTTTGTCCGAATACTACGATACCTTGTCCTGGGAACTGAACGATTGGGTTCACTTTTCCTTCGTATAATGTATCTTTTTCTGATTGAGTCAATCTATTTTGAACTGAAACTGCTCCTGTCAAACCACCTCTATTTAAACCGGCTGGTGCGAACCATTCTGCTGCTACTCTATCATTCGAAGCGAATACGCCAGGTAATAATACTGATGGTGGAACTGAAATCAATTTGTTAGTATTAACATCGATAGTCTTAACCCAAGGGTAATAAGTTGCTACCATGTTAGAATCTACTGCATCAGCTTGTGTTGTTGCTTGTGAGATAGTATCTCCGTATGAAGTTGAATCCATAATGTAGAAACAATCATTTCTTTGCTCAACCATATCCAATGTATCAGTTACAACTGATGAGTGTAATCTTCTGATAACACCTGGAGTTACAATCATATTAACATCCCATTCATCAGCGTTTGATAATGCTGCGATATGTTTTCCGTATGCTACTGAACCACTTGCAGTTGAAGATGATAAATCAAAACCTTGTGAGTTTCCTGCTACAATATCAGAACCTTTATAAATTGGAGTTGCTGGATTTACACCATCAAATCCTTCTTGGAATCCTACTACGAATTGTGCAGATGTTGAACCTACTGATAATGAACCACCATTAGCTACATCCAATCCGAATACTGAATTTGAACCTACACCTGCTCCAGTTGGAATTGGTTTTAAGTAAATAGAGTTATCGGTATTAAAATCTAAATCGATACCACCATATTGAGTTGCCGATGCAGTTACGAATGTTACAGATGGAACTAATGCTCCAACTCCAGCAGATGCTGATATAGGTAACGAATATGCAGCGTGTCCAAATGGAACGGCTTGAACCGGTGAATTTTCATTCAAGTTAACGATTCTGATATATTTTGAGTTATTTACCCAATCTCCAGTTTCAGTAATTTTACCTGAACCATCGATTGTTAATTTTCTATCACCAATTACTCTACTAATAAAGTTTGGAGAATTAGGGTCTAAGTTTACATTAGAATAAGTTTCTAATACAACTTTCTTTTTATTTGTATCAGCAAAATCTCTAACAACTACTGTGAACGTTCCGTAATCAGTTCCGTTTACAGAACCAGCTGCTTTAATATTTGTAATACCTATTTTAACTTTAGTGTTTGCAGAATTTCCAGCACCAATTGTTTCAAATTGGAACAAGTCGTATCTATCGCCACTAATAGCTTGTGATTTAATTGAAGGAGTTGTTGCTTCTTGTGCATCAAATGTAAATAATTGGTTACCCAATGTAGTTACACTTACAGATGTAGTTACATCATTGATTGTTACATTACTATTTTTGAAGAATCCATATACATACGCTCCTTTAGATGCGATTGCAGATGTTCCGAATGTAGATTCGATATCGTTTGTATCAGAATTATCTACTGATGATGTTCCTGCAAAATTAGTTGAACCCGTTACAGATAATGTGAAATCACCATTTGTTAAAGATACAAGTGTAGAACCACTTAATCCAGTTGCTAATGTATTTTTATCAGATGGGAATAAAATACCAACTGATGCACTTACTGCTCCAGAAGTTGCTGTTAATAATAAAGGAGCTGCTGCTGTATATCCGCCAACACCACCTACTCTACAAATTGTTGCCGTTCCTGCTTCTCTCAAATACGATTGAACTGCCAACGGAGTGTAATATGTGTCATCTACATTACCAAACAATGTTTCAAATTCAGCTTGTGAATTTACTATTGTTGGAACTAAAGGACCTTCTTTAAAAGGACCAATAAATGCTGCACCGATTTCAGCTACACCTTGTTGTAAAAACGAAAGGTCATTTTCTTTTGTGAAAACCCCCGGTGATACTATTTTTTCTGCCATTTTATATGCTTATTTAAAAATTTTTGTTATCTCAATATAAATATAAAATTTATTTCCAAAACAATGATTACGGTCTGTAAGTTGGTTGGAAATAGTTATATACTTGTGCTATCTCTGTTGAGCCTAATACTCTATTATAGAACAATGTAGGGCCCATTTGACCTTTTACATAGTTATCACCTCCTCCAATTTTTACCGGATATGATGATGTTGCAGCAAATGCCGATACAGTTCCCGTTCCAACACTACTACCATTTAGATAATATGTTATACCAGCGGCTGCTGATACGGTAACTGCTACCATGTGCCAAGTATTCAATGCAGGAGCGGAGAATGTTTGTATTGTGTTACTAACAGTCCCTCTTGCTGATGAAAAATGGAAACCATTCCAATCGGTAGTAGTAGATGAATATAAATAGAAATTATAATCTCTATCAGCCCCTTCTTTTGAAAATAATCCACCAAACATCATATTTTGTGCGGTAGTTTGTCTAATCCATGCGATATATGTTATAGCGGATGTATCGAATTGTGTTATACCACCATTAATATTTGTACTTCTATCTTTATACCAAAATGAGTTAGTTCCATTTAATGTCCAATACTTATCAATTCGAGTTGCCCCATTATTGTACGCTGGGTTTGAGCCCGTAATACCTGCTGCGTTTTGAACACCAGCTGGTCTAAAACCTGTATTATATCCACTCAAATCCAACCAATCGGTTGTAGCAGTTCCATTTGTAGATGCCGCTTTCGATGGGTCTAAATACATTCTTAATCCAGATGATGGAATATATGGTTGTGTAGTTGTTCCTTTATTATGTGAAATTAAACCATTTGAAACATAAACGTCAGCGTTTTCAACATTGATTGTTACAATTTCAGCATCTGCCATAATTGTTTCAATGTTTGTAACTTCCACTTCGGTTTCATCATCCATTACTAATTTATCTCCAGGTAAAATATCTCCTACATTTTTAAATGTGTATTTAGATATTTCATTATCCCAAACATACAATGGGTGAGTTTCGGTTGCATTAATCAATCCGTTATTAATAGAGTAATACCCTTCGGTAAAATTAAATGTTAAATCATTAACAACTACATTTTGGATTGAACCCGATAATTCAGCTGATTGGTAAAACCTCCATTCAACTTGGTCACTTTCAGAATCTTGCGTTTCATCCGGTAATCCAGCTGGCACCCATGCTTTGATTTCATCACCAACGTTTAAATCCTCAACATTGATTTCAGTACCATTTGCTAATTCAACCTTTGTTCCAAATAATAAACAAAAATCAGGTTGGTTAATTGTATTATATACATCAACCGCATATAAAGTTTTTGTAGTTGCAGTATTGTAATTGGTTGCATTAAGATTATACCCATCCGCATATTTCAATGTTAACAACGAAGATGCTTCCGAATAAGTAGATTGCGCAATACCGGCTGGTGTGATTGGAAACGATGGAGATGCTCCTAATGTTGGAGAACCTACTGAAAAGTTTGCGTTATCAAATGATACCGTATAATTTGCCGATACACTACCAACTCTACTACCATGTACTGCTCCTGCACTACCAAATGTAAATCCAGCGGTTTCAGTTGTACTTTCAACAATATAAGTATATGTTGGTACGTTTGGTGTTACCGAATCAATTGCAAACGAACCGAATGAAACTTGCGTTCCAGCCGATGCATTTCTCGCATTAATCGATGATGCTTGGGTAGTCCTAGCTGTTCCGGTAGTTGCTCTATATAAATTACCTAATGATAGATTAGTTTTTGCCATAATATTTAGTTGTTCTCATTATAAATATCTAAAAGTTTTTCTTTCCATTCCTCTGTATTAGAAAAGTGGGTTATCATCCAACTTTTAAGTTTTTCAAATTCAGTTTTACGGGTTTCGTAATCATCTTCACACATTACTTTGTAGATTTCATAAAATGATTCTTTACTATCCGCTTTGTATTTATAGTCAAGAGGTACGTGCCAGTTTTCATGTAAAATTGGAAGTTTTCCAAAATCAACTGCTTCGAATATTCCATATCCAAATGGTTCATGTTCAAAGCAAGAGTGAGATATTCCCCAATCAAGGTTATAGAACCTCTCTTTATATTTGTAATCAAATTTGTAAACCTTTGATTTCTCAAATTTATATCCGTATTTCTTTTTATAGTATTTATTGAATGTTTCAGAATTGGTTGATATGTAAGATTTTAATCCATCTATATATTCCAAATTTTTTCTACCTTCTGCTCTAGCTGCAAATCCTATTGTCGTAGAGTCTGAAAGTTCTTTGTTATGTTTAAATTTATAAACATTTGGAATATGGTGTAGATTTTCAGTCTGATATGGGAAATGATATAATCCAACCCATATTTTATTTTTAATTTTATCAATTAATTCCGATTCGTATTCCCAATTTCCATACCAATGTAAGTATTCATCCTTCCCCATTTGTGACATTAAAGACACTTTGGTTAAGTTATGAAATACTATCGAGTCAATCTTTTCCAAATTTTGGTGAATAGCTCTGGTAGGAGTATAATGACCATGTAGAATATGAATACGTCTTGCACCATCTAATATTTTTATTATTTCATCTTCCGATGTTTCCCAAATATGGTCGATTTCTATCGGAAATTGTTCGTAGTTATTTGGCTTCGTTCTATGTAACAAAAGAAGTGGCTTCACTTCTAAATGAGGTGCCACTTCTTTTATCCATTCGGTTACCCACATATCTGCCCCACTATTAAACCAGGGCCCACCAGCGGTGGTGTAAAAAACATCATACATTGATTATAAACCTTTTTTCTTTTTTAATGTTTCTACTTCTACTGTAAGGTTATCTATTTTTATTTGTTGTTCTTTTATTGCTTCAACTAATAACCCCATCATTTTAGAATAATCCAATCCTAAATATCCGTTTTCTCTTTCTACTACAACTTGCGGTAATACTGCCTGAACTTCTTGTGCAATTAAACCTGTGGTTGGTGTTGTTTTTGTTACTTCATTCACATCATCATTCCATTCCCAAGTTACACCATTCAATTTCTTAACTTTATCCAAAGCATTTGTAATAGTTTGAATATTGTTTTTGTGTCGTCTATCCGAAGTATAGAATGCGGTAATATCGCCTGTTGCGGTAATAGTTCCGTTAATTGTTAAGTTACCAAATGTTGGAGTAGCGTTTGTTGCTACCGATTGTCCAATTGATATCGTTACTGCGCCGGTTGCCCCACTTACACTAACACCCGTCCCAGCTACTGCCGAAGTTACACCGGTATTACTAATGGTAGAATTACCTGTTCCAGATGATACCGATATTCCCGTACCTGCTATATTTGTAGTTACAGTATTGGTATCAGTTACCGATTCAGTTCCCGTACTATACCCCGTAACGTGCCCGTATGTATCAAATGTTAATGCTGATACATAAGTTCTACTTGTAGCGCTTAAATTAGCTGCGGTAGATGTATCGGCATGGCTAATAGTAACTGCTCCAGTTGCTCCACTCACATCAATAGCGTTTCCTGCTACTGCCGATGTTACACCTGTATTTGTAATAGTAGATGCTCCCGTTGCCGAACTCACCGATATACCCGTACCTGCTACGTTTGAAGTTACACCTGCATTGTTTAGAGTTATAGTCCCACCCAATGATACCAATCCACCGCCAGTCATTCCCGTTCCAGCGGTTACGGTTACGGATGAATTACTCAATTGCCCGTTTGTAATTCCACTTATTTGAGATGAGCCGGATACTAAATTTGGTATTGTTATATTAGATGAACCATCGAATGATGTTCCGTTAATCAATCTAGCAGTCAATAACGTATTTGCAGTAGATGCGTTTCCAACTATTGTTCCAACAATACTACCGGTTACTTGTAAATTTCCTGGAATAGAAACAGTATCATTATCTACATAAATCTGCGATGAACTAATATGGTCGCCACCAACTGAAACTGCTAATCGATTTGAAGTTAATCCAACTTCCGAACCCAATGCTCCAGTGTTACGAGGGCCAGATATAAACATACCACCACTATATGCACTACCACTTGATTTTTGATAAATCCATCTTTCATTTTCGGAATCCCAAAATAAAGAACCCGTTCCTGCGGTTGAGCCTGAATCAAATACAGATATACCACCAAATCTAACAGCAGGTGTATCGTTATTTAAGTTAATAATATTAGTTCCAATTGAAACTACCGATGCTGATATATTTTGTAAAGATGAACTACCTTGTACAATCATATCACCACTTATATACATTGAACCCGTTATAGTCTGTGTTCCTGTGAATATATTAGATGAATTGGTTCTTGCAAAAGTTCCACTAATTGCTTCATTAGCCGCCAATCTTTGTTCGTGATTTGATGCGGTTAGTATTAATGATGCACTTATTGTAGCTAATCCACTAAATCTACCATCCACACTTGATGTGTGAGATTGGATAGATGTTAATTTAGCATCTTGTGCATTATTTGTAGATAACGCAGTTGCGGCAGATGCTTCAACATTACTTAAACGTAAATCTTGTGCGTTATTTGTAGTAATATCTGAACCTGTGTAAGCTATTAATGCTGCTATTTTATCGTTAATACTACCTGTATATGTTGCTAATGTTTGAAATTTCGCATCAGTTGAACCCGTAGCAGATGTTAAAGAGTTTAATGTATTCAAACTCAATCCACCAACTACACCAGTATTATCTACAAACTTAATAGAGCCAGTTGAAAGATATAAATCTTTAAAATAATTTGTAGATGAACCTAAATCAAATGTATTAGCTGAATCAGGTAATACGGATGATGAAATGTGAATTTCGTTATTATTATCAATTGTAATAGCAGGTGTATCCCATTGCCCTCCACCAAATAAGTGAGTGTGGGCATGTGAACCTGTTCTATATGGTCCTATATAAATATCAGCAGCGGTAGTGGTTAAATATGCATCATTTTCATATCCTAAAACTCCAGCCGAATAATTTGATGAGTTTAATCCTAAATCTAAAAAGTCACGAGTTTCGCTTGAAATATCATTCCAAAGAACTAAGTCGGTTGATGCATTTGAACCACTTCCAAAGTTTTTAATGTTAACTTCAACAAAACTTTCATTTTTAGATGATTGGAATGTTGCAATGTTAAACGAATCCCCATTATCAACAATTAATCTTTCCGGCTGAGCCGCGTTGAATCCGGTTGTTCCAACTCCAATTGTTGAACCACTATTAGTAATTTGTATAGCGGATGCACCAGCTATACTATGTTCATCCGTAAAATATGCTAAATGATTTTCTGAACCTGTTATATTACTAGCTCTAAAGTACCCCGTATTCAATGAATGGGACATATATACCGAACCATTGAAGATATGGGTATCATCTGCACTATCACCAAATTGAGTTGAACCACTTTCATATAAAACAGAAGAAGATACGACTGAAGTGTGTATCTCTTTTGCTGTTATAGTTCCACCAATGATAACGTTACCATCGATTTTTGCGTTTCCGGTAATATCCAATGATGAACCCGAAATACCTGCTACCGATAAATTACTCCCCGTACCAATTGCGGATAGTGTTACATCGCCAGAATCTAATCCAATTTGTAGAGTTCCTAATGTTGTATTTACATACGGCTCTCCGAATGCTAACGAACCTGATTTCTGTGCGGTTGTCCCACGTCTAAATTTAAGTGCCATCTAGTTTACCTTTTTTTTAGTACGGTTAATTATGTTGTTATAGTAACTCTTATAAGTATCTTATTTTTGTTCCAATCTATCAACTTTTGCAGATAATTCTTTAACTGCTTCAATTAATAATGGAATTAATTTTTCATATTGAACTGCTTTATATCCAGTATCTCTGTTTGTAACTAATTGTGGTAATATACTTTCAATCTCTTGTGCAATTACCCCCACATCATTTCCTTTGTGAGAATGTATTTCTTCAAATCCTTCTTTCCAATCATACGTGTTACCACTAATTTGATTTACTTTTTCTAAAGCGTTTGGAATTGGGATAATATTTTCTTTTAATCTGATATCCGATGAGTAAAATGCGGTAATATCACCTGTTGCTATAATTTCACCAGCTACACCGGTTGGCGATACATTAACACCAATTGAATTGAATTGATAATTCCCAACTGAACCACTATGAATACCGCTACCTTTCAATTCGTATGAACCCGTAACTGCTTCCAATGAAGTCAATCTACCATTTTGCGTAGTGTTTAACGTATCATTTGAACCCGTATAAGTATTTAACGATGATAGTATATCAATCACTTGTGATGAACCGGATACTACCCCTCCTATCAGATTAGCTGTAATGTTGCCATTTGTAATAGTAAAATCAACAGTATTGGAATCAGTTGATGCCGATACTATATTTGTTCCACCTAATACTTGAATAGAACCACTCAATACTCCTTCAACATTCAACTTAGTTTTAATAGTTGTATCAATTGATGAAGTAAATGAATTTAATTCAGAAAGGCTGATATCCACACTTGCGGATTTAGCTTCTAAATTATCCAAGCGGCTATCAGCCGATGTGGTGAATTGATTTATATAATGTAAACTACTACTAGCCGATGAAGTAAATTGATTTAACGAATCTATTGCCGCTGATAAATTACCAGGGTCTAATACACTAATTCTATAATCAAAACTTTCACTAACCGCATCGTATGAATTTGAAAAATCAGTAAATACTGATGCTGAAAAGAAGTTAATAGAAGCGCTGAATAAATTTAGTGATGCGGTTGTTTGGTGTATTGATGTTAAATCACTTAATACACTTGCACTAAACGTATTTAAACTTGCCGTTGAACTTTGTACTTCTACAAATTTAGTATCAATTGAGCTTGTATAAGTTTGTAATACTAAATCTTTTGATTCTTGTGAACCACTAAATGTATTTAATAATGAAACAGAGTTATCAATACTAGCCGAAGTTGTTTCTAAATTACCCAAACGACTAGCTGCGCTTGAAGTGAATGTATTTAAACTAGCAGTGGCTACTCCTACATTATCAAATTTAGTATCAACCGAACCAGTATAGGTTGCCAATGTTACTAATCTATTTTCAATTGATGCCGTTTCGTTATTAATATGTACAATACTAACATCAACACTTGATGATTTGGTTTGTAAATTTGTTAATCTACTATCTACCGATGTTGAAAATGCCCTAAAATCGGTTGAACCTGATAATACACCATCTCCACCTGCTAATAATATTTTTGATTCTAAATCTTTCTTACCAGCTTTCCAATAATCAGTAGTTGAATCCCATAATAATGAACCCGATATAGTTGAACCACCCGTTGCATCTTTTGTATAAATTCCAGCTTCGGTAGCAGAACCACCAAAGTTTAATTCTAATATGTTTTCACCAATATTAACTTGAGTTGAGTTAATTTGAGTAGTTGTTCCATTCACTGTTAAGTTTCCTAATACAGTCACATCTACTCCACTTAAATCTATTGCAGTTTTAAGAGATGATGTATATGAATGAATTTCTGCCAAAGAAACATCAACTGATGCTGATTTAGATTCTAAATTAGATAGTCTACCTAATGCGCTTGAACTAAATGAATTTAAACTTGCAGTTGAACTTTGTACTTCTACAAATTTAGTATCAATCGATGCAGTATAAGTTGCTAAAGTTAAATTTTTAGATTCTTCCGAAGCACTGAATACATTCAAACTTGCCGTTGAATATTGTGTTTGTAAGAATTTTGCATTAACAGAACTTGTATAAGTTGCTAAAGTTAAATTTTTAGATTCTTCCGAAGCGCTAAATGAATTTAAACTTGAAGTAGAATATTGTGTTTCTAAAAATTTAGATGAAACCGATGCCGAAAATTCTCTTACATCGCCTATACCTTCGATTGCTCCTGATATAAATGAAGCAGATACAGTTTCAACATATATACGTTTGTACCATTTATCCTCTGAACCTAAATCATAAGTTTTAGTTATGTTTGGAATGATATCAGAATCTAAGTCAGCATTAATCGTAATCGAATCGGTAGTCTGGTCACCAATTGTGATATTACCACCAAGTACAACGTTACCACTAATATATGCGTTTGAAGCAGTCAAATCGCCACTCAATATCATTGAGCCGATATTTTCTTCATTTAACTTTGCTAAAGTTACAATATTAGTATCACTTCCTACTTGTAATGAGCCAGAGTTTTTATGTAAGTATAATTCGCCATCCATTAATGATACCGAACCCGAACCTCTTCTTATTTGAAATATAGCTGCCATTTAATTCTTTTATGTTTCTTATAAATATGTTATATATTAAAATCCAAATCACCTGATGGATTTATGTATTTTGCTAAATGATAATAGTTTGCCGTAATACTACCAGTTGTTACATTAAACGATGATGCGCTTATTGAAAGGTAAGTGTTGCCAGCTATTACTACATCCATTGAACCCGTTCTAGCCAAAACTTGAGTATTTTCGGTATCATCTGCTATGTACCCAATCTTACCAGCGCTTGGGTCTAAATTAAAATCAAATGTATTTGCAGTAGTTCCTCCACCAACTTCGGCACCATTTAATAAAAATGAACCCGTTATGGAAACTGAACCTGTAAATGTATGGGTATCATCTAATGTGTTACCAAAATTAGAACTACCACTTTCGAATAATATCGATGATGATATTACGGAAATATTAAATTGTCTGGCATTTACTTCTCCAAAAACAGTCAAATTATCCGTTATAGTAGTTGAACCGGATACAATTAAACTTCCACTCAATATTGCAGAACTACCGGTTATATCTCCTAATATATCGATACTACCATTTCCAACAATATCTCTTCCTACATATAAATCTCTTTGAATGTTTACATCTTGCGATACAATTACTTCACCGAATGAACCCGTTTGAGTTAGGGTAATTGAACCGGTGTTTATTACGTTGGTTGTTAATACTTCCTCAATTGACTCAATAGAACCCGAACGCTTAATGAATAATTTACCATCATAAGTGTTTACCGCAATTTCTCCCACATTGAGAGATGAGGTCGTAGGTACTTTACCAGGAAGCGCAGAACGCTTTAGTATAATATTTTGAGCCATATATATGGAATTCTTTAAAGTTATATAACAACAACGTAGTATATACTACCCCTATAAATATATTATAAAAACAAAAACCCTTCCGAAGAAGGGTCTTATAGTAATTTTATTTAATTTTAGAATTCACCACCATCCGAGCCGGCTTCTAATGCTGATAATCGATTTGCTACTGAACCACTAAATGCAAGTATATCTCCAATTCCGTAAAATGACCCACTAAATCCATTTGTTGTGTCAAATTTACCTCTTACTTCTTCGTTATATCGGAATTCAATCCCACTATCTACACTAGCTATCTTGTAAAGAGAGCCACTACCTTGTAAATATCCGATTGTTCCAGCGAATGGTTCTGAATTGAAATCGAAATCATCCGGTCTCATTGATGCGGTTACACCTGTTAGTCCTGCACCACTACCAACGAAGATAGAAGCAGATACTGCTCCCGCTACATCGATATCACCATTTCCAATTATATCATTGGTTACATATAAATCGTTTCCAATGTTAGCATCTTGTGATACGACTAATTCACCAAATGAACCGGTAGCTAGAATATTAATAGAACCGATTGTATCCGAACCAGCTACTACTATATCTACAATTGTATCAACGGAGCCGGACTTATGTAAAAATGCCTTACCATCATAGGTATTCACACCAATTTCACCTACAAGTAATGTAGATTCGGTTGGTCTAGAGCCGGATATTTCCGACCTCCTATGTAGTATTATCGTTTTGTTGTTATTCGTAGCCATTGTATTTAGATATTTAATTCATTTAATAATTTAAAAAATCCCCCATTTTTCAGGGGGATATGATTATTTAGAATGAACCACCATCTATTACATTACTCATTACGAAATCAGTTCCATCCCATTGTGCAATATCACCAACATTAGTAGGTGCTACTACAAATTCAATGTTACCAACTGCGCTTCTAAATGCTAAACGTTTTGATGAACCTGCTCCCGGTATATTAATAGAACCCGTTACATTCGCTGCTACTGCTACGCTTGAACTGAATTCATTTGTTGTACCATTATATTTAAAACTTGCAGTAGTACCTGCCACTTCAAATCCAGCACCATCTGCCGTTGCATTATTTGTAGAACCACTTGCTAAAGTAATTAACTTATCTTCAACAACTAAGTTATTAGTATTTAATGTTACAGTGTTACCCTGAACTACTAAGTCACCACCTACGATTACATCACCTGCCGTTGTTACTTTATTGAAGGTTACATCATTAGTTGTACCTAAACCTTGTATTGTACCAGTACCTTCCAATGTAGTTAATCTACTATCAGCGTTTGATGCCGATGCTATTAACGAACCACTCACTACACCGATTTCAGTAAACTTAGTTATAGCAGATGCTGTAAATGCGTTTAATGCGGTTGTAGAAGTATTTGATGAAGTGTATGCGTTTAATGCTGCTATTGATATACTTGCAGCTGATGCTGAACTTATCAATGAACCACTCACTACACCAATTTCGGTAAATTTAGTATTAGCCGAAGATGTGAAAGAGTTTAAATTAGAAATACTTACATCTTGTGAATCATTTGTAATCTTTGCAGCAGATGCTGAAGCGATTAATGAACCACTAACAACTCCAATTTCAGTAAACTTAGTATCAACTGAACCTGTATAAGTTGCTAATGTAGAATTTTTAGATTCTTGTGAAGATGTGAAGGAGTTTAAGTTTGTGATAGAAACTCCAACGCCAGAACCAACGTTTGCAACAACTGCTGCGATTGAGGCTGAAATCGAACCACTAAAATCTGTATATCCAGTTGTATCTGAAATTACGATTTGTGATGAACCACTAACTACACCATTCGTTGCTGCGATTGAACCTACAAATGTAGTCGCAGTTACCGAACCTGTTATGATTAAGTTACCACCAACTGAAATTGTTGCGTTATCAGTTGATTGCTCAATAATCGAATCACTAATATGGTCATCGCTTGTAGCTAATGTAATTTTTCCTCTTGTCAATCCTGCTTCATTACCCAATGAGCCACTATTTTCAGGCCCAGCAATTAATCTAGCAGAATTATATGTTTCACCTGAACCGGATGGGTGTTGGTACAACCAATGGTTGTTTAACGAATCCCAAAATAATGAGCCAGATGCTCCTGCTCCCGAACCCGAATCTGCTACCGAAATACCACCAAATCTAACGGCAGGTGTTGCTGTATTTAATACAATTGTATTTTGCCCAATATCTAAAGCCGATGCGGTTACATTGAATAACGATGATGAACCATAAACAATTAAGTCGTTTGTGATATACATCGAACCGGTAATAACTTGATTACCTTGAAATGTATTTGAACCAGTAGTTGCGTATGTTAATCCAACTGCTTCTAAATCTGCGATAGCAGTTGCTGCAGCTGATGCCGATGAGATTAAGCTTCCACTAACAACACCAATTTCAGTCATTTTTGTATTAACCGAAGAACTGAATGTGTTTAAGTTTGCTATCGAAATATCTTGTGAATCATTTGTAGTTTTTGCAGCTGATGCTGAACTTATCAATGAACCACTAACAACTCCAATTTCTGTGAATTTTGTATCAACTGAACCAGTGTAAGTTGCTAATGTAGAATTCTTAGATTCCTGCGAAGATGTAAATGAATTTAATAATGTTACAGAGTTACCAATAGAACCACCGCCAATAGAAGCACTTAATGCGTTTATCGAAGTTGCTACCGATGAACTGAAATTACTAATGTTACCTTCCAAGTTAATGGCGTCATTTCCACCACTTCCAAGTAAGTATAAGGTTGCACTACCACTTGCGTAGTAAGGAACACCTTTAACCATTCCGTTATAAGTTCCTGCTGAAAATGTATTCGGTGCAGAATCTCCTATTAAAAATCGGTTAGTAGCTTGTACTTGACCATTTTCAGGAACAGCAAATACTAAAGATGACCCATTGGTTACCGTTAGATTTGATGAACCAGATGCGATTACTATCTCACCTTTTTGTAAGGATGAGGTTACCGCCGATAGGGATTCTAAACTACCCCTTCTGTGTTTAATTATTTGTGCCATGTTTTGGATTTAGTTATTCTCTTTAGTTAATAAATATCAATTTTTGAATCAATCGTATTATATATTACAATTATATTATTAGTTTACCACTCACCCTGGTCAATTATTTGAGAAGATGTAGTTTGTAATTCATAATCCGTTGCAAATGTGTCTCCCAATGAAGCAGTATATTCGTTGAAAGATGCCGTAGTTTGAAATCCAAATTCAATGATTTGGGTTGAACCCGAAACCAACCCGTCCGGCAATAGTCCAACCACTTCGGTTGTAATAATATTTACTACCGATTGTGAGAAATCTGAGCCGATATCAGCTGATGATTGTAGTGCCGAGCCACTTTCTATTTGTTTTAATCGTATTAGGTTTGCCATTATGTATAAATATCGTTAAAATAATCTTTCTATTGAAATAAAGTTATTGAGGTATGATGCACCTATCATTAGTGAAACACGATAAACTCTATTATTTGTTTTATCTACTATTTGATATTGAGAACCATCACCTTCCGTTGGGAAATGCCAATTATATAAAGAATTTGATGCTGTTGTTGTATATGTACCATTATTAGCAGTACCACCACCTGTCCCACCATTAACAGTATATTGACCACTAATATTAGCAGTATATGATGTTGATACCGCACCTAAACTTAATCCTCTATTACCAGATGTTGTGACTGTACATTTAATATTATCTAAACTTACAAAAGTTCCTGCATCTACGAATCCACTTGTTTTCCAGATTAACTCACCATTAGCGTTACTTGGTGCTTTACTCAAATCAATATTTACACCTCTTGCAGTACCACCACTTTCTAAAATTCTAAATAAATTTCTATATACATCAACGATTACACTACCTGTTAGTGATTGATTTGTTTCCGCTAAACCTAAACGAAGTTCACCACCCTCATCTCCACCATTTGTACCAATTGTTACTACATTATTAAATGTGTTTGTTCCGGTAAATGTATTGTTTGTAGATGGCAAGTTTGTATTTGTTTTTAATTCTACTGCCGTTAAAACGGGACCAGAGGCCTCGCCAAAATCAAAAACACCGGATATTCCACTAACAGTTCTCATACTATATGAATAAGTTCCTGCTGGTGGGGTGTCTATTACATTTACACAATATGGAACATTTAGGTTTGAACTATTTTCAACCTGAACAATACCACCAATTGCATTTTCATTTCTGTAAATTTGTAATCTAGTCCAAGATGTAACATTTACCGGGTTTGCATCTCCGGTCACCATAATTTGAACGGGATTACCTGTCGTAGTAATACTTCCACTTATTATTGATACGCCGGTTGATGTAATGTTAGTTCTCCTATTTCCTAATACTTGCACATAGTTTACACTTCCGGTTATGATTGATACTTCCAATGTATCCAATCTGCTATCTACCGAAGAACTTAATGTATTGAATGAACCAGTCTGAACATATCTACCATCAAATGAACTTGTCAAAAATGAACCCGTAGTCATTGTAATCGGTTGGTTGTTACTACCACCTACCCACACATATCCACTTCGTAAATTTGGTAAATCATGCACGCCCTCGGTTCTCACAATGCCCATACCATTGTTACCCTGTCTTGTCACAACACCCAATGATTGTATTGGAGTTGTTGAACCCGTTGGACGAGTTGCAGTCCATCCACCACCTACTCCTACATAAACTTCCGTTCCCGGTGGATATGAGGTCGTATCTACTCCTTGAATATGTCCTAATATAATAGCTTTACCAACTGCGTTTGCTGCCAATGTGGAATCACCTGCAATAAGTGTTGCTGGCATTCTTAGCGGATTTCCAGCATCTGCAATATAAACATCTGCATTATCACCCGTTGAACCACTAACGAATAAAGGTGTTCCCAATAATATAGAAGAGGTTTCTTTATTTCTAATATTTTGATAAAGTGTTTTTACATATTGAAGTGTCAGATTACCTACACCATCACTTTGCATAAATGAATATACACCATTATCAGAAGTTGGATAGTGCAATCCATCCACTTTTAATGTACTTGCTGTAAGTTCTCCTATAATTTGCGCATTACCTACTACATTCAAAGAACCACTAACCATAACACTTCCTGTCAATTGAGTATTACCTGTCATTGTGTTGTTACCAATCATTATGGTAGAACCACTAACATTTAATGAACCCGTTGTGATTGTATTACCAATCATTACAGTATCACCGGTTCTAAATGCTGAACCAATATGAGTAAAACTTCCACTTAAATATTGGAATGAACCAGTTGTTGCAATAAACGATGCATCTCCAACTAATCTCATACCACCTGCTGAAACTAAAATGTTTCCGCCGATGTTTGTTAAAGTTGTGTTTGGGGCACCTAGTGTATCCGATGCTATGTTGATTGAACCAGATGATACGAATATTTCACTAAAAGGTCTTTCGAATGTTCCTAATGTTGCTCCTCTTGCTGTTTTTGGAACGATATTTCCACCTAATTCGGTTGCTCCACTTATGAATAGAGAACCTGTTATAGTTTCATCACCGGTGAATGTATTTGAACCCGTAGTTGCGTATGTTGTTGGAATAAATGCGGTTGTTTGTATTGTTGTATCTGGAAATACTAAACTACCACTTGCATCAAATTGTAAACTACTTGCCCCTACTTCAATTGTGAATTCACCTGGAAGATTGTTTTCATTATCAATAGTTATTACATCGCCATTGGTGTATCCACTACCAGCGGTATTTATAGTAATTTGTTCAATAGCAATATACCCACCACCTCCTGCTGCAACATCTACTGTCAAACCTGTACCCGTTCCACCTGTTGTAGATAGATTAGAATAGAAACCTTGATTCCACCCACCTTGTCCGTTCCAATCAGATACACCATTTGGAATGCCAGATGAAATATTTATCGTTAAAGGACCATTTATTGTTTGACTTCCGTTGAATGTGTTTGAGCCGGTTGTTGCTAATGAACCCGTATCTATTGTCTGCGATGAACTTATAAATCCAAATGCAGTTATTTGTTCCGAACCACTTATAATTCCATCGGGTATAGTTGGAATAGAGTTGATTATATTGATTAGATTATCAGTTATAGTATTTCCGGTACCATTGTTTACCATTTCGGTATCCCCAATTACACTACCCAAATATGAATCAGTAACAATTTGGTTTCCACTATTACTTGAGCCAATATAAACTGCACCATCTGCATTAAGAACTATATCACTATTGGTTGCCTGCAATGTTATAGCTCCGTTTGTAATTGTTTGTTCTGTAAATGTGAAATCTGCAATATCTACTGATTGTGAAACTATACCATCTGGTTTGTTTGCAATATTATCCCAAGTTGTTTGAGTAATACTCCCACTTAAAACGTATCTTTCATCGTATGAAGATGTCAATTGTGATGAACCACTTATTAAACCATTAAAAGATTGCTCATTTGTTGCTGCTAAAATTTCACTATGAACTGATGCTGAAAAATCATTAAATGAAGATGTTTGCAATCTTGCATTTATTCCGTTTGTAAATACGGAATTTAATGTATTTTGAGAAGCAGTAAATGAATTTAAAGAACTATCATTTGGAATCGATAATGAAGAACTAAATTGCTCCAATGAATTCAATCTATCCCTATCTATTATATTTACTCTAGCGGTTACCGCATCGGCTAATGTATCCAACTCAATTTTATAAGTTGTCCCATTATCTATACCAACTATCGTAGTATCAAGTGATGCGGATGTTAATGCCGTTAATTCGGATATACGTTTTCCTCTATTTGTTGCCATTTTATATTATTATATTTTCATCGTTTTCGGTTAAAATATCGAAATAATCTTCGGTATCCAATATTATATCTATGAATTTACCAAATACTTCAATATCATTTGTAGTTACTGAACCATAATCTATGAAATCATCAAAGAATGTAATCACCACATTATATCCCACTTCTTTTATAGTATAATTTCCAGGTAAATGCAATCCGTTAACTAATATTTCGAAATTTTCAGAAGATGCCCCCTCCGTTCCATAATCTAATGCTACATTGTATATAGTCAATGTGTTATCCACATCATTGAGTTCATCAATTTGTCTTGATGTATATCTCGCACTATATTGCAATATTTCAGTATGGAAATCATTTATAGTTATTTTATTATTTACAATCTTAGTTGGATTTGGATTCTCCCTTACTTGCGATTGATATGAACTTGTTACCGGCATTTGAATACTTTCCAAACTAGCCGTAGTATATAACGAATTATTTAAGTTATTAACATTTACAATCTTAACTCCAAATGGATGTTTTCTAACATTAGATTGAAATGTTTTCGCAGATGGTATTTCAATATTTTCCAAGCTACCCGTTAAATACAAACTATCGTTTAAATTATTAACGTTAATTTTAGAAATTATTCTATTTAATTTTCTCGTATTTGATGAAAATTGATTACGCATATTGCTCTATATCACCTTTTATTTCTATATAATCAATCGTATCTAATTCGTATTCAAATTGATTTTTTATAAATTTAATTATTAATCCACTTGAACCCGATTCTACGATATAATCGTTTGCACTAATTGATTGTGTATTTATCCTAATATCCAACCTATCTTGCGAAGTTCGGATTTCCACTTCCCGTAATATACTTACAAATCTAAATCCCTTAGCTTGCCAAATCGAATAAACATCATTACTTAAGTCCAATGGAGTTAATATAGTGGAAACTACCTTTCTACTAATCTTTTGTGTTATATCTAATAATGTGCGTTTCATTATACAATATCAATGAATTTTCCTGATATTGCCACTTCATCGGTTGGAGTTACATTAAATCCAATATTACCTACTATAAAATTTATAGTTAAAGTGGTCGCGGTAACCGATACGTTGAAATCGGTTTGATAATACCTAACACCATTTATATAAACCTTTAAATCGTATGAGTTTGGTCCAATTGTAATCCCAGCCGTTACCACACTTGCTAATTGTTGAGGCGCTTTTATTAGCTTTATATCAGTAAATGTAATTGTATCGTTTGTAATTGGTTTTTGAGATTTACTATTATTTAATGCAAGAAAATCTACTAAATCCTTATTATCATAATACGCAGATGGAGTTGTTAATAATCCTTCCAATCTACCATTTCCGCTTGTTACATCGGTTTCAGTTGAAACAAATACTTTCTTAGTGCTAAATGATTTTTTAGTAGTTTCTTCGCCATCCCATTTTTCTGGCAATAGATATGCTTTTACATTTAATGTAAATTCAATCCTATTAATCCTTTCAGTTCCCTCACCTACTTCGTTTATAACATTGTAATCTGCTATTTGAGTTCTGAATTTATACCTATCTTTATCTCCCCAATAATCAGTAGTATATGATAGGTGTTCGATTACTTTATTCAAATGTTCTGTGAATGAAGTCCAAACCATACAATCATAATTTATATCTACATATTGAGGCATAGTTATATTGTATAATTCATACGATGGTTTTGTTCCATTTAAAATAGTAAATCTATCGTATCTATTATTTTTATTAAATTTACTAATAGTTGCGTATGAAACGTGATTATTGAACATCGGCATCGATTCATCATTTGCAATTGATGTTCTACGAAGCATCATTATTGGTAACTGAATCTTTCCTTTTATATCTCTGTAAATTCCCTCTCTTCTTGCACCATTCCATCTTTCGGAGTTACCATATACAACAGGTATCTTTACAATGTTACCATCACCATCTTCCAGAGTCGGTAGAGCAACATCTTCCAAATATGACATCATAGCATAGTCTATATCAAACAGCGAAATACCATGCTTTAAATCACCTTTTTCGGACTTTATCTGATTTGCTCTATTTAGAGCCGGTCTAATTGGATTTTTTGCCATTGTTTATTATTTTACTCTTTGTTCAATATTCAAATCTGATTTTCTAGTCATAAATGCAGTACAAACAATACTCCAATTATTATTTGGCTGCCCACCTATAAATTGAACTTCGTTTGTATTATCTATTTCATAATAAGATTGGTCAAATAAGATAACATCACCTATTTCAGGATATATTCCCTTTTCTTCACAAGTCAATTTATCGATTTTAAATGTAATTGTTTGAGAATTATCTGGACCAAATCCTTCATATACGACATTTTCAGGCTCTTTATCAATTAAGCAGAACATCTCTACTCCTTGATACCAAGTCTTATTGATTGCCTCACCATATATGTTAACTTTACTTTCGTATATGTTAAGTTTAAATAATGTGATAGCAGTCTGAATTACATCATCTACCAATTCTCTGGCGATGGATTTGAAAAAATCTAAATCTCTTCCAACTAAAAATTTTGGCATATTATCCTACATATATTTTTAAAGGCACTTTTCTTAACATATCTTGATGATGGTCAGATTCGTGTGCCTGTTTTTCAAAAACATTCTTTCTACTCATCTCTTCCAAATTTTCTCGCAATTGAGTCATTAGTATATCTTTTTCAACTTGAGCTTCTGCTCTCAATGCTGCGCCATCCAATGATACTTCTCCATCTGGAATCGGAATTGAGTTATACTTTTCTCTAATTGCGCCCAATAATTCCTTTGTAAGTGCAAGTGTATATTTTCTAATCCATTGCTTACCAACATCATTTATGTCGGAATACTGAATAAAGTTATATGGAATATCGGAGTAGTCCGAAAGTGAGTCGGCTTGAATGGTTTGAGAATCATGCTCAAACTCATCTCTACTCATATATTCAATGTAAACTCTACTAACAGTTCCAACTGTTGGTATAGGGAATATTTCTAATTTATTATCTACTATATTAAATGTATGTGCTGATTTACGAATATGGTCATTAAATTCGATTTGTTGCATTCTCAATACATCTTCGTAAAGAGGCATCATTAAAAATTGTGCAGCCGGAGAAAAGTTCCCAAATCCCAACTCACTCATTAAATTTAAAGTTCCTTGTGCTCCTACCGAATATGGGTCGAAGAATCTCGCAATCGCAGGAGTTGCTTCGTGAAATACTCGTGTTACATCCACAGTTGAACCACTTGTAAATAAAGTTGAAAATGAAGAAGATGTTGTTGTATCAATAGCTTCAGTCATTATATCGTATTTCTGCTTTCCAGGAGTTAAATCGATATATGCCTTATTAATTGCAGTTGAACCCCCTACTCCCGCTTGCGTTCCATATTGCTGAGCCATACGAATAGCAGTTGGTAAAAATGAACCATCTACAAGAGTTTGTGAATAATTTGCAACTCTACCTTTGGGTTGCCCTCTTAAAATATCTAAGTTATTTCTAAGATTAAATTGATTTACTTGTGCCGAATATTCCGAAGTAGATTCTTCAAAGCATGCCCAAATTTGCGGATTATCCAATTCAATGTTTACAATGGGATATCCCAATCGTTTTGCTACCCAAACTGCTGTTTTTGGTGCATCACTTCTGAAATCTACATCCGAATCATATAATCCAAATGGAGTTGCTTCAGCTGATGCCGATGCTGATAAGAATGCTGCTGCGGTTGAACCCGACCAATAAGTGTTTACCGACATATTTTTAGTGTTATTATTTACTATAAATATAAGAATAAAAAAAGAGATGATATTTCTACCATCTCTTTCTTAATTTAGATTATCTTAATATTATGATAAACGAACTTTAACAGTTCCCAATGTGTGATATAATCCACCAACCGGAACTCCAGCGGCAGATGCAGATGCATCATTCCAACCACCGTTTGTAGTTGAACCTGTTACATACGCAAAATCTGTATTTGCCATTTTAGTAGCAATACTACCACTTAAAGATACTCTAGCTGCGTTTGAAGCTGATACATCGGTATCGGTTGCCAAACCTGCTCCATCTAAAGTTGTTTGTAAATTTGATGCAGAGATATATCCCCAATTACCATCTGTATTCTTTGCTAATAATGTTGTTCCTACTACACTTGAGTATTCAGGAAAGTCAGCCGCTTGGCCTGTTATTGTGTACTGTTTTTCTGGGTATGCCATTTTTGTTTTTTTTAGTTATTGAATTGTAGCAATAAATATAAAAAAAAAGAGGGAACATTACTGCTCCCTCAATCTTTTTTCTAAAATCCGTTAAGATTAAAGAGTTTCTAATCCATCGATTAAGATTTTACCATAGAATTCTGGTCTTACGATTTTCTTAGCGTATCTTGTCATAACTCCTCTTCTTGGAGTGAAGTTAGTTGGGTCATACACTAATGGAGTCATAATCAACGGAACGTATGGAGCGTAAACAGCACCTGTTTCGAAGAAGTTAGAACCTTTGAATCCCATTAACGCAACGTTTTCAGTCATGTAAGGGTTTTTGTAAACATCGTATCTGTTTGAGATTTGTCCGATGTTAGTTACACCAGCTGCGAATGATAAAGCGTCTTTCCCTGGGTTAGCAGAGAATCCGTTCATAGATTCTAAGATAGTTGCAACGTTTGGAGAAACTACGATAAAGTTTGCTCCACCTCTCATTGTTAATTGGTGAATCTTGTTAGATACTTTTTGTAATTTAATACCTAAAGTCTGGAACCAAGTATTTTTTTGGTAAGCAGATGCCGCAGCAGCGTTAGAATCGATAGAGAATCCGTTTCCGTTCCAATCGTATCCAACTTTTGCAGACCAATATTCAGTTGTGAAAGCGTTTTGTTGTAACATCTCTAAGATTTCTAAATCAATCTCTAAAGAGATGTATTCAGATAACATTTGAGTCAACTCAGCTTCTGCATCAACAGAGTGGTATGCGTTCAAATCTTGCGCCAATTCAGGAGTCCAGATTGCTTTTAATTTTCTTGTCTTAGCAACGATAGGCTCAGATTTCAATTCTAATTCGATTTCTGGGATAGCCAAGTCAGTTCCTCTATCTTCGAAATCACCTCTTGTGATATCAGTAGGTTGAACGTGGTATGCTAACGATGTTCCAACAGATGGAGCTGTACCTGTTCCACTTACTACGAACTCAACGTTTGTTCCGTTTTTAGTTGTATATTGTGGGAAGTAAGCCAAGTTAGAACCTGTTGCTAATGTTAATTCGAATGCTCTAATACCATTGAAGTCGGCATCAGCAGGCAATGCTACAGTTACTTTTTTCAATGTGTTTGCTGCGTAAGATGCAGAAACAGTAGCGTTAGATAAATCATAATCAATATCACCTAAAGATGCAGATGCAACAGTTGCAGTGATAGCAGCAGTAGCGTTATTGATTGTGTATCCGAAACGTCCTGCTCCATATAAACCACCTTCTGTTACTTGAGTAGAACCCAATTTGTTTCCTGATGGAGATAATGAATCTTTACCAAAAGTTCCACCATTACCGAATAATGAAGAACCTGTAAAGTTTGGATTACCAGCTGGGTTTGAACCATATTTGAAATCCATATAGAAAATAAGACCTGATGGTAAGTTCATTGGTTGAACCGAAACGAATTCTTTCGCTGCGATAGAACCGAAGATTCTTCTTACCAATGGTAATGCTACACCAGCCCACTCTTCTGAACCAGATGATGTACCTGTTCTTGTAGCCTCATCTAATAATTGTTTAGCTTGGTTTTCTAACATTACTGCCATACCATGCTTAGTTGTTTCAGAACCTACTCCTTCAAGTAATCCTGTTTTTTCCCATTTACCTTTCAAACCTCTAGTTTGTTCAAGCATAACGCTTTGTGGGTTAGCGCCGTTCATTAATTTTTTTAAGTCCATTTTATGTCCTTTGTGTTTTTGTGATTAATTATTTTAAAATACCTGCTAATTTTTTGAATCTATCAGATAATTGAGTGCTTTCTGCAATTACTTGCTTAGTTGCTTTTGGTGCAGTTGATTTAACTACTTTACTTGCAATACCCTCTGTGATTGATTTTTTAGCGATTTTGTTAGATGAAGTGTATTTGAAGTTCTCTGCTAATGTAGAGAATACCAATTTAACCTCTCTTACTGATTTAGTTCTATCCAAAGTTTCGATTACTTTCACTTTTTGTTCGTTAGTCATATTATGAGCTCTGAACAATTTGTTAGCGAATAATAATTTTGCGTTTAACAAATTAACTTCGTTGATAGTTCTTTGTAATGATTTGATAGTTTTGTAAGCTTCTTGTAAATCCTGTGCAGTTGCAGAGTCTTTTTCTTCAGCGTCATCACCTTTCATATCATTTTCCATTTCACGAAGGATTTCTTCCAAATCGATAGTTTCGCTATCTTCTTCTTCACCTTCGTTTGTTACAACAACTTTAGGAGTTTCTCCTTTGTCAGTTCCAGCTTCTGAACCATCTGCTAAATTTTCATTAGCTGCGAAAGGGTTTTCTTCTGCAGGAGCTTCTTCTTCCGAAGCTTCTTCATCGCCTTCACCATCCATTGCTGCTTCTAATTCTCTAATGATAGCCTCTAATGTGTTATCATCTTCTGAATCATCTGAATCCATACCCATGTCCATTTCATCATCACCTTCAGCTGCTGCGAAAGGGTTTTCTTCTGAATCCATACCCATGTCCATTTCATCATCACCTTCTGTTTGTGCAAAAGGATTTTCTTCTTCCGAATCTTCTCCTTCTAATTCTGCCAATCTAGCTTTCAATTCTGCAATCTCTGCATCTTTGTCACCTTCTTGGTCAGCAAAAGGGTTTTCTTCTTCTTCGTTGATATCTGCTACTTTAGTGTAGTCAGTACCAGCCGCTTCTGGCTTACCACCATCTTTAGTTACACCTACTGATAAATCAGTGTCTGCATCTAATGTTGGAGTTGCACCAGGAGTTTCAGCGTATCCAGCTTCTACTTTAGAACCGATACCATCTGAACTTAATTCCTCGTCTACTTTTTCAGCATCCATATCCTCAGCTTCAGCTTCTGCTCTCATTTTTTGAGATAACATAGATTGAAGTCTTGGAGTGAAAGCTTCTTCAAGCGCAAGTTTTGCGTTAGCTAATGCAGTTTCTTTAACAGCTTTAGCATCAGCAATTGCTTCTTTCAAAAGTTTTGAATTTGCCATTCTTTTTTTCTCCTTGTTTGATTGTGAAGTTATTTATAGGAAACTCCAATAGAATTATGTTGATTGTTCGGTCACGCCTTATAGAGAAGGGTATTCATTAATCAACTATTACCTTTAATATAATCCTTTATGAGAAAGGATATTTGAGAATAAATATATAATTTTTTAGAAAACTAAAGAAAAATCCCAAATTTCTTTGGGATTCTTAGTTTTTTTTATTATTTTTATTGGTGGTTAACCAATTTATATTTAGTTTTGTATAATAAAGATACAACGGTATCGATATCATTTTGTATCCAACTATCTTGTAATTTTGGACTTGTTCTTAGTTTTGCAACTAAATCACATAATGTTTGGAAGTAATTAATAATGTTTTTAATATCATTATTCTTATCCAATGTTCCTATGCCTGATATTTGAATTAATCCTTCTTTACCTTGGTATGCTTCGACTAATCCATCTACTAAATCGCCGATTGAATCATAATAATCACCTAATGCAAGGTGAGCGGAATGTGAACCGATTCCTTTTACGCCCCAATGAAATGAGTGAGCTTGAGTTCTACTCTGTAACAATAATGATGCTAATTCTTCCATTTTTTAATTTACATTTTTCCACCGGCGATATCACCAACTATAAAGTCGGCATCATCGGCATATTTTTTTGAACATATTACAAAATTTCCACCACCTACTTTAATCCAAAAGTGAGGAATACCCGAAGTAGTAAAATCAGCCTTATACCCAGCTGCTTTTAATTTAGGACCTAATCCAATTAGAGAGCCACCACCATCAACGTGTTGCGTAACAACATCTTTAATTTTAGTTATCTCCGATTGAGATATACCTTCTGTTAAGGTTTTGTTACAAGCGCTACATTCTTGTAATCCTAATCTCTGTTTCATCACTTCTTCCGAAACATCGGCGATTTCAAAGTATCTACCCAATACGTGTCCCATATCTTCGTATAATGCTTCTAATCTTTGTTGCTGCGATTGAGCTTCTAATGCTTCTTTTTCAAATGCACTTTGTAGTTTTTTTAACTCATTCATATTACGTTTAATCGTAACTCTATCGAACCAATCACCACCTTCTCTTAAAGTATATTCTTGTGCTGCATCAGCTATACCACCTAAAGTTTCTGCAATCTGTCTGATATCAGACTTTCTGCTCATTCCTTCTCTATGTTGTCCATAGGTAGAAATGATTTCCAAAAAATGTTTTTTCATTTCATTTGGAAGTTGCTGAAACTCTTCAGCTTCTTTTAATAAATCTGTTAAACGTATCATATTATTTTTTTAAAATATCGTTTTTCTTAATGTTTTGGATATATCTCATTAATTCCTGTCTATCCATTCCCATTGCTTCGATTACTTTAGCAAGAACAAGCATCTCCTTTTTACGATTAAGGTTCATTCCCTTAATTTGCGATACCATCTTATCCAAATATCTTTCAACGGCTTGTGGTAATGTTGTATCCAAATCTTCTAAAGATTCTTTAACATTCATTTGTTTACCAGGCACTAAGTTTACTAATTTCATATTTGTTAGTTTATTTCAATTATAATTTCTCTCATCAAATCTTGTGCTCTACACCATTTACCACATTCATCTGCGATTTTAGCCCATTGCTTTGATTCATTCATTGGCGCCATAAATGCTCCGTGTGTAGATGGATTTGAAACAAAATCCCAACCCACTAATTCAAAATCTTCTTGAACCATTACAGTCCCATCTCTAAGTTCTTTAACAGAACCTAAACCTCTTGATGAAATTCCTAAACGAATATTGTTTTTTAACAATTCTCTCAAAATGTTTCCAGATGGAGTTGATAGAATTTCTACCACACCACATACATCATCCCCTTCCCAATAGATTTCTCTAATGTTATGAGATACATTTTTTAAATTGATTACGGGAGAATCTGGATGGTCTAACTCACCAAGAGCTCTTCTCTCTTTAATAAGTTGCTGATATTTGTTACACTCTCTTTCTAAGATGTCTTTTGGATATCTTCTATGATTTTGGTTTGGTGCTCCAGCTCTTTGCAAGATACCCTTAACTAAATAAGTTCCGTTTTCTTCCTGAACCATTTTAGCTTCAAACAAATGGGTTTCTATCAATAATCCTTTATTCATCTTACTTTATATCATTTTTAACTTTTTCGATTGCCTTATTGGTGATAGAAGTATCACTCCAAGCTTTCAAAAATATATCCTTTAATCCTTTTTCTATTTCAGTATCGGATACCTTACCATCGTATGAATCAACTACTTTTTTAATTTGAGTTTGAACGATTGGCAATTTAACCATTTTTTTAGCAGTAGTATCATCGATACCTTTTTTTACATCAATCATATTTGAAACATCATTGATGAATTTTTTATCATCCGATAAGGTATCTAATATATTCTTAACGGCTTCGGTTGAATCCTTTCCACCATTAAAATATCGATATCCTCGTTCTGCTAACTCAACTATCCAATAAAAGATAATCTTACCTATAAGTATTGTTCCCAATGTGGTTAATATACCTACGGCAAGATTCTCATCTACTTTTTTTTTTTACTTTCGTCTTTTCTTAACTTAGCTAAATCCGAACCTTCAATCTCACCATCTTTATCAACATCTAATTTCTTTTGTCCTGCTGATAATTCTGCTTCATTATATCCTCGTAATTTACCTTCGTTTTTAGCTTGAAATGCTTTATCAACTGCATTAAAGAATTTTTTCTTATCATCATCAGACATATCTACGATTGATTTACCATGTCTATTCAACATAGTTTTGAACAATTGTTGATAATCTTCTTCTTCTTTAATTACTTGCTTTACAAACTCTCTTAGTTGACTTTTCATTATTATAGTATGTTATATAATATAAATATAGTTATTTTTTAAATTCACTAACTACTGAATAACCAGTCAAGTCAGCTTGCCTTTTACCTTTTGATTTTTCACTTTCAGGTTTACCAAATGCAAATGGAGTATTATATTCACCAGCAGCTCCGCTAGTATTCATCTCATCCACATCAGCTTTCAATTCAACATCTTTATACATACCACTCACCTTCGCCTCTAATTCATCTGCGAATTTCTTTTTAAGAGTTTGTAGTTGTTTTAAACGTTCAACGGCTTTCTTTTCGTTTGGAGTTCCTTTTGATTTTTTATACAATTCCAAAGTTTGTGCAATTGCATCAACGGTTTTCATATAATCGGTTTGAATGGATTTAACTCCTCTCAATTCGTTTATCACCATTTCTTTTACGTGGTCTGGCAATCCTTTATGTTTGGTAGATGCAAAATCCTTAGCGGCTTTATCATCCATATCTTTTGATACTTTGGCAACTTCCGGTGATGCAGGAGTTTCACCTTTATCAGCGGCATGTACCATACCCATAAATCTTTGTTGTGCTTTTGATTGTGCTGGCATCGTTATAGTTTTATGCTAATACATAAACTGAACCACCATTGGTTACAGTTACATTTTGTACATAACAAGGAAAAGGTTGACCCGCTGTCAAATGTTCCAATGCGATTGTAGGATGTACTGTACTACCAGTTCCAAATCCTTCCAATGTAATAGTACCGGTAACACCACTTACAGGCAATACACCCCAAGCTCTGTCAACTAAGGCAGTTGAACCAGATGTTACTAATTTTGCGTTAAATGTTCTATAATTTACCATTTTTTATTTTTTTATCGATTGTTTTAATTCGTTTAATAACTCATAAGTCATCATTAATGCTGAAAGGTGTTGTTCTTTAATCTTTTTTACAGATTTTACCTTCTTAACATTTGCAATCGTTTCTGCTAATTTAATTTTAGTTACCTTATCCGAAATTTGAGAACCTACCTCTTTTAAGTTTGCTATTAATGTATTAACTTCGGCGATAACGTAATCGTTTAATTTACCAGTGTTGTTAATATTGTTAATATATTCTCTTAATAAAGATTTTTGTTCGGTTGTTAAGTTCTTATACTTTGTATTAAAACTTTCAATTAATAGTTTGTAAGATACTGCTCTTAAATCTTCATCTTGCTTTCTATATTCTTCTAAAACTGCATCTTTTAATTTAGAATCTTTGTTCTGAATTGATGAGTTAATAATATTTTCTGCAATAGTGAAACGTGAGTTAACAATATCGGTTGGTTCAAATTGCTCATCTATCGTTACAACCTCAAATATTTTGTAGATTGATGCAAGAGTTTTATAATTTGAAATAGGAGATTTAATAAACTCATCTAAATTGTAAGTATCTTTAATCTCTTTTATAAGATTATACTTCTCTTTTGTAAGTTTTTTCTCGTCTAATCTTTTACGAGCTTCGCAAATAGTATCGATAAATTTCTCAGCTTTTGCTTCTGAATTGTATTTCTCATTAATAAGATATTGATACAACTTTAATTCTTTCGATAATTCTTTTTTAGAATTGAAATGCTCTTTTAAAATCTTTTCAGCCGTTGACTTATCAGCAGACATGATTTCAGATGTAATTTGTCTTACTAATAGTTCAAATATAAATCCCGTATTTTTAAACTTCGAATGTTTTATTTTTTTCATCAATTGTGTAATTTGTCAGATATAAATATGTTTTATTATTGGATTATTACTCTTTATCCAAATCTTCTGTTAAAATCCTTGTTTTATTACCTTTCATATCCTTAAATATTTCTTGATAATTGTTTCTTGGCTTATATTTTACAGAACCTTCTCTTTGTTTTAGAGTTTTAATCCCCAATGGGTCACGCCCTTCCGGATGGTCATCTTTTCCATATCTAACCGGGTCTTTTGGTCTACCAACACCATCTTCTTCTAATTCGGATTTTAATCTATCCAATTCCTCTTCAACATTAGTCGGTCCTCCATCTACTCCCGTTTCTTTCGCCGGGTCTACACCTTGCGTTTCTATCGATGTTAATCTAAATGCTTGTTTGGTATCATCCAATACTTGCAATGTTAATTCATCTTGCTCATCTTTAGTCATCTTCATTACTGCTTCATACATCCATTCTTTGGAGAACATTTTAGTCGCTTGCATTTGTTGAATTAATCCTACCTTTGCAGTATATAATTCTACTTGCTCTTGCTCATAAATTTTCGATGGTATTGTAAGTTCAATTGAGAATTCCGTTAAACGGTCATCTTCAATCCCTTGTGCATATAAGTGAACAATTGCTATTTTGGTTAATTCTGAAATTAATACTCTCTGAACTCTCTCAATAGTCTTAGCGAATCGGATATCCATAGCTGCTAATGTAGCTTTACCATTTGTATCTTCTTCATACCCTAAATATGCTTTTGGAATTTTCAATGCCGCCATCAATTTACCTTTTAAGTAATTGATATCACCGGTCATATCGTATTCCATACCTTTTAATGTATCGATAGATGTCCCATTATCATTACCACGAACTGGCATATAGTAATCTTCGATTAGGTTTTGCATATTGTATTTCAAATTATACTCACCCGATTTTTCATCTATAAAAGGAACTTTCTTAGATGAATTGATAATTTTTTGCATGTAATTATCAACTTCATTAGGTGGAATATTACCAACATCGATTTTAAAGATTCTCTTTTCAGGAGCTCTCATTACTCTGTGGATTAACATCGCATCTTCTAACAACATTAATTGTTTCCAAACTCTTCTACCACCTTCAATCATAGATTTTCCGTAAGGTAAGAAGTTTGAATCTGAATTTAAACGGAAGTGAGCTATTTCATAGTTTTCAAATTCCTTTTTATTTGTTTGAGGCGAACCACCATAAGGATTCATATATGGTGCGTAAATAAATTTAACTCTTTGTGGGTTTTCCGGGTCAAACCCTTCCACTCTACTCATTTCATAAGTAGATAATGGTAAAACGTTTACAATACCCAATCCTTCTGCCATTTCTAATTGTAAAAAGAAATCTCCGTATTTAACTAAGTTTCTTGTCCAAGGCCAAAGGTTAAATTCTACATTAAGAATATCGTAGAATAAGTTTTCTAAAATTTGTTTGATATTATCATCTGGGTGATGGATTTTAAGAACCGTACCCATTTCATTTCTTGCAGTACATTCATCGGCATAAACATCCAATGCGGATGCCATAATCGGGTCCATGTCCATTGAATCGTAATCTCTGAATAAATCTATACGAACTTGTTGGTATGCCATCGATGATTCAATACCACTATTTCCACCATATCCAAAATTACTTACTTTTAATCTTGCATATCTGTCTATAAGATTGGTGGTCATATTTTGATACTCATCCGTATCGATTACCTTTACACCATTCTGTGTTTGTCTAACTATTGTGTTCGTTGAAAATAATTTCTGTAACCTACCGAATACTGTTTTATCTGCCATTTTAATTTATATATAATTTATAAAGATAAGTAAAATTTTTTACATTTCCAAATTTTACCATTTCCTACAAGACCAGTATCTTGCTTTGTGTCTTGGACCTGGTTGGTCGCAATTATGTCTTGCTCTGAAACTTCTTCGTCTATCTGGGTTATTCTTTTTAATCTTAACTCCCTTTTGACCGAAGTTTACTTTTACAACATTACCCGATGGATTTTTTACATATACTTTGAACTTCTTAACATCGCCAGCCATTGGTTTGCCTAATTGGACATTTCTACCTTGATATTCAGCTTCCTTTAAACATGCACATCCCTCGTTTAATGATTTATCATATCCTCGGATGAATGCGATGAAATCTTCCATATCTTCATCTTCGACATCATATTCTTCCGGCTCAACTAAACCATAATTTACATCATCATCCGAATCAATATCTTCTTTTACAGGTACACAATTAGGAACTTCTCTGCCATCCTTATTTTTCATACCAATTTGTTGGTATCCTTTCCAACAAGGATTCTCATCTTCTTTTAATGGAATAAGATTTATTAGTTTCATTTTAATTTAATTTGTAGTTTCAACTTATAAATATATAAAAATTATTGAAGTAACCAAGTTAAGTTCTCAACTTCACCCTTACCTACCTCCATTTCGTATGGATTTCTGGAAAGATATCCCGTTGATACAAATCCATCGTATTTATTTACTTGTGATGCGTTTAACATACTCTTAGTTAAATCAATTCCTTCTTGTCTTAATCTAAGTGCGGTATTACGAACCCATAATCCAATAGCCAATGCCATCGTAAGGTCATCATTATATCCCTTCATAGCTTCAGCTCTACCACCACTCCAAATAAATGTAAACAATTCATCTATTAATCGTTGTGAACGGATTATAATATCTTTATCATTCATATATGTATCCAATGCTGAAATAATAAGAGGACGGGTTTTAGATGTAGTGGAGAATCCTGCAACCATTTGCTTTTCATCTCTGTAATACTTACTACTCATTTGTCTTTCAACATCGATATATTTTAAATCATTACTCATATAGAATAAGTTTGCATAATTTCTATCAATTACTTGTTGAATACAAGCCCAACCTACGTTTGAGTTCTCAATTACTAAAAGTGCGTTATTATATTCAGTTGCCAATGCCGTTAAGAAATTTCCAAAATCTTTAGTATCGATTTTACCTTTATATTCGGCAACTTGCGATGAATCCTCAATATCAATTACTTGGGCAGTGGAATAATCGGCTCCATCTCCCCTCGCAACGTCTGCGGATATCATATATTGTCTATTGTAGTTAGGATGTTCCCATACCCATAGATTGCCATCGAATCCTCTTTTTTCAACCGGGTCCATTACATAGGTATCTTTATACCAAGTTAGTAATGCCGGGTCCATTACGGTATCTCCCGAACCAATAAAGTCACAATCACATTCCTGCGCTGCTCCTTTAACTCCTAAGATACGAGTTTGTTCATCTCTCCATTTTTGGTCACGTTCAGGGTGAACAGTCCAGTGTAAATTAATACAATTGAATCCGTTTTGACCGGCTTCACCTGCTACCCAAGTTTTATGAAAGAAGTTACCCACACCATTTGGTGTAGAAAGAATAATTGCCGAACCCCCAGTTGATAATGTAGATTGTGCTGATAACCAAATCTCATCAATATCTCTAATAAATGCTGCCTCATCCACTACCAACAATGATAATGCTTCCGAACGTCCTGCATCCGGAGATGATGCGATTGCTTTTACTTGAGAACCATTTTTTAATTTAAGTGATAATTTGTTATCTTCTGCCGCTGCTGTACCACCATCTCTTAACCATACGGGTAAGAAATCGTGCATAACTCTAACCTTTTCTACGAGGTTTTTAGCTACGGTTACTTTGGTTGCAATAACCAATGCGTTAAAATCTTCGTTGAAAATCATTTTCCAAAGAATAAATCCCGCCGATAAGGTTGATAAACCTAATTGTCGAGATTTAAGAATGATATTAAATCGATTGTTTTTGAAGTCCGTTAAACAATCTTCCTGGAAAGGATAAAGGTGAAAGGGGATTTTCCCTCTCACCGGATGTTGAATAACACAATACTTTTTCATAAAGTAAATGGGGTCTAATGCACATTTACGATACTCTTCAGCGATTATTTCTTTTAGACTTTTCGTTGGTTTCCCTTGAACTGCCATATTATTTTTTTAGTTTAATCTTCCAATATACACCAGCTCCAATGAATGGTGTAAGTGAACCATTAGTACCATCGGTTACTTTGTTGGTAACACCAGCTCCTAATTGATAAAGTTTTTCACCCTTAGTTTTGATTATAATACCAGCTCCCATACTTGAGATTACATCGGTTTTATTAAATCCACCATTGAATCCCCAATATACTTGAGTTTTAGGTAATTCTTTTACAATTGTAGTTTCTTTAATAGTTCTTTGTTTAACACTTGCATTAAAAGTTCTAAATGCTATTTTATTTTGTGTAATAGTATCAGTTACGGCTACAGTTCCTAATGAATCTGGCAATACCAATACATCCTTATAAACATTTTTAGAATAATAGTTCTGTAAGATAGCGGTTGTATCTACTATTGTAGGGATAACAACTTCTTTAATTGTTTCGTGGTAAATATCTTCACCTTTTTTCGTTACCACTTTGGTTTTGATTACATCAATGGTATCTACCGTGTGTTTGATAACTTCGTATTTTTTACCATCAATTCTGATAGTTCTTCCTGGCATATTTCCAAATGGATTGAAAAATTCCATTAATACAATTACAATTAATACTGCAATTGCAATATTTTTTAAATTCAAATACTTTTTCATAATTTAATTTTTTATAAGTTCTGGATGATTTAATTCACGTAACTTATTTTCTAATGCCAACTTACGTTCTAACAATGCTTCGATTGCATCATAAGCTCCATCAATATCACTTTGGATATCTGCTTTTACTTTATCAATATCAATATCCCATTGCCAGTTTTGAGTAGTCCCATCTTCATTTAAAATTTGGATTTGCTGACTCACTCCTTTTAATGCTTCTTCGTATTCATCTTTAACATCTCTAATGTATGCTAATTTATTCAAAGATATTTTATAATCTTCGTAGTAAGGCCAAGTCCCATCGGCTCTTAATTGGGTTTCCTCTTTTGCTAAGCAAGTGGCACATAATCCAGTCTTAGCTATCAATTTTTTATCAGCAGTACTATACTGAATTGTTTTACACTCTTCCGCTGAACAATTTGTTATTTTTTGTAAAAATTGTCTAACCTCATCGAATTTAGTAGTGTTAATTTTGAAACCATCTTTTTGTTCCCACTCCTTTCCTTCTTTATCAGTCCAAATTTCACCTACTTCTCGTTTCTTTTCGGCTTCAACTTCGTATCCATGTACTCTTTGAGTATTATCCTCTCTACCAAATACAGTATCTATAATTAGTTTACGAGATGCGTGCATCCCCTTTGATTTTTCTTCGAAACTTGTTCTTTTTGCCATATTATTTTATTTTATAACCTTTGTATATATGTATATATATTATTTTTTATTCGTAAAAGATACCTAAAATTTGATTCAATGGTGCAAATGTGCCTGTTAATTTATAAGTGTTACCTTTGTAAACAAATACAATTCCCTCATTAGGAACTATCTTATCAATTCCACCAATAGATTGTAATCTTGCTAATTCCTTTTTCAATTTATCAATTTGAGCAGGATTTCCAGCCGTTCTAACTTGCGCTGAAACTGATTTTAATTTATCTTTCATTGAACGTACTGCCGTATCTGGGTTTGCTGTTAAAACTGAACCCATAAATGATAACACATCGGCTCCAACTCCTAAAAATATTTCCTCAAATGGTCTAATATTATCTTTTTGTTGTTTTGCTACGTTTACTTTATCATTATCAACCGCCCATTTTTGCAATGTAGGGTCTGATATTGTATTTAAACGGAAAGATTTATCATAGAATCCCCATCTTCTAATAAGAGCATCCTTTGTAAGTTTATCAACTTTTATTGGTGCTTTCTTATCAATGAAATTACCCCACCACGCGGTATGGTATGCATCAACCCCATCACTATCTTTTAATCCAAATTCAGATTGTAATTTAGAAAGTCTTGAAAGGTATTGAGATTGTTTACTATCCAATACTTCGTTTTTAGGAAGTTCAGTTACCGGTGGCCCTTGAATTGTATATTTCGATTGAACGTGTCCATTGGTTTGTTTAATCATTCCAGCCAATATAGTTGCCGCACTTTGGTCAGCCCCAATTGCTACACCTTTTTCATCATAACAAGTTGTATTGTGGAATACTAATAATGGTTGTCCGTAAGGAATTACATTAACAGATGTAGGCCATATTACTTCCAAATTCATAAAACATTGTCCTTCTTTGAATATTTTATCTTTTTGTGCTTTTGATAATCCACTAATAGCGGCAGTTAAATCTTTCATAGCGTAGTTGTACGCATCTGTTAAACCACCTCTACCACCAAACTTAGCCGCAACATCCTCTATACCCATCGCATTTGCTCCTGCGTTTGCCAAATGTCCTTTATTACGAGCTGCAATTAATCTTCCGTTTTTCCAACTGATTGCCAATGCCTGTCCATCGGTTTTTTCTCTTGTCAATTCCAATTTACCAGTCAATGCTCCTTTTATGATATTTTTTAAATCACCAAAAGTTAAATCCATATCATCAAATGGATGCGACATGTGTCCGTATGCCCCACCTTCCAATAGTAATCCTTCATTAACCATTTTAGGAGCTGATGATTTAAAATCACCCTTTCTCATTATGGTTTTTGCGATTACTTTATTTGCCGATTTAACAAATGGAATATTAATATCACTTCTACTATCGGTAACAACAATCTCCTTATATTTGTTTATGAAATCAGTAAATTCCTTTTTATGTTTTGCTAATCTTTTAAAAAATCCAGTCAATTCGGCATCTGATATTTCTTTGCCATTTCTCGGGTCATTTACTCTATCGAAAAAATGTTTAGTAAATTCAATATCTTCGGGTGACATTTGAGAATCGGCATACTTTTCAATTTGATTCAAATTCGATTGAGCCATTTCAGCCAAACCCAATGCATCCGTATAATCGGTTACCTCTTCATAATCACTATATCGTAATTCTTTTGCAATTTTATCCCAAGATGAATTTGGATTCTTAGTAACAACAGCTGCTATCTTTTTTCTTGTAAAAGAACTAGCTCTATCATACATTTTTTTAATTGCTTTGTAATGCCAATCTTCGTTATGCACTTCGTTTGTGTTATTTTTTTCTTCTGCTCTTGGAATTCTGAATGTAGTTGCCTTTTTGCCATTAATCGTTGGCATTCCGTGGTCATCTACACCAATATCTTTTACTGTAACTTTTTTGTTTTTAAACTTTCCCATCAATAAAGTATCACCTTTATCAACATCTAAGTTAATATCTTCATTATAAATTTGTTTGTTAATTCTACCATATTCCCTCATTAGAATTCCTGCTACCGCATGGGCTTTGTTCTCAATATCAGAGCCATCTGCTCCATCTTTTTCAGAATCAGTAACTAACCCCATTTCATCTTGCTTTCTATGTACCATCTCATGTGCAATAGTTCTCAAAATATCAGCAGTCAATCTACCTTCGGTTGCAACATATATCTCTTTAGTTTCAGGACTATACCCACCTAATGATGTTTTAACTTCTGCAAATTCTCTTCCACCAACTAATGTTACTTTAGGAGTTTCTGCTAATTTCAAACGTTTAGTGGCATATTCTACAAAGTGCTGAATTGAATTTTGCTTAGTATCTGAAAGATTTTCATTAATACCTTGCATCAATTGCTGTGCATCTTGTTGTGGTTTTTGTTTTTTATACGATTCAATGGATTCCAACATCTGTTCATCAGTCATTTGATATGTTTCCATTTTTTTCAATGCCGATTTAATAACATTTGCTGATATTGTTTGGTAATCTTCCATACCATTGATTCCTTCTAATAATCCACCGGTTGCTGTTGATAAACCTGCGCCAACTCCAGCGGCAGAACCGGCTCCCAATCCCATTGCTTCCAATGTAGCATGTTTACCAATATCTTTTAATAAGTGTAATCCAAATCCACCTACCCCATGAGTAAACGCACCAGCTGCACCATGTAATGCGGCACCACCAGCGGAAGCAACCGCTTGTCCACCCATAATTGCCTTAGCCGCTGCTACTCCTGCGCCACCTAATGCCATTGAGCCCAATAAAAGTCCAGTAGTTGTAGCGGCAGTTTTCATAGCCCCTATTTGTTTTTTACGAGTTTCATCGGAATATTCCCATTCACCCGTTTCTTTGTTTTTGGTTGAACCTATTTTTTGCCCATTTGCCAATGCTTTAACCGCATCAGCTGTTCCACCCCAAGCTTCTTTTTGGTGATGTGCCCAATGAATCACTCCCTTACCAAATGCCTTGGTTGCATTTTTAATATTATTCCAAGCCCCTTTTCTTTCAGAAGATTGTGGGTTATTTGTAGAGTCTAAAGTTTTCTTATCATCATCCGATAATTCACTCTTAGCTTTATCTAATTTTTGTTTAATTTCGGCATCCTTCTCATTACCTTTAGGCATTTCTGCTTTAGATTTTAATTCAGAACCACTTAGTTTTTGTGGATTTGGTAATTCAGGTTCGGATGGAGTTTCCCCATTACCTTTATCTGCTTTACCTTGAGCCGTTTGGTCTTTCTTAACGGGTTGACCGGGTGCAGCTGGCTTAGCCGCTTGAGTAGCTGCTTTACCTTTTTGTGCATTTGGTTCGTTAGCAGGCGCATCATCCGGTCCTACCATTTTTTTAGCCTGAATATGAGCAGGATGTTCTTTTGCTAAACGTAATGCTCCTCTAACTGTAATCTTTTTCTTCTTACCATCGGATGCCGTATAATCAAATTCCTTATCCATTATAGGATTACCACCATCAGCTTCTGTAAAATAATTTTTAACGAATTGTTCAAATATATCTTCAGCGATAGCTCTATCCATTATCTCTCCAATCGGGTCGTATGGTGCTTTATTTCCATCAAATGCCTTTTTCTCATCATCTGGATGTTCCGTTTCATGTCGTGTTGGATGTGGCTCAGGTCTTAACGCAGAAGATGGTTCTGTATTTATAGATTCATTTAATTTACCTGTTATCATATTGAATATATCTTTATCAAATTTTGGATATGCTTTTAAAAATCCTTTCTTTTTTGCTTCATCATCCCCATTACCTAACCAACTACGAACATCAGTTCCGCTAATTGCGTTGGTTTCAGCGGGCACTGGATACACATAACCTATTTCACCATACCCATATCCCGTCTTACCATTATATGGTTTAAAATACTTCCCAGCCAATCTATCAGCATCTTTTTGTCCAACGGCTGCAATGTATGCCGTAGTTTTATCATCAAATTTACTTAAAATTTCTTTTGGAGCGTATGGGTTACTAACATTTACTATTTTGTTTGAAGGTATCCCAAACATCTTAGTCATAATTTTTACCTTTTCATTGAAATTGAATGGTGATTTATCATTATTTGTTACATTTGATGTACCAATATACACATTGTTAGCACCAAATTTTGATGCCAATTTTTGGTATGTTTTATAATGCCCTTGATGGAAGGGTTGAAATCGACCAGCATATACTACTATGGTCTTTTTAACTTGCGGTTTGTCTGCTTCTTTCAAATTCATACATATAAATATCTCTATAATAGACTTTGGTAAATATTTTTTTGAAAACTATACTTCTTTCCTATTATTTTTTCTAAATTGACTATAAAATGGGGTTCTAATTTATTTAATTTATAGTATATCATATTTTTGAATACGTTTAAATTTCTACCACCAAGTAAATGTAGGTATCCTTCAAAATTATAATCTATTAGCTCCTTCATTTCTTTTGGAGCTGCTGTTTCTAAATTATCTGTATAAAAACGATATTCTCTATCTCTAACTATTATCTTTGTAAATCCATTAGTTTCCCAAAAATCTATCATATTCTCATTTGAACAAAATAAAACTTCTAAATCCAAATTCACATTACGTTTCAGTAAAGAACCAACAATTAAAACCTGTTCCATTACTGCGCCAGGGGTTGTTGAGTTTGGAAATGATTTTACTATTTTTTTATTTTCTTTTATAAATTCAAATATTTCGCTATAACCATCCGATAATGCTTTCCAATCATTACCACCAACCACATTACAATTATATGCCAATAATGGTCTTGATTCTTTTATAAAATCATAATCATAATTTTCATTTAAAAATGAAAAAAAGTTTAAATAGGTACGTTGCCAGTTAATAACATCATCCATTGGACTTTGCTCATTGATACGTTCTTTAAATCCAAATAAAAATGGAGAATTGAATCGTTCAAAATCAAAATCTTCAAAAAAGATAGTATCATAATCTATCTGAATGAATGGTTCGGTTTGTATTGAGTTTGTATAGATTTTACTAATAGCAAAAAATGTATTATCATCAATAAACTCTTTGAGTTCATTTTCAATGTTTTCGTAAAAATCCAATTCAATAGAATATTTCTTCAATAATTCTATAAATTCAGTAGTTGAGTATATACCAACCGTATATCCCAATTTTCTAAGAATTGTTGATGAATATTTAATACAAATTGCATCAAAAAATGTATATTCCGAATCAATACCCTTTAACGGAATATATGAATAAAATATTTTCATTAAAAGTTTTTATATACGAACGGGTCTCTTTTTTTAAGTTCCTCTAATTTCTTTTTAATTCGTTTTTTCATTTTATAGGCATCATACCATTTTATGAAAAGTTTAATTGGATTTATCATAATATTGATTTTGTTAATTTTGGTATTAGATTATCTTTATCTGTTAATTTTAAAAAATGATAATGGTCTAATGATATTTTTTTACTACCAATATCGTACATCAATGCTTTGTTGTGTAAAATATTTGGTAACATCTTAGTAACCATTTGTTTTAATTCATCTATACTATAACTATTTAATCTGGTAATTTCATCGAAAATCATTTGCAATCTCTTAGTTGGATTTGGCTCTGAATCATATCTCTCATCTATTAATGGATGAAACGTTTTAAATCCAAACTCATTTTTTAAGAATTTTAAAGAATTAGCCGGTCCAATTAGTATAAATGGATGCCCATGTACAATTGGTTTCCATATTTTCTCCGAAAGATATCCACTTTCCTCATAAAATAATGTTTCCGATACTATTGATATCAATGAATTCAAATATAGTTCTTTATTTTCAAATCCATACCCCCACACATTTCCAATATCGGCATAATCTACTATCTTTGGCGAAGTAGATTGAATATATTTTATAAATTCGGTATATTCGTTCTTTTCCAATTTCATAGATAAATCAGCAAGAGCAGGTGGTGTCATCAATTCATAATCATAACTAACTAAGTTATCTTCTAACATATTCTGCTTCCATAGATAATATAATACTTCCAATCTATGTACTCTAATACGTCTATTTAAGTTATTAAATTTATATTTCTTATTACTAAAGTCCGATACCTCATCTTCTAATAGAAAATTGTAAGATGTTTGCTTATGGTCATCTTTCCAAAAATGATAATCATCTTTATTCAATTTTTTAAAATATTCCTCTGCCTTTGAATTCAATGACCAACAGAAATGAATCAACTTTGGCATATTATCACCAAATATTGGCTTCATCATACTTTCTAAATTGAAATCGTTGTGGCAAATGATTATCTTATTAAATGGAATGTTTAAATCCAATAAACATTTATATAATTTGATTAGTTGGTATTTACTTATATTACCATCTATAACGTAATTTATAGTAAGAGTTCCACCCCAATCTCTAATTTCTTCCAAAGTTTTCGATGGAATTAATTTACTGAATGGTATATTGTTAGAAAATCTGTCTAAACCTAAGAAGTTTGCAATATCCCCATAAGGTTCTATTAGATAATACCATTCGTAATAATTACCACGTTCTCTATCACGTATTACACTATGTACAGAACGAGTTTCTATTCCAAAATACCCAGGGTTTCCCATTTCATCATTTAATTGAACATTGAATCTTGCATTGAATACCGGCCATACCGATTTTAATTTATCAGTAAAGAAGTGTTCGGATGAATCAAAATGCCAATCAGTTTGATATGCGAATTCTAAAAATTTAGGATTAAGACAATTGGGAACTTCGTTATATGGAAATAACACATCGTATGCAACTATTATCTTTTCAGTATTATTCATTTATTGTAATCTTCAATGCGTAGAATTTAGAATCTCTAATCCATCCAAATCGGTCACACGCTATGAGTTCTATATTGTATTCATCACCTGCTACATTCTTTACATCATCGGGAGTAATTCCACCTAAGTTTCCTATGAGAATTATAACTCCATCTTTTTTCAAATACTTACTTGCATTTTCAAAGAATTCTTGGTGTAAATACATATCCTCATCCAAAGACATCAATTCTTCTTGTATACTTGGATATCCACCAACCCTTGGAGAAGCGTAATGTGGTGGATTTATTATAATCGTATCAAATTTCATATTGGGCAAATTACTAAACCCATCGGATTGAATAAATTGCGTATTAGTCAATTCATTATGTGATATTGTTTTTTCAATAAATGATGCGTTTTGACCATTTATATCAACCAAAACCAATTCATCAGCCATTCCTTTAAAATTGAGATAAAATCCCATAAATCCTGGACCGGAACACATTTCTAATATAGTACCCTTTTTAATTGATTCAGCAACAACTTCATGTTTCAATGAATTTATACCAAAAGTAGTTCCACCGCCATCGAATTCTATATCATAAAAAATCTTCTTACCTTCTATTGTAAATTGCTTCATATCTTAAACGTAATATAATTCAGGGTATTCAACTATGCAATGGATACCACCATTACTATATGCGTTTGAATAAATTGTTTCAATATCTTTCCACTCCTTCAAATCATAAAATTCAATATTCTTACACAATGATTTGAATTCATTAAAATAATTTCCTTTATGTTGATGGCCGGGGTCAAGCGGAGTATCCGAACCTTTTCCCAATCTGATTATAATATTTACCGTATTACCAGTCATCAATTCATATTTATCCAAATGATTTACCAACTGATTTGTTGCTGATATTAGGAAATCCCATCGTGGGTAAAATGTAATAACTGTCTTGCCAGTCATAGCCATTCCCAAACTCATTCCCATTTGAGTTTCCTCCATAACAGGTACCTCAATCATCTTCTCCTTTGGGACTTCTCCCAAAGTTGTACTCATTGGATTACCAGCGTAGATAATTTGCTGTCCAATAAAAATTGTATCATCTTTACTAGCCAAATTAGTCATAGCATTGGTTAATGCATCCTTATATGGTGAATATTGTGGTGTACTCATTATGGTCTTGAGTTTGGATTATATAAATGTTTATTAGCCTTATACCACTCTATGGTTTCTTTAAGAGCTTCTTTTAAATTTCTTTTTGGTTTCCAACCTAAATCATTAATCTTTTTGGATGATAGTAATCTGATAGGAATCATTGGTGCTTTATTGTTCACATATTCGATTGGATTCGTATTACCATCCAATTCCTTAATCGTATTCAACGTTTCGTTTACTGTGAATCCTTCTCCGTAACAAACATTAAAGATATCGTATGTATCACAATTTTCTGCTACGAAAATAAAACCATCTGCCATATCTTCAACATGTAGTAAATCTCTCACTTCTGTTCCATCTCCCCAAACAGGTATTGGATTTAACCCATCGGCTACTTTACGAATATTCGCAGGTGTAACGTGGCACTTTTCAAAATCAAACTTATCATTTGGTCCAAATGCGTTTGAAGGTCTAACAATCAAACATTGCATTGGTTCGTGAATCTGATTAGAAAAGAAATCACATAACATCTCACCATATCTCTTCATACCACCAACTGCTTTATAAACCGGCAACAATGGAGTTGCATGAACGTTAATATCTTCAACACAAAATTCAGTTCCCATATCTGGGTATGTTGTATTTGATGATATAAATAAAAATTTACGAACTTTGTTTTTCCAACTTTGTTCCATTAAATTAGTATTCATCTCTACGTTTGGAGTAACGTGTAATAATGGATTAAATTTGGTATCCAATGCGTTTGAAGTGTTTGCTGCGCAATGGAATACTACATCCACATCTTTTGTAATTTTTTCACAAAACTCTGCATTTTGTAAATTTCCTACAATGTGTTCTACATTTTCAGTTCCTTCAAAATCGTTTCTTAAACCTCTACTAAATGAAGTTGAACGTAGATTTGTATATCCTTTTTGATGTAACAATCTTAAAAGATGTGAACCAATGAATCCACTTGCTCCCGTAACTAAAATCTTATCTGTCTTTTTCATATTTAATTATTTGTAATCAATAAAGATACAACATTTTTTTGTAATTAACAAAAATTTATGTAACAAAATCTATTATAATTTTTAACTTTTTCAACTGCGTGAAATGGATTGTGTTTTGTAAAATCTAATATAGCAACATTTCCAAAAATAGGTTTAACTATATTTGTATGTTCTATTATTAACTCACCACCATTACCCTCAATATAATTGTGGGTTAGATATATTAATATAACACAATTTGGCTTGTTTTCAGAATACGATGCATCTTGATGATTAATTAAGTAGCAGCCATCGTTATACATAGTTAGTTGTGATGAACCTTTGAATTCCGAATCGTAGAATGTTTTAAATATAGTTTCAGCCAATTTAGCCGATTCATTTATATATTTAGGATAATCGAAGTACCAAATTTGGTCAACTGAATTATCCACACCATTGGTATAATTTTCTAATATATCATTCTTAATGATTTCCAACTCATCAAATGGTGCATCTAATATAGATGATTTGTATGGCGATTTCTTATTCAATTCTATAATAGAATTTCTCAAATTACGAAAAGATGAAGGTTTCAATGTTTCAATTGGAAACAATTTTTCTAATTTAAGAAATAAATCGTTATTTAATTCACTTAAATGAAATGAAACGTATCCTTTATTGAATAATTCGTTTTTTAAAACAGATTCCATTGTGATATTATATTTTTTGTGAATATTTTATACATTCTAGCCGATACGTGTCCCAATGGACACCCATCATTATATAGTTCAATCAATTTATCTTCGGTATATTCCCCATCTACTCTTTGCTCCATAAATAATGAATTATTGTAGTTGGTATCTCTATTGGAATCATTTATATCATAATTACGAATTGCCCATTCAATTACTCCACCAAATTTATGAATACCCTCTTCTTCATAAAACCAAAACGTATTCCAATCTACCATATTATAGTAATATTCCAAATATGGATTTTTAAAATAGCTCATAGAGTCATTATAGGTGTTTGGTATGTATTTGTTTTTTATAATTTCATACATTTCGTTATGCGGCGAATTCTCTGGCTTAAACATTGGGAATCCTCCACCATTTATACAATTTAAAACGTATGTATCTGAAAAGTTATTAGATATGTTGAACATCTTATATTTTATACCATTTGATTTAAAATACATTTGTAACATAATGATTGTTTCTAAAAATACAAGCAATCTCTCTTCATACGAATGATAGTGTCCTAAGTTTAAATAAGCAAATTCTCTCATAGGATTTTTAACATGCTCCATTCCGAATCCACCTGATAGGAAATAGTATCCGTTTTCACCAATACTATTTTTTTCTTCTACGAAATCATTAATATGCGCATAATCATCATCCCACCTCTTACCATGCTGTGGTAGTTTTAGTTTTGGATTTTCATTTATCTTTGATGGTGACACAAAATAACTATTTCTATAAAAAGATGACCATTGTACTATAACCGAAATATCAGATGTATCAATTCCTTCTTTTTTTAATTTTTCGATTTTGTAAATTATATTTCTAGCTATTACTTGATTATCGTTTGTAACATTTCCCAAATTTATAACTTTCAATTCAGGGTTTGCTTCTTGAATTTGATGTGCGTAATAATTAAATTCATTCGAATGAGAATGCCTTGCCATATCATCTTCTTCCATAAAATTATCAGCGGTTACATCGATATTAATTCGACCTGCTCGTGTGAATGAGCAACCATTTGTAATTAAATATTTCATAAGAATTTTGGTTTTAAAATATCAAAATAAAACTTTCTCCACATTAACGTAGATGGGTGTCCATACGATTTATCATTGAAGTAATTCTTAATATCCGTATCTGACATAAATTCCATTTCAAAATAGATATTTTTACTTAAATTTAAACCACTATCATCTACAATGTTCTCATCCCAATTACCCAAAGTCCATTCCAATGCTCCCCCACATTTGTGATATCCATCTATCTGATAATACCAAAAATCATTTTCAAAATCTATTAAATCTATTAAATAATTAATATATGGGTTATCCATAAACATACCGGCTTCCCAATTTTCTCCAACCAATTTATATTTAAGTAAGTTTGGTCCAAAATCTATAACCGGCTCTTGTGTTCTGTTATTTAAGTTATCGTATGTAGAAAATGAATTGGATGTGATATTATTATTCATTTGAAAATATTTGTATTTTATTCCCAAACTTTTACAGAATGATGACATCATAATTATATTCTTCAACCAAGATATTATACGTTCTTCGTTTGAGTATTGATGTGCAAAATAATTAAACGTTATATCATTTAGTTTATCCAAATTATCGGTGCGATTGTATCCACCAGTTAGATATTTGAAACCATGTTCATACGGATATCGTTTTTCTGAAATGAAATCATTGGTATGTATCCTATTAGTCATCTCACTACGGCTTACCATATATTTTGGTATATAGAATGAATTTCTACTCAATGCAGACCACTGTATTATAACTTCAATATCAGTTGGGTTAATACCATCTTTCATTAATTTACTAATGGCATACATAACACTTTCAACAATTGTACTATTATCATTTGTAGGGCAACCATAGTTATGAACTTTATAGTTATCCGATTCGTAATATTGTATCCACTCTACCCAAGTCCAACTTTCCATATTTTTATCAAACAATGGATACTCCGTTGGCATGTCGATATTTGGTTTTACTAAATTAGTAAAAGAACATCCAGATGTTACGAGGTGTTTCATTACAATTTACTTTTATATGCTAATATTGATTTTGTAAGTCCTTCTTTCAAAGTAGTTTGTGGCAAAATACCATATTTGGTTTGTTTTTTAGAACCTAAACATCTAATGGCATCTCCATTTGTTTTAGTTTCATCCCACACTATATTTTTCTCTATCCCACTTATTTCTTTATATGCTTCAACGATAGTTTCAATTGTTTCTTTAATTGTAACTGCTTCGCCACATCCAAAATTGATTATGTCCTTAACTTCCTTTTTAACAACATCGATAGTCGCTTGAGCTACATCATCTCCAAATACAAAATCTCTTTTAGAAGAACCATTTCCCCAACAAATCATATCATCTCCTTCTACATTAAATAACTTCCATATATTAGAACTAATTACAGTAGCATCTTGAGCAAAATTATCATTTGTGCCATAGATGTTAGATGGGCGTATTACAGTCCAATTATCCCATCCGTATTGAATCCTAAGCGAATCTAACGTAAGTTCTCCCATACGTTTTGTCCAACCTGGATGCCAATCTAATCGAGATGGAGTTGATGCCCAAGTTTCTTCTTGTGACCAAATATCTTCTTCGTGCATTACATCGGCTGGCGAATATACACCAACTGATGAAAGATATACAAACCAATCAACTTTTGCATCAAATGATGCTTTAATCATATTGGTATTAAACATCAACATTGGGAATAAATAATCAGCAGGTTGCGTTGATGAACGAGCGGGTGAACCTTTTACTCCAGCAATATGTAATACTATATCAATCTTCTCATTTTCGAATAATTGTTCACAATGTGAAAGATATGTTAAATCTGTTTGAACTAATATCAATCTATCTAAACCATATTTAGATTGTAGTTCTCTCAATGATTCGCCGATTTTTAAATCAACTGCCATTACATTAGAACCTTCTTCTAAACACTTTTCAATTGTTGGTAATCCAACCAACCCATTTGCTCCCGTTACTAAAACGTTTTTGCCTTTAAATTCCATAATTTTTTATTTTTTGTAAACTATTTTCAAATACATCATACTTTGTAAAACTTAATAGATGATTCCTATTATATATACATATATTTTTCAATTCTAATAGTAGTTGATTTAGTTCAGTTATATCGAATTGAGATATACGAAGTATTTCATCGCATACCATTTTAAATCGTTTTTGAGAATTAGTTTCATTATCATATTCCTCATTTATATAAGGTGAGAATGTTTTAAATCCTAATTCTTGCATTATTTTTAAATGTCCATTTGAAGAAAATACAATGAAAGGTTGTAAATTAATAATTGGATGAAATGTTTTTTCCGAAAGGAATACTCTGTTATTTGTAAATGTAGTTTCAGTTACAATGTTAATAGCAGATTCCATATACAATGGCTTATAGTATATTTCGGAAGTTCTGAATTCAGATATGTTAATACGTTTATCCAAAAATTGAGTATCCAACTCCATTGGTATTTTATTAAAAAAAATGGAATCATACTCCATATATGACTGCGCATCTACTTTCGAAAGCACCTCATTTAATTCATCTACATTTTTAGGATTGTGGCATACTAAGAAACTAAAATTACCAATATCCCATAGATTATTTTTTTCTAAAAATAAACCCAATGCATATCGATGTGGTCTATCAACGTGTCTATTCATTGAAATAAAGTGTTTTTGTTTTTTAGTATCAAATACACTATGGTCTACTATTTCGGTAGTAAATTCAACTTGATTAGATTTATATGTTTTATTTCTTAATAATAGTTTTAAAGATTGTGCAGTATTTGCCAAAAAGAAATGGTCTGATATATAATTTATATTAGAATTTGTTGGAATATTGTTTGCGCTTGTTAATATAAAGAAATTAGATGGATTTATGTTGTTATCTCTACAAAATGTTTCTATTTGATTATTAAAAACAACATCGTATAAAGGTTCACCAAACCAATTAAATATTACCTTTAGTTGATTCGATTTTAACCTATCCAACACATTATCGGATATATTATTTATAAATTCATTATTGTAATATGGAACAGGTGTGTATGATTCGCATATATAATACAATACATCATCTGATATATCGGTGGTTTGTAAATTATGTTTAAATACATACCCAGTTGATAATGTGCCAGAAAATTTATTAGTTCTACGTTCTCTTAAAAAAGAATCCCAATTGTAATCTATTGAGCATAACGTATTGTATTCATCTAATTCAATTTTGGAAAGGTTGTTTGGAAGTATTCTACCAAATTTATCTACATTTTCAAAGTAGAATTTAAAAGGCAATCCATTTACCTGTTCCATAATGTGGGAATTTTGATTTATAGTTGTAATATATTACATCCGATGGTATTTCTCTTTTTGTATTCCAAGTTGCTTCCGTTGGTGTATAAGTTGAAACATTATTATCTTCTACTACGAAATATAAAGGTAAGTCAAAGTTTTTAGCATACTTATGTACTTCATAAAATATACCACTTTCAAAACTCATATCACCTACAAAACACCAAACTTTTTCATCACTACCACTATCTTTTAAAGATTTGGCAACACCCAATGCAATTGAAAGAGTTCCACCAACAATTGCCGATGAATATAATTTTTCATCCGAATTGCATAATGTGATTGATTTTCCTTTAAGGATTTCATCTTCAATCCAAATTGGACAAACACCTTTAAGTAATGCATGATAATGCGAACGCCAAGTTGAAAACACCCAATCGGTTGATTTTATTCTTTTGAATATTTCAATCAATTGCTCTTCATTTCCTTCCGATAAATGAATGGGGCCCCTAATCTTTGCATCTTCCCAATGCTTCACAATCATTTCTTCAAAATTGATTAAATCTTCCGAAGTGTATTCCACATCATTTACAATTGGATACTTATCGATATTCTGTATCATATTAGTTTTATTTCAGTTAACTTATTATATATTCGCTGTGCTACTTCCTTATGCCCTTCGATGGATAAATGTGGGTCTGGCACTGGACAATTTGGTATATCCATTATTCTCATTTCATTATTACTAGCCCATGCTCCCAAATTATCACCATCAAATTTTATAAAATTATTTGCTTCATTAAATTGAGTTGGATTACCATCATACGAAAGCCATAATGTATCTATACCTTTTGATTTTAACCATAAATCATACATCTCAATATCTCTAATTAAATTATTCACAACATCGGTTTCATTGTAAATATATGATAAGTAATTAGTATAGTACTCATGTAATGGTTTGTATGCGTAGTTTCCTAAAAATGGTGGTTCTGAAAATTCAGTTCTATTTAATTTTATAAACTCATTTGTAAAATCATAATAAACGTGCTGTCTAGTAAACATTGTCAACTGTCCTATCATTAAAACACGTTGAGTTGGTTTTGGATTTGAAAAGTATTTATAAATTTTTCTAAAAATCAAATCATTAGATGACATCGATTCGGCAGTATTTATAAACTTACATCCGAATAAATTAGCCAAATATACTATGTAATTATTATCTTTTTTAAATTTTATAGTATCAGGATGCATGAACCCAATACTATCATCATTTATATTATTTATAAATTTATAAACGTTTGGATTATCCAGTCCACCACCTTCGGTAAAACTACAACCAAATCCTACTATTAAATCGTATTGCTTCATCTATCTCTTTTTTGTAATATGGGATTGGTGGTAGGCCATTCCATTTGATATTCCGGGTCGTTCCATTTAATTACACCTTGCTCATTTGCATCTATATATTCTCCATTGTAAAATAAATTGTAATGAAACATACAATCGGTAAGTGCATAGTGACCATTTGCAAACCCAGGAGGAACTAATACCTGTTGCCTGTTACGTTCGGATATGATAAATGATTCCCAATCCCCAAAGGTAGGCGAACCTTCTCTTACATCCAAAACAATGAGGTATATTTCCCCAACAACGGCTTGGACTAACTTCCAAGTTTTAGTATCATAGTGTAATCCTCGTAATACGTTTTTGTAGGAACGAGAGAATCTACCGTGAATACTAATTTCTGATTTATCATAGTGAATATGATTCATTACTGGATGTTCCTCACTATGAAATGTAGTAAATATTTCACCCCTATATTCTCTGTAAATAGATGGGGTAAAAATAGGTACTTCGTACTCAAATATTTTTGATGGAGTTTCTATAAACTCATTCCATTTATTACTCATACTATGTATTTTTTGCGTATCCTAATGGGAATCCGTTTCTAAACTCTGCTCCCATCTTAGGAACAATCATTTGGTAGGCTTGAATTAATTCAGTTATACCCTTATCCAAATTCCAATGTGCTCTCCATCCAGTCGCTTCTATTTTAGCGTTCGATACAATGTAATCTCTTTTATCAGGGTCCTCATAAAAGTCGTTGTATGATACCGCAAAATCCTTTACATGAGATTGTATCTTTTCTAATAACTCTTGCTTTGATAAATTGGCAGAACTTAATCCTACGTTAAATACTTCACCTTTGTAAGTATCATATCTATCTAACATAAACATAAACACATTTGCTACATCCCTAATATGAATAAAGTTTCGTTTGAAATTCTTTTCAAATACAACAATGTATTTATCGGTAATTGCTTTGTAAACAAAATCGTTTACTAATAAGTCGGTTCTCATTCTTGGCGATACACCAAACACAGTTGCTAATCGGAATATAATAGCATCTGTTTCTTTTAATAATAAATTTTCAGCTTCGCACTTTGTTTTACCATAAACTGAAATAGGGTTTAGTGGTGATTCTTCCGTACATTCCGTTTGTCCTTCGCCTATTCCATATCCACTATTAGTATTTGGATATAATATTTTTTTACCAGTCCCCTTTGTGAATCTAACAATATTTTCAATTTGTGTATAATTTACATCCAATGCCAACTGCGGGTCGGCATCGCAAGCAGGGAATCCTACAATAGCTGCTAATGGAATAATAGCATCCGCTTCATTACAACACTTTTCCAATAATGTCGTATTACGGACATCTCCATAAATGAATTTGAATTTAGTTGTAAATGTATATTGTAATAACGATGTTTGATTGAATAATAATTTATCCAAAACAGTCACATGGTGTCCTTCATCTAATAACCTACCAACTATAACCGAGCCTAAGTATCCAGCTCCTCCTGTTATCAATACTTTCATATTATAATTTTTCTAAATCTTTACAAAATTTCATTAAGTGGTTGTTGTTACCTGTCATGTCCCAAAACTTATAATCAGTTTCGTTTTCAAAATTAAAACAACATAATAATCCTAACTCACTTTTATCAACTAATTGAAATCCATGTTTATTTTTAGTTACAAGATTTGGTAAGTTTTTTCTGAAATCATTAACAACCGAGCCATCTAATTTTTTATTAGAAACTATAAAGAAATCACTATAACATTCTTGCGACCAACTAAAATCTCCCTTAGTATCAGCTGAACCTATAAAGTATGGTGCGTTAACATAATCTCTTAACTTACCACCCAATGTTTCGGAATATACTAATTCATCATCAATCCATAATTCATAAGTAAACGTATCCCCATCCCAATTTAATGTAAATAAATGTGGTTCTGCCCAAAATTCTTCATCTTTATAGAACAAAATCTTATCGGCATATTTTTCTACCTCATCTTCCACATACCAAAAATTCAACATTAACATATCGGGTTTTCTATAAACGATTCCCGTATGTAATCCTCTTCTCATAAAGATTCCAGCCATATCATCTATTTTGGAATCATCTTCTCCTCGTTTCCAAGTTCCACTAATAGTCCAACTTGATTCATTCATTACATAAAAAGCAGATGTATCAATAATCCCATAGGCGTTATGTGGCCACCAAGGCAAATCTGCTAATATCAATGGTTCTTTGTGTTTTATTTTGTACATTATAACTGTATTTCTTTTGTGAAATTATAAAATTCTTCTAATTCTGGGAATGTTTTACAAAAATCCGTTCCTCTTCTTTTGTCGTGTTCACTAAAGAATTTGTGGAAATTATATCTAGCTTTATGCAACTCCCCATTATCAATTGGAGATATCGACCAATCGTATGTTCTTTTCAATTTTTGTATTTCTAAATCGGAATACCCAACGTATCCTTTTGAATAATATGGAATCCCATAATAAAATGCTAATTGAGCTTGGTCAAATATATTTTGCTTAAATTGATGTGGTAGGATTTGTACCGTTTGATGACGAGGATGTCTTAGATATGATGTATCTAATAATACAGGCGATAACCAATATCTATCATCTCCAGCATACTCTCTCTTCAAATCATACACTCCTTTAATTAATTTATCAAAACTGAATACTGATAACATATTGTATGTTACCATAAATGTAATAGTGATTCTCGGAACTTCTCTTAAAATTCTATTTACATTATTCCAAAAACGATTAAACTCTAATCCGTTACGGATATATTCAGCTTGCTCTCCCCAACCATCACACGAAGTAAATAACACAAATCCCTTTACTTTATCTTCTTCTGTAATTCTTTTTAATTTTTCGATTAATTTAGTTATAAGCTCATCGCTAACTCCTAAATTGGAATTGATTGAGAAATCTAAATTTTTATTAGGATTTGGTTCATCAATTATATAATCCAAAACTTTCCAAGTATCCTTTGATAACAATGGCTCTCCACCAGTTATTCTAAAAGTATGCAAATCTCTATACAAATCCGGCCACCATTTCCAAAATGCTTCTACATAAGGATTATGTTCTCTATGTGGAATTGGCATCTTTTGTTCAGCTGCAAGATGTTTTAAATCATTGAAATTATCAGTTGTATTATACCCACCATGTTGCTGAATCTCTTCCATCCATTTAGATGAAAAAGTAGGTGAACAATATGAACAAGCAAAATTACAAATGTTTGAGAATGCAACCTCTACATATCTTGGATTAAAATCATCTCTCCAATTTGAATTTTTAATGGTTTCGAAATCAGGCCAAGACCAATCTTCGGATGATTTGAAAATTCTATCCGAATATAAATCCGAATTATCCTCAACTCCCCAACAATAATCACATTCCGTTGGCCTCGCACCGGACATCATTTCTTTTCTTTTCTGCTTCTTAAATAAAGTATTATGAAGTGCAGATGGGTTTCTAGCAATCTCTGCTTCGGATACTTTGTGAGTATTAGGGTGGTGACAACTATGATTGTGACCGGTGTGTAAGTGAGTTGTAACTTGCGTCCATTTCGCTAAACACATTCCTTTACCAATGCCATCTAATGAATTTTTTACTTCTTCGTAAAGTGGTTTTTTATACGCCATAACTATGCTTTAACATTTATAAGTTTGTGTTTATTATATATAGTATCGATTGATATTAATTCGTATTTCATTGAGTTAATACCATCCGATTTGTAATCAATTTTACCCTGCTGCATTTGTAATATATATCGTCTTTCATTTCTTGCAGTAGTTTCTCCCTTTGCCCATTTATCAATTCCCCCAACATTAATTAATCCTTCGGTTTGATGTGGTAAGCATCTGAATTTACCATCCCTTCTATATGGTAAGACTGTATTTGGTACTGAAATAGTTTGATTTATAATTTCTACATTATCCATTTCCAATTCATCCATTGGTTGGGAGAAATCCAAATCAAATACTAAATTATCAGTAGGCTGTATTTTATGTAAGTTTTGTATTTCATCTGCTGATAAACATCTATCCCACATTTTTATTTCGGAAATATAACCTTTGAAAAATTCTTCATTTGGTGATTTAGAATATCCAATTTGAAATTTATCCATCCCATAACGTTTCAATGGTTCATTATAAATTAATGGCGAATATGTACCAGTCCCCAATCTTGCATCACTTTCTTTACCATTTAGATAAAAATGAATTTGTTTTAATTCGGAATCAACTGCCATTGTCACCCAACTCCATTGATTTTCATAACGTTTAATCCATTGATATAAATGAGTCTTAACTCTATCCCATAACATAGCAGTATAAGCTCTACTATTATTAAATGATATTCCCCAATCGTATCCAGGTTTTCTGAATATTGGGTACTCTATAAATTGTCTTTCGGAATCTCCAATTAACCATATAGGAACTTTTTCAATTTGTTGGTCAGCTTTTACTAAAATAGAAACGGTATGTGATTGTGAAATACAATCTTTCATTTCTCTGCTAGGCCTGTATAATGCTTTGGAATTCAATCCATTAAAGTATCCAACTAATTTATCTTTATCAAAATCCAATTGATTTCGTTGTGCATACCCTTCCATCACACATCTCCAAAATAAATCATCATCCTCCATTCCCCAATCCCAATAATCATTTGAATATCCATTAGTACGTTCTACTTGTTCTTTGGAAAATACAACTGCTCCACCAAAATACTCCTCATATTTTAATTGGTAATCCGATTGTGAAATTCTAACGGCAATGTGTTGTGGGTTATCAGTTGGAAATGAATAATCGCAACTATCATCTTCCGGCACCATATCAATATCATGCCAAACGATGTAATCACATCCATCATCAAATGCATGTTTAGCTGCAATGTTTTTCATTAAACCTCTATTAAAAAGTTTATCATCACATTGATGTGCTAAATAAATGGTATGTTCAATTCCTTTTGAATCTAAAAAAGCAGATACAATTGGAATGAATTGATTCATGTGTTCTTCTCGGTTTCTATATGGTACACATACTCCTAATTTCATTATATACCTACGTTTATAGTTCTTATATTACCATTGGTTTCAACACCATAGGTATGATATTTTAAAGTACTCAATCCATCGTTTTCCAATAATGAATGATTACCATTTACTTCATTTACAAATCTTAACTGATTCCATCTAGTCGATTGGTCTTTCCAAGCATTTCCTACGAATCCATTCTCATCATGCTTCAATGATTTGAATAGTGATTTCCTACGATGTGGAATATAGAAATCTTCATAATCATCTACCAATTCTTTTACAATTTCACATTTATATATAATACCATCATTATCATTGCCAGATAAATCAGTTAGTTTATAGTTTTCAATGTGGTTAGAATCATAATATGTTTTTAAATTATCAGCAGATTCATATTTTCCAAAATTCTCTGTTAATAGTTTAGTATTATTATTAGAAATATCATAAATCTCATCAGCTGATAATTGATTATCATAGTATGCGAAATATTCAATAGTTCCTTTAAACCAATTTGGAATAATTTCCCTATCAGGATTACCAACTCCTAAATAAAAGTATGGTTCTTTTCTATATCTAGCATTATATCTACGAATTGGTTCAGTTTCTCCAACTAACTCACCATCTTGATACATTTTAATTATAGTAGATGCTGAATCGTATGATAAAGTAATATTGGTTTTATACTTAGGTTTAATATCTGTATTAAGATATATGGGTTTGAATTTACTATCAAATGTACAGAAGTTGTATCTATCAAATGACGTATATGATATAGCGAAATCGAAGCCAGGTATACTAAACGCAGTAAATTCATCTGATTGTTTGTTATGATTTAAAATTAAATTATTAGGTCTGAAACATATCGATATAGTAAAGTCATTATTCAAATCAATAACATTTTTGGATTTAACATAAGCATTATCGCCATTAAATCTTAAAACATTATTATTGTAACCTACGTTTTTTAATTCTATTTTATTTAATTCAACTGAATGATACTTACATCTCAACAATAAGTCATCATCTTCATATCCCCATCCCCAGTACTTATTAGAATAACCATCAATCTGCTCAAAGATATCCATTGGAAATAACGTAACACCGCCAAAGTATGTATCAAATACAACTCGTTCCTTCTCACCTTCACTTAATTCAAAATTAGTAGATAAATGTAATGGGATATCCGAATAAGAATAATCTACATCAATTGGTAGCATATCAACATCGTGGAATACTACATAATCACATCTAAGCTTTTTAGCTTGCTTAAATCCGATATTAAGTAGCATCCCACGATTAAAAAGTTTGGCATCGTCTTGGTGAACTATAATTAATTCAAATCGTATATTTTTAGTTCGTAAATAAGTTACAATTGATTGTTTAAATTGTTTCAAATGTAAATCACGACCTCTATACGGCACAACTATGCCAACTTTCCTATCCATTTATGGTAGGGTCTTTTTGTTGAGTAGTTTTATGCCATTCGGCAAGATAGAATTGAATTCGGTTACTCCACTCATCTTTATCAATTTCTTCAAACCAAATTGCTAAAGCGTCAACACTATTTGCTATCTTTTCTAATGCTTTTACTTCTCTTTCTTTTAATTTTAATTCGTCTGCTGTCATTAGTGTTTAATTATTTATATTACAAAGTTAGTGAATTTTTTTGATAAAACCAAATTAAATTGATATTATTTTTTTAAGTAAATTATCCCATTGAGTGTATCCATTATAATCATCTGAAATATTTTCAAAACCATATTCTGAATTATTTACATCTATTTCAAAATTATTACTTCTAATAGCTTGATACATTTTCAAATATTCTGCTGAAAATGCATAGGGTTTGCGCTCATCTGCCACTGTTTTAATCCTATCAACACAAGTTGAATCCCATTTAAAATGATGAACTTGCACATTATACTTATCAATTGGTGCTATTAACGGATGATTCCATCCATGCCATCTCCAAGTTGAATGTCCATTTATTTTTGCATAATGTTGTCCTGCTGTAATTTCAATATTACCTTTCATAATACAAACCTTATTAGGACATGCTTCACTCATAGGATATCTAAAGAATCCAGCCAACGGAAATTGTTTAAATATATTTTTGTATGGTTCTATAACAGGGAATACACCATTCTCACCAATTCTATCGATAAATCCTCCTCTAACTAATTCCCATCCATTAATTTCACAATCTTCAACAATATAACTTAGAGGTTGCGAATAAACATGAAATTCATCATCATCTGAAACTACCCACCAATCATTTGGATGCATCAATTTAGTTTCATTATATAATTGGGTAACATATTCCCAATTAAACTTCTCTTTAACTTCCCTTCTAACTATCTTAGCATTTGGAAAATTAACTAATATGTTTGAGATTTCTGAATAAGTACTAAATCCTTCCCACTCATATACTACGATATAAATTTCATCAACTATATCCTTGTAATGATTCAGCATGTGCCACAATGTATTTGTACGTGAACCAGTAACCGTAACTAACCTTATCTTTTTCATTTTATTTTATTTTTAAGCTTTCTAAGCTTTTTTAGCTGTCTTATTTTCTGCTTAGCAGTGTCAAACCTGTCGAGGTAGGTCTTTTTGTGTCAAATATACGAAAATTTTTTAAATTTACCAAGTCCCAATCTGGATTATCTTTTAATTCTTTAACAAATTTAGCAGGTCCATCAAATGTAGCAAAATCCTTTTTAGCATTTTCGGTAACAATAAACGTATCGTGGTATAGTTTATCGGTATCGTGAATTGTAATCAATCCATTTTCAGACATTATAGTAGAATATAATTCAAAATCTTTCTTAACTCCCTCATAAGAATGGTCGCCATCTATATGTAGATAGTCAATTTTAATATCTTGTCTAACAAAGTAATCGTAAAACGCTCTCTCCGAAGTTTCTAATATAATTTGAGGACTGAAATGTTTTCTAAGAAACGAATCTTCTTCAGTCCAATCGGTGAACCCACCAACTCCATTTGAAGCATCTACTATAATGGTTGTACCAACATCACCCCACTCATTGGATGGATTTCCTTCGAATATATTTTGAGAATGTAAATCAACTCTGGCTTGAGTCATAATACGTGGAATGAATCCACCACCACTACCAATACAAACGCAGATTTTTGAACGAGAAAATTGTATGAATGAATATATTAACATTCCATCTCCTAAGTGTAAATCAGTTGCACCATGAGTCCATCTGTAATTTATCGGAGTATGTATTTGATTACCCTCTTCATCGAAGTGATGATTATTAGTAAGGTAATCTTTAACAATATTTAGATTAAGTAACGATTGCATAACTTATTGTATATACATATATATATCGTTAATCCATTTTTGCTTATCTGTAAACTTTTGTAACCCTTTTTTCAATCTATCAAATTGTTTAGCATTTTTTTCAAATCCATCTTCAATGATTTTAAGATATTGATAGTGGAATTGTTTTTTATTCATAGCTCTATAACGATACTTAATATCCTTCATCCAATCCGAATTAAGTATTGGTAATTTACCATTATCAATCGCATCGAATATAGAATACCCAAATGGTTCTTTGGTATAGCATCCGTGAAATATTTGAAAATCTTTTTGAAAAAACTTATTATGGAATCTGTAATCAAATTCTATAAATCGATGAACATCCGCATTTATTTTACTACCTTCCAATAAACGTTTGTAATCATATTTGTTACTGAAAACGTATGATGGTATTCCATCCAAGTAATGTGCATTTTTACGAGTTTCACATCTCGCCGCATATCCAATGTAATTACTTGATATTTCAGCAAATGGTTTATTATACTTCCATTCATAATAATTTGGAATTGTTATTGTTTTTGGAAAGTATGTATGAATCGTATCACTCTCATATCCTATCCATATAATATTTTTAGAATTATCCAAAATATCTTTTTGCCAATGCCAATCCAATCGTGTCATTAGGTTTTCATACTCATCATTTAATCCTAACATATCAGGAATAAAAGCATGAACAAAAGTTGTATGAGTTTTATGAAGATACTTTTTAATTATAGGATTTGCTTTGTAAGAATGGTGTAGAAAAACTATCTTATCACACTCATCCAATATCCTATCTACTTCCCCATCGTTTTGGAAAGTGTAAATTGCATCTTTTTCTGACAATAAAGGTCTACCATCCACTATTATTTTATATGGTTCATCAACTAATGGTAAAACATTCTCCATAAAGTTATTACACCATATATCAGAACCTCCTACTACATTTTTTCCGTAACCCGTTGTTATGAATACTATCATATAAATTAATTATGCTCAAAATATATATTCATATCTAATTTTGAATCTACATATTCATTTAAAGTCGTATTTGTAGAATTACCATATAAACATTTCGGATGGTATGTTTCTATATATGAATCCAATGTAGTATCCGTAAAACAATATAAAGTAAATTCTTCTATTAATGTAGTTATATTTTCATCCTTTGCTAAATTTAATAATTGGGTAGATATATTACTATCTGATATATAAATAAATCCAGCATTTGGTATCACCAATGTATCCATATAATCCCAACTAAATTTATTTAATAAATTAGATTGTAATTCAACCCAATCATCGGCTCTATCATATATTGTTTCGTAATCTGATTTGTTATATGAATATATTGGCGCTAATAAATCTTTACCATCTATTTGATTAAAAAATACATCATCCAAATCCTTCACTAAATTACAATCCCAATCTAAAAATAATATTTTAGAATAGGTTTTCATAGAAGTATCTATACCAATCAACTTATGTATGAAGTGGTATTTTGGGTGTGTAAACTTATAATCTAACGAATTTTTACTCATCAATTTTGTTTCATATCCTAAAGATTTTAAAGCATCTCTATTTTCTACTCCCCACACATATACGATTTCATTATATTGTGGTGTAGTTGGTATATTTGAAATATCAAAATTTCCAAAAACAACCCTTACAACCTTGACATCTCTTGTATCTTGAAATGAAATTATTTTATCCATATTATTTTATTTTTGTATTTGTTCTTCTAATTCCAATACCCTATCTTCTAATAATTCTACCTTTGATGCCATTTCTCGCATAGCAGCTGTAATCAATGCGATAATTGCGTTATATTCCACCGTCAATAGATTTTCATATTCAACCGAACCTTTCACAACTTTAACTAACTCCGGAAAATATTTTTGAATATCTTGTGCAATAAATCCGTATGAATATCCTTTATCGGTTAAAGGCGCAGTTGCATCATTCCATAAAAATGATTTTGGATTTAATTGAGATAATTTCACCATTGGTGAATCGATTTCTCTAATATCTGTTTTTAATCTCTCATCGGATGTGGAATTAAATGCAGCCGCTTGAATAGAACCGGCTACCTTTACATCTCCAGTAAACGTTCCAGCTAATCCTGCCCCTGCTGCGGCTCCAATCGCAGTTAAACCACCGGCCGATGAAATTTGGATACCATTTAATCCTATTTCTAATTTTTGAGATAATTGTAATGCATTTATTGTAAAAGTCTGAGCGGGTAATGTATATTGATTTACACTTAAACTCCATGCGGGAACACTACTACTAAATGTATATGCAATTGCCGCACTTGTAATAGACCAAGATATAGCTGTTCCAACTCTGTATTGATACGATGTATTCAATCCACCAAATGCAGCAGCGGTTACCCCACCACTATATCCAGTAGAAACTGCCCCTGCCATTGTTCCATTGATATACTCATAATATATCTGTTTAGATTGAGTATCCACAGTTTCCCAGCCGCCATTTATAAATCGTTGTAACGAAATTGAAATACTAGCGGTGAATACGAAAGTAGAATATTGATAATTTGGTATAGATGATACATTTGATGAAAATGCCGTTCCAATTCCACTTCTTGAATTTGGTTGTCCCACCGAAGAACCCTGATAAGTCACCGATATGGTCAATGCATCTTGTGATATACCAAATTGATTGGAATACCCAACTCCAGATGTACGTGTACGGCTATGACTACCATAATAATTCCAAGTTGTGCCACCCGTTGAACTTAAAGTCTGGTCAGCTCCTTCTACATTTGTCGATGTTGATGTAGCAATTGAACTCTGAACCAAATTATCTTTTGTAATTCGAATTCTTTCGGTAGAACCATCGGTTAATGAAATAATACCCGTATTATATAATATAGTTTGGTTGTTATTTGATTTTATACTACTACCATCGATTGACCAACCACCAACACTACCTGCCGTTTTAGCAGAACCATTATCTTGATATCCAGCATTGTTAGCTAATGATGTTATATTTGCTCCAGGTTGAAGTGCCGCATTAGCATTACTTGCAATTGTAGCAATTGTGCTAGCTCCAATTACGGCATTACCACCAATTGTTAAAGTTGCACCATCCCAAGTTATACCTTTTGTAGAACCATCTCCGATTGAAAACTTATAATTTGAACCACTATACCCCAAAAAGAACCCCGTTCCAGTATTATAATCGCTCTGCCCTCCTCTAATGAAACCACCGCCACTCATAGCTATACCACCACTTGCAATAGTAATAGAAGCTTCTATACCAACTTTAGCTTGATTTTGAGCTGAATAGTTTTGGACATTTCCTAATCCAACATCGTTGCCGGTCAAACTGAATCCACTCAATGTAAGAGATGTTGCCGTAATTGCTCCCGTAATATTTGCATTGGTTGCGGTTAATACTCCGGCGGGTGTTACTCTAAATGGAGCAGATGCAAATGTTGCATTTCCTAAAGAAATTCCATCCGTAGTTGCTTTGAAAATATTATTTCCACTACCAATTGATATCGTTCCACCACTAATAGTTCCACCACTAATAGTTCCACCACTAATGGTAGCAGTCGATGTTATGTTTCCACTAAAATTTCCCGCATTAGCATTTATAGTTCCATTAACAGTCAATGAAGTTCCATCAAATATTAATTTATCTTTTAATGAGAAATTACCATTACTATCCAAATACACGCCGGTGTTTGTATTATTAAATGCCCCCGTTCCAATATAAATTTTACGAATAGATGTTCTTGCATCTAAATTTATAGTTGAAGATGTATTATCTCCGACTGTAAATAACTCTTTTATATAACCCTGCTGTCCACCAATGGCAGGTGAATATATTACATTATCCCCAATGAATGAACCACTATATTGTCCGTTTGCTAAATTTTTAACTTGTGCAAATGATGATGATAGAATTATTGCATTGGAGGAACTTACGGATGCACTTAAAGATGTAATTGAAGAACTAACCGATGAACTTAGAGATGTAATACTACCACTAACACTACCACTCAACGTTGTAATACTACCACTTGCCGATGAACTATACACAGTCATCGTTCCACTAATAGATGAAGAAACTGCTGCCAACTCAGCCGCCGATGCGGATGCGGATGCACTTATAAATGTTAAAGTTCCACCAATATTATTATTACCTCCAGTGAAAAGTGCGCTTTGTGTCACTAATACCGGAACGTAATTATTGTTTACATCATAGAACTCAAATTTAAAATTATAAGTTTCATTCCCAACCACAGTTGGCATAGATGTTACAAACGAAATCTCCGATGGAGAGAAAGCAGTATCTTCTGTTAACTTTAATGATAGATTTCCAATATGCCATTCACTTTGTGATTGAGAAAGATATAAACTAGCCGTTGGTTCTGCTAATGGTAATGTAAACTGAAATACGCTATCTTTTAAATTCTTAGTCGGTGCAATTCCAGTCAATGTTCCAACCAATACTTCCCCATTGTTAGAACCACTCACATATATTCCCATATTACTTGGATTCGATGCCGAATAAAAAGCATCTACTCCAAACTCATATACACTATTTTCTGATAAATTTAGAGATGATGAATATGTAAAATACCCACTACCATTTAATTTAACACCATTATCCACTCTACTTGAAGTCAATTGAGTTGTTAGAGTTGGATATGACCATAGTTTTTCTAAAACTTCCGAAGTCATTAACCCTGCTTCACCAACCACACTTCCGGTTAACTCATAAGAAGTTAATAACTCCTTTGATTCAACTAAAATATCTTGAATCATATCATAATCAGAAATATCACCTTCCGATGTTCTGTAAACTTTAATACGTTTAACATCTCCGGCAAATGTATCCAATTTAGAAAGTGTAACATTAGCAAACGATGAAACTATATTTGATTCTATCTTAGAACCGCTTACAATTGTATATATGGGTGAAAGTGTTTCGGAAATACTAGCCGTAGGTCTTTTATAAAAACGTATTTTGGTTGTATTTGGTAATTTTGGATTTACCGTTACTTGCTTTTGCCATTTTACATTATAAGTTCCTTGCCAATTTGATGGAACGGGAATTAATACACCGGCATCATTATAATAATCACTTAATTCTCCCAATATAGTAATAGTAGCGGGACCAAATGATGTATCCGGGTAAATATGAACAGCTATCACTTTTGATACCCCCTCATAATATTCGGTTACAACCGATTCACCCGCTACCGATGAAGAAACTATACCCTCACCTGGTTCGTAGTATATAGTATTACCTTGCGAATCTTTAATTTCAATTTTAATTAAGGTATCGGCTACCAATTGTTCTGAACCTTGAATTAAAAATGCGTTCTTTCCACCCGTAAATGTATCGGATAATTCAGTTATTTTAAAATACTTACTAAACGGGTCAGTATCCGTTACAAATGTATTATATTTATCTAAATTTTCAGTAAATAGAGTTTTTTGTGTTACAGCCATCGATTATTCTTTTAGATAAATATTCTTAAAAAAATAAACTAACCATATTTATATATAGAAAACTAATGAATACTTTATAAAACTAAAGAAAACTAAATAGTTATGAAATACGCAATGTTACAGATTAAAAAAGAAACCCACGAACTTCTCAAAGGATATTGCGAAGAACATGGGTTTAAAATGGGAAGTTTAGTTGAAAACTTAATTAAGAAACACGTTGGTGTTCCCAAGCCTCAATCAAATGTGTTGAAGGTTGATAAGGTTAGAAATCAATCTTACTAAATCCATTCTCTTTTTTAATTTCAATTAATCCATCTACTATATCTCGCATTTGTTCTAAGTGAGAAATCATCCAAATGAAATCAAATTGAGTTTTTAAATACTGCATCATCATAAATAAAGATGATAGGTTATCACTATCTAATGTTCCAAACCCTTCATCAATTACTAAGAAGTTTGGACGAGGTAAGTTACATACATTAATAAGAGCAACTCTAATTGCCAATCCACTTACGAATTTCTCCATACCACTACACATTTCTAATGGCCATTCCTGGTCATCATAAACTATTTTGGCGTTAATTGATTTACCATCCACATCCATCACAATTCCAAAATCAACAACTTGTCCTAAAATATTATTTACTTCATTTTCGATAACCGGCAATGCTTTGGAAATCAACTCATAAGGAATACCATCTCTCTTCACCGCATCTAAATAATAGGTGTATAGGCGGTTCTTTTCCTCTAAATCCTTAACTTCTTCCATCTGTAACTTTATCCTCTCTATAAACGAAGATATGGAAGAAATAGAGCCATTCACTCCTGCTATCTCTTTAGTGATTTTTTTAATCTCACTTTCTATTTCACCTTTGGTTTTTTGTAATCCTACGATTATGCTATTGATTTGAGTATTACGTTTGATTGTTTCCTCATTATCGTGATATTTTTGAATATTAGCTTTAATAGTATCTAATTGATGTTGTAATAACTCCTCCTTAGTATCAAACCCACTCATTTCAGCAACGGCAGTTTGTAACTTAGAACTAACATTAGTTACATCGGATTTCAATCTATTCCACTCAATCCATTGAGATTCTACATCTTTAAGTTTTTCAATTTTAGAAATTAAATTACCTAAATTAGATTGCAATTCATCCAATTGAATTAACTGATGGCTAACTATATTTTTAGTTTCTTGTGCATCTTTAACAAATACGTTATCACAACAAAACTTACAATTAGGGTCATACTCATGCTTTTCTAAATGCGAAAGTTTATCTGTATTAGCATCTAATGAAATCTTTAACTTATCAATCAAATGAACTGATTGAGTATGCTCCGTATTTAACGTATTATAACTTTCATACACCAAATCAACCGATTCGCCATTAAATTCTTTAATTTCACCAATTCTTTCATTTAACGAAATGATTGTATCCTTATATGATTGAATTTTTTCATTCTTATCTTTTTTCTCCGATAATATGTGTAAGATATCTCTACCAATAGAATTCTGTTGTTTAGTTAAACTATCTAAATCCAAATTACCATCCATAGGAGTAAGTTCTGCACTCAATCCAACAATACGATTGCTTAAATCGGTTACATCTTCATTTCTGTTTGCTAATGTTTTTTCTAAATCTTTTAAAACCGATTTATATGATTTCAATTCATTAGCTTTAGTAGCTAATTCCGTTGTGAAATCCGTTTTCTTAAAATTCTTAATTAAAACACTCACTTCTTTAATATCATCGGTAGCAGTTTCATATAATTTATCAAAGATATTCAATCCCATAAATTGTGCTAACAAATCCTTACGTTCTGATTGAGATTTATCAATGAATAATGCGTTATTACCTTGTAGAGATAATGCCGTTAATACAAAATCTTCATATTTACCAACATATTGTTCTATAATAGTGTTCGTATCACGTCTTTCTGTTCCATTTAACGATGTTTTGGTATCGCCATCTTGTCTCCAAAATTGTACATCAACTTTAACATTCTTTCCTTTGTTAATTGTTTTGGCAGTTCTCTCAATATGATAATCTAACCCATCGATTTGAAAATGTAAATGACAAGAGAAATCCGTTTTACGATTATTTAAAATATTAGCCGCTTTATAAGCTCTACTGCTCTTATCGTATAAACAAAAAGATACTGCATCAAATAATGATGATTTACCTGCGGCATTTGGTGCAAATAATCCAACCAATCCACCTAATTTGGTAAAATCAATTTTATTATCCTCACCATAACTAAACATATTAGAAAACTCAAAACGTATTGGTTTCCATTGTATGTTACGTTGTACATCATCTTGTACTATCCTACTATTAATATCTCTATTAATCATTTCCAATCCTTTCAAATCTTCGGGAACTACAAATGGCATCATTCTCTCAACATACTCATTTATAAGTGAGTTTTGATAATTGATATCTGAAATATCTTCGAAGTCCAATTTGTTTAATCGGTTTCCCGTTTTAGATTTAGAAAGAGAATCGGTTCTAATAATTGTGAAATCATCTACACCATATCTCATTTTAATTTCAGCCATTACTCGTTTAGTATCAGCCGTATCAGTATTAGATAAACGAACTCTTAAACGAGGTTTCCTTGGCATATTCGTTACAATTGGAACTTTTCCATTATCGATATCCATAGTATAATATCCATAATCATTATCGATATCAACTGCCTCATAACTCATAGTATCCAAATCCCAAACTAAGAAACCATGCTTATCTAAAGATTCGCCAAAGTTTTGCTGAACTAATGAACCAGCATAAACTACCTTACATCCTTTTGGAGAAATCATTTCTTGTCTTTTATGAATATCACCCAATAGGGCTAAATCATATCCATCAAACATATCGGTTGTAAAGTGTCGAGATGAAACTACATATCCAATATCTGTCATCGAATTATCAACCGGGCCGTGAAACAATGCAATCTTTTTGTTTCCAAACATTGTATCTGCTTTAGGCCAATTCTCTTTAGTATCGAATATACTGAACACCCCGAAGTCTACACCACCAATCGAATATACTTGAGTATCTCTTAGGTAAGTAAAGTTTGGTAAGTTCAATGCTTCAACGATTGGAGTAAGAACATCCAATCTATCGGAGTTATTCATATTACAATCGTGATTACCCGTAATAAGGATAGTTTCGCATAATTTCGAGCATTCCGTAAATAACCAACTAATCTCTCTCACTAATTCGGGAGAAAGTTCCAACTTAGCATGGGCAATATCACCTGCTAAATAAATGATTGAATCTTCTACTCCTCTTGAACGGATTTCATCAAACATTTTTTCAAACACTTGTCTATACTCATTATGTCTTTTGACATTCCGAATATGTACGTCTGCAATGTGGTAAATCTTTTTTAAACTCATAAATTTTTAATCTTATTTAATAATAACTCTTCTGGAGAAAACGTATTTGCTTTCCCCAACTCTTCGTAAAATTTGGAATACCCCATATCAGCCGCATCTTTATCTTTAAGATACATCATAGTTACGTTAATTCCTTGTTTACGAAAGTATTCACCTGCTTTAAGTGCTTCGTTAATTGCATCGTTATCTAATGAAATAACAATATCGGTAACTCCGCTCATAAAGATTTTTTGTACTAATTCTCTTGAAGGAAACTTTCCTAACAATGGAATAGCATTTCTTTTAATTGTAATAGCATCAAAAACTCCTTCACAAAGTATAATTGGTTCATTCCAATTGATTTGCGATTCCAAACAAATTACATTTTTACTGATTGGTGGATTCTTATACTTCATCTTTTCTTCCGGGTAATAGGAACGAGAAACAAAATAGTTTAACGAACCATCCGAAGTGTAGGATGGAATAATAACTCTTCTACTATATAATCCTTCTTTACAATATCCAATATTATACTTAATGATTTCTTTTTTAGTAATGCCCCTCTCATTTAGATAATGGATAGCATGTCTGTATTCGGGATTAAATCCTTTAGGTTCATCGCTAAGAGAAATAAATTCTTTTGGAAGTTGGATAAACACCTTTGTATCGGCATCTTCCGTTAATGGGTTGTAATTTGAATCACCATAGATATCTCTAATGATACCTATCGTTTTTCTATCTACATCTAATTTCTTTAATAACGATGTTAATTTCTTACCACCACTATTACAAGTCCAACAATGCCATTTTTGAGTTTCGGTATTTACTTGGAGCTTTTGCTTAGCATGATTGCAGAATGGACAGTAAAAAGCTAACTCATTACCCTTCAAAGAAGAGTAACTACCCAACGCATTAGATAGCGTAGATATTACGATATTTTTGTCTGTAATTTTCAACACAGAACAAATATACGAATTTTATTTGGTTAATCCAAATTTATTCGAACCAATTTTCGGGAATATGTTTATCTGCGTATTTGAAACCATTCTTATCACACCAATCGGCATAAGATGTTTTAGATGCTTTACTGATTTTATTCTTTGAGTTTGAGAATACAAATCGTATATCCAATTCAGGGTTATGTTCCCTAACTAATAGATGTTTTTTTCTATCTGCCGCAAGAAACCTTCCTTTAGTTTCTACGAAAATACCATTAGGTAACTTAAAGTCAGGATTATAAGTATGTTTAGAAGCAGGTATAACATATACCAATTTTTCGGTTTCATACTCCACTTTAATTCCTTTACTTTCGATTTGAGTTGAAATGTTCTCCTCAAGACCTGACTTAAACCCATATTTTCTGGCAACCCATCCACTTGATTTTTTTGTAACTTTTTTAGCCATTAAATTATTTTTTTGTATCTGAATATTTCTTTTCAGAAATTGAACCACCTCTACCAACTTTGAATTTATCAGCAGTTAAGATTTGGTCATCTGCCTTTTTTAAATCGTTTGTAGTATATGGTGTTTTTGCATTATCACCAGCAGTATAGCTGATTTTATCAACACCTAATGATTTTTGTGCTGCTTTGTATAAATCTAAAATCTTTGACATAGTTTCTTTTGTTTAGTAATAAATATTAATTATGTATCAAAACGTACAATAAAGTTTATAGGAATATCTGGTTCTGATTTAATAGGTTGTGGTAACTTAGCAACTGCTACTAAATCACAATTATCATCATATAATCCAATAGTTGTAATAAATGGTGCCAAGAAAGAACCAACCGTATCTATTGAGCCACTTAAATCATAATGTTCGAATCCTGCAAAAACACTTTCACTAACCGATGATGTATATCTATAATCCAATACCTGCCCATCATCCATTATAGATTTTTTACGAATATATTTAGTAGGTTGCTCACTCCAAACACGTCTACTAATCCCATCGGAATCAATAAATGTAGAATACTTACCGCCAACTTGTGTTATAGCCGTTGGATTTTGTGATATATTGAATTCATCTTGATTTGAAATCAAAAGATATTCATGTTCGTATATAGTTTGAGTTGATTTATAGGTCAAATCCCAATCACCTATTAAATGTGTTTCAACTTCCCTATTAATAGTTACCAATCCTTGTTGATAAAATACATTACCTAATTTTATACCATTTGCTTCCGCAGGTAAGAATGGGAAGTTATCAACAATCATTTGTTGAGTTTCCATATCAAACTTATCTATTCGAATAGCAGTATCGCCTCTATACTCTATATCTCTATATGTAAATTCAATTGTTTGATTTTCAATATCCACAAAAAATAAATTATTATCAAGTATAATAGTATATTCATTTTCAACGGTATCTTCGAATCTAAAATTTAATGCCGATGCTGATGGTTCGTTTTCAAGATTAATAATCGTTACAAAGACTTGGTCGCGTGGGTCGTATAAGTTACCATAACCATCATCAAAGTAAGTACCAAGCGTACTATCATCAACCAATTGTAGTGATGTTTTCTTTATACCCTCTCCTACATATTTTAAAGGAATTGATATTACTTTAGCAGAACCACTTAAATATCGTTCTTTAGCTTTAGTTTCCGGAATATATAAATTTGTTTTTACTCCTGAACGTATAAACGGATTATCTTCTTGCCCATTATAGAATTGAGCTCTTAGTTGACCGAATACCGATTTATATGGTACAATTGAGCCATCGTTTAACGTATTATTATTGGATATGTTATCATTGGCATATAATATAGAAATATCAGTAGATGCTTCATTGAAAGCCCACTCCTTATACGCCTTAAATGGACGAACGCTAATATCCGATTTTGGAATTCTTTTTAACATATCCTATATAAATATCGGTTAAACTAAAAACCCACCAATTAGGTGGGTCTAAAGTTTATTAGTTACTCTCTATTAAAAATCTAACTTTACTTTTATTGCTACTTCCTTATCGAATGATTTTTCGATTGGTTTAGATACTTTCGCCACTGCTAATAATTCATTTGCATCATCATACAAACCTACCGATGTAATATAAACCTTAGGGTCTTTTTCAAATGTAGATTGAACAAATGCACCAACTGAACCAGTTACGAATGTTGGGTTGTTTGAGAAATTGAATTCTCTATTGTTTGCTCTTACAAAATAATGTGAAGTTGAAACATTTTCAGTTCTTCTCATTTGTAAATCGGCTCCACCAGCGATTGCTTTAAGTAATGCTACCGAACCTGAATTGTAAGAATAAGTTGAACCACTCAATGCGTTGTTATGGTAAACATCTTTTTGAGAACCATTAGCTGCTGCTAATTTAGTATCAACTGCTGCATATAATGCGTTTGGATTTAATAAGATAACTCCCATATCTGGATAGAATAATCCAAATCCTTGTCCGTTTGATGCGGTTGGAGATGCGATTGTTCCTTCGTTTGCGCTACCAATATTTAATGCTCCACTAACTACATTGAATACTCTACCACTTGCACCAACTGCTTCGGTTTGACCCGAATCATCGATTAAAGTAATAGTACCCAATGAACCAGAAAGTGTAAGTTGGAAGTTACCTGGGTCTAATTGTTCTTTATATCTCGCTCTGTTGATGTTGATTGCGTAGAATGATGTTAAATCGTGTCCTGCGGCAGTTGAGCCGGTATATACACTAAAATTAGTATCAGCTGCATCTAACAACATATTACGGAATTGAGAATAAACTGCTTTAGTTTGAACCCCTGAATTATCACTTTGAGTGTAAGTAGGTGCACCATATCCATTTATATCTCCGTATGCCAATGAGAACTGAACTTCAGCTGCATCCGATGATGGTGTTAGGTTATACACATCTAAGTAATATTTACCACTCACATCTGCTAATTGCGTAGATGAAGTGAAAAATGAACTTAATGAACCTGTATCACCACTCCAAATACCCGAAGTTACGATTTCTGTTCTGTTAGTTACTTTATCGATGGCGCCAAATTTCTTATAAATACCATTTGTAACGGTAGTTATATCTGAACTGATTTGCTCACCTTGTCCTAAAAATTGGTTTACGATATTCACCAATTCGGTTGTATCGACAGGAGTTCCAGCAGTATTTGCCGCTGAAGCTAAGTATTGTGATAAATTACTTGCTAAAAGTGCTCCTCTATTATCTCTTATTAATGCCATAGTTTAAATTATTGAACGTATGTTACGGTTACCGGAATTGTTTGTGAACCACCCGTTTCATTACCATACACAGTTATAGTTGTTCTGATAGATGAAGTTAATGATGGGTTTGGAATAAATTTGAATGTCAATCCTTTTGCAACAGCTGCAGTTGCAGAAACATCATCACCAATAAATACTGGCACTGTCCCTACATCAGAAGTTACACCTTCTCCAATAATATCTCCTGCGTTTTTATTAGATAATACGATTGTATATCCTAAACGTCTGTTTCCGGCTGGAGATGTCGTTGGTGATAAAGATACTTCACCACTATTTTGATTAACTGCTACATTTGGAATACCAAATTCTACAACCGGAATACGAGTTGTATTTTTAGGTAATGTTACCAATTTGTATTTCATTACTTGTGTTTCATCAGGCGATGCTTCTAAAACCGGCATATTTTTAATAGCCGCATCATAGTAAGCTGACCCCAATGGATGAGCTGGTTCATATAGAGAGTAGTCAATCTCATCATCTGCTAATGCAAATTGAGTAATGTTTAACCCTTGCCCAGCTGCTAATTTCTCTCTACCCTTTTTAGTAAGAATAGCATCTACTGTTAATTCAGTATTACTTAAATATCCCATAGTATTGTATTATCTTTGTTTATAAATATAATTATTTTTAAAATCCGTTATTCTACTTCCAAAATTGGTTCAGATGAATCTCTACCTGCTTTGTTTACTTTCAACGTATTAGGGTTTGTTGTAAACACTTCTACCGGAGATGAGCCATCTAAAGTAGTTGCCGCAGTATTTTTAGAACCCTTAAAGAATGAATTTTCCATTCCTCGTGTCAAATCGGATGTATTTCTAAAATGTGTTTTTAAATACCCATTTACAGGTACTACCGAAATAATATTGTTCTTAACAATTGGAGCAACCGAATTAGCGAATGGTTGAATATTCAATGTTGTTTCTGTATAAACCGATGATGTTAATACACTACCACCTCTTTCATCACCCAATCCAGTTAACGATGATGTTACTGCGTATTTAACTATTTGTCTAGTCTTTTGTTCGGTTATCAAATTAACTCTAACTCTCTCCTTTATAACACTACCATCTGTTCCAAAATAAGTTCTAATGGCAGAACCACTTTGTGCATAAATACCAAATCCAATATTTTCTAATACCGATTGACCTGCTATTGTATTACTATTTACTAAATCAATTTCACTTAATATAGTAGGTTCGCCTAAGCCGGAACTAATTGTAGTTTCTTTTTGATAAACATCCGATGATAATATCAAATCATCATTGGCACCAATTAATGAATCATATTGATAATTCATAGCCGTTAAATTATTAGATAAATTGGCTTCAACTAATGATTCATACTGATTATTTTCACCAGATATACTATCGGATAAATCGGCGTTTACAATCATTTCATATTGATTGTTTTCCATTTGTATTACCGTAGTATCCGAAAACTTTATATTAGTTTCTTTCTGATATTCTTCTCCCGTTGGCTTATTCAATTGAACTTTACTTCTTTCTAAGAAATGCGGCTCAATTAAAAGACCCGTAGTTGCTTTAACTCTAGCTGGCAACATCTTCTTAATATCTTCAAACATTGATTTCTCATAAAGTTTGATTAAGTTGATGTATGAATAAATATCTCTACCATCAAATCTTTCGAAGTAATAACTTCTCAAATCATCTAATTGTTTGTAATTAGATTTATATGCATCGGATGGGTCACCAATATAGTTATCCAAATTAATTCCACCAAATGATTTGGCGATATCAATATTTAATTCTTTTGTTGGTGAGAAAAATAATCCCACTCTATTTGAATCGGTTGGAGATTGGTCAAACGCTTTCTTAGTAGCTCTACCTTTAGATGATAAATCTGAAATTAATGTTTGCGATTCCATTCTAACTTTATTCGTAGAATATCTACCAGCTCCTAAATCGGGTATTTCCAATACAACACTTCTATCAATAGCTTCGAATTGATACGGATAATCTGTTATAGATGTAAATCCAAACGCAGATGCTGAATATGATGCCGATGGGTTTGTTGATAATATTGTATCTCCACCTACCAAAGAACCACTTTCTAAATCATTTCTATATAAAGATGATGAATAGTGTATATTCGCATCCACATTTAACAATGATTGAGAAACTGATAAATTCTTAGGGTATTCAAAATCTAAACGGAAATATAAATCATCGGTAGATGCTGAAACGTGATTTCCATTAATCATCTCCGGAAATGAAACGTGTTCAAAGAAACGTTCTTTTTCCAATGGGGTTGACCATAAACGGAATTCATCCAAACTACCAACGTATGTTCCACCAACCTTTAATTCAGTAGGAGTTTCCCAATCCGAATTTGTATTAACTACACTAGCAGTCGTTGTGTTTTGGAATATAGTTCTTTCTTTATTAGCCTGTCTTACATTTAATTCAAAATTATGATAACTACCACTTACTTCTCTTGATATCTCTACACCAAAGAAATTACCATTGAATATAGGTAATATTGATGATGTAAAATTACTAGAGCCATAATTGAACTCCAAATATCCAAACGGATTATCAGCATCATTAGATGATGTGTGTAAATTTAAACTAACCGAACTACCATTCAATGAAAGTAATGTAGATGATTGTCTACCCAATGGTTTAACAAATACCTCTATTGTATCAGGTCGTCTATTTCGCTCGGTATCTCTCCAATCAGTTGTAATATATGAACCACTAACCATTTTAAGAGCGGTAGTAATGTTATCCATCACTAACTTAGTCTTAGTAGTTTCGGTTACTTCTGGTCCTCCAAATTCTAAAATAGAAAGATTAGATGATGGGATACCATAGCAACTCAATAGTGCGTAAACTCCTCTTCGAGTTCCTTTATGTTTTAATAAGTAAGGTAAGTTATTTATAATTCTTCTCCAAACTTCGTATGTTCTTTGTTTGGCTGGGTTTAATTCAGTTTCACCATTTTGATTACCAAATACATAAGACCACAATGCTTTATCTGCTGCCAGATTTTGAGCATCCCATCCAAATGATTTAAGTGCATCAAATAATAATTTATCCGAAATACCATCTTTCGATTGGTATCCTAATCCTCTACTCTTTTCAATTGCTTTGGTATGGAAATAGATATTATCAAAATGTTGACCAATCATTGAAAAGAATAATAGTAAACTGGCATTCTCCTCATTGTTAACAATATATTGTGGTATATTGTTTTGAACCCAATTCATATTATTAGAATCATAGATAGTAGCATCCTCTAATATAATGTTATACCAATCGGCAACACTATTATCATTCGATGATACTCTATTACTTCCGTTATAAGGCCAAGACATTGAAGATGATGTGTATAAGAATTTCTCAAATCCATCAAATCCAGTTATCAATTGATTTTTCTTAGATAATTGTCTTTCACTCTCTTGTTGCGATACAAGTGATGATGTATAAAATGCTTGCTCCTCACCGGTATAATCGGTAGATGCGCTTAATATTAATTGCTCATAACTTTCAATTAATTGAACTTTATAAACGAAATTATCCAATCTTTCTTTTGCCGAACTGAAATGTACGAAGTTATTCCACAAATAAGTTGAACCACTCACATATTCAATATTCAGTGCATCAGTACTAATCAATGAAGAGCTTAGATATGTATTCACCAATTCGGATGATGATGATATCGATGTTCCTAATATCAAATTATCTAACGATTCGTAGTTAGTAGATTGTCCTTTTACAAAATCAACCGGAATTTCAAAATTAGGCCCTTTTAATGGAGGACATGATAAATCATCTTGCTCATTTAATACAACCGTTTCAATCAACGGATTACTCATTAATTTAGTAATCCAAAATGTTGAATTGTTTGATATATTGGCTGGAAGCGGCGAGTATAGTTTTAATATAATCGATTCAACTTCATTTGTAACAAATTCATTACCCAATTCATCAATTGATTTATCAGATAATGTCCAATTATCAACTTCCCAAGATGAAATCAATGTTTGCTCATTGTTTCCAAAGTTAGCAAGATGTGTTAAGTATTTACTTTCCTTATCTGGTTCAATAATACTTAATTTCTCCGAAAACGATTGGAATAATGATGTAGCAATTATATCTTCATCCAATGATAAGGTTGGTAAAGTTAATTTAGTAATAATTTCGTATTCATTACCAATTAACTCTTCAGCGCCACCTCTATTATAGGGTTTTAATATCAATGTAACATTATCACTACCACTCCAATTAGGATATGCGTTTCGTAATGTTTTAAGATTAATCTTTAATCCACCATTTGCAGGTTGATTGGTAGCTAATCCAATATTAGAACCATCTTTTAATTTTAAAAATATATCAACTGATGTTGCTGCGAATGTTGCGTATTTAACATCGTATTCAACATTGAAATCAGAAAATGATGGAACATCGATTGTATCAGCACACGTTACTTCGGTAATAGATGGATAATCATTCACCGATGTAAAGGTTACTAATATTTCTTTTCTAGTACCCGTTCCATATTTGTTCCCAACAGGAACTAATATAATTCGATTTGAACCATATACCTCTTGAAAATCTTTTTGAAAGAATAATGTGAATTGGTTGTTAGAGGCCGGTATCTCCAAAACTTTCGAAGGAGATACATATACCATTACTTTATCAGCATTATTGGTTTTAAATGGAATCGTAATAGATTTCTCCGTATCCGATTCTCTTACACTTAATGTATATTGCGTAGAACTTAGCTCAATGGTAGGTTCGGCAAATGTCAATATCTTTTCAGCGTTAACAATGACTATGAAAGTAGATGTTAATTGGTTTGCTGGTATTTGAAATGAATATGGTTGCGTCACCAATCTATCAAAGTTGATGTTATTTACATCATCTCCGATTTGAGATTTAACACCTGAATAAATACCGGTGATACTAATATCGCTTGGCAAATTACCCTGTAATTGTAGATTAACAACCGCATTACTTATAGTTTGTTTTGGTAATATACCAAGTAAGTTACCATCTGATAATTTTAATGTACCCGATTTAATTATATCACCATTTGAAATGATATCATATTTTAACGAGATGTAATCGTTAATTTCCGATGTTAAGTTTGAACCAAACCCCAATTCATATTCAATATTTGGGTTAGGTGACTCGTTTATTTGTTCAATATATGATACGGAAGGGGATACGGCTGCCTTTTCAAGTTTAAAATTCAAAGTAACACCACCAGTTGCATAGTTTAAAGTTCTTGGTTGTTCAGCTATCCACTCACCATTTGAATAGGTGAACTCTTGAATAGATACTCCCTCACTTCGTATATTGTTAGCATCTAATGGGATAATACTTACATCAAACTTATTTACAACTCTACCAGCCGAAGTAAGTGCAGTGTAGGTTCTCTTTGAACCAAATTTAGTAGATGGACTATACGTTACAGTCGTAGAAGTTCCGTATGTAACTACTACACCATTATCTGCGAATTCAAGAGCATCATATCCATCTGCTGTTAAATTTATATGCAATGGATTTGTTTTTACAGCTCTAGTGGGAACGTATGGAATTACTGGAGTAGGTATCGAAACCCCTCCTCCTCCGCCACCGCCTCCACCAAATGAGATGAATCCCCCATCTATGGATATACTATCCGCTGCATCTCGTAAAAATTCTTGTACCATCTATATTGTTTAGTAATAAATATTTTAATATTATTTTATTGGAATACTTCCAATTTGAAATTACTGAACTTGTAATTCCATATCATTCCTATCGGTGAATCTATCGCCAAAATTACGTTCGTTTACGATACCACCACCACTACTACCACCACCAAACGATGGCGTTATTGAAACGGCTGGTTCATCTACAATTGGAATAGGTGTGAATGTTGGTAAGAATATATTCGAAAGATTATCTAATCCCATTGCATTTAACCCAATATTGAGATTCACTCCACTAAAATCTACAATTGGTGCAACCGGTATATTGATTGAATCGATTGGTAACTTAATTGTTATTTCGGGAGCAATTTCAATTGGTGGAAATACTTTTGGAATTGGAATTGGAATTACTGGCGGAGGAGTTACCTTTACCGGCACTTCAATTTTAGTTACAGTCTTTATAGGAGCCAATTCAGTAGTTCCTTGAACTCTCAAATCAACTTTATCCGGAGCATAAACATTTCGTTTAATATCCACATTAGTTTGAAATGAATTCAAATTATCTTGTATTTGCTTTCGCAATTCAACTACCGCAAACTCTTTTGGTAAGTTACTATAATCAATAGCTCTACGTTTTAAAGTCTTTATATTATATGTAATACAATTATTTAATATATTAGATATATCACCCATTAATGTTGTAAACGAATATTGCTCACAATCTATAAAACGAATTTCAGATGGTTTACCAAAATTAGATTGAGAAATATCATAGTATCGGTTGTTTAGCCAATGATTTACACTATCTCTGAAATTATCAAATATTCTCTTATTAAATGTATCCAAATCTCGTAAACCAAAATCCTTTCTTATAGTTGCTCTAAAATCGTTTCCAAATTTAGCAACTAAAGCATCATCAATTTTACCCAATGAATCGGATTCGAATTTATCTAACGCATCTAATATATTTCTTTTATAATATTTGAAATCTTTACTTAAATTATGAATATTTTTAAATTCATAAGTTGTGATTACATTTATACTTTCATCTTTCGTTTTCAATGGAATTATACGAACCTCTTCTCTTGAAGGAGATATTTCTTGTATCCAAACTTTAGTTAATTCATTATCTGAACCAACTTTGTTTCTAACAAAATTTATGTTTAATTTTAAAATACCATTGGTGAATCCCAACTCATTCAATAACTTTTCAGCATCGATGGCCATTTCGGGAAATCCTTGCTTATTATTTAAAACATATAAGTAATTTTTAATATCACCTGTTTTAATATATGCGATATTTTTACCACTTTTATGTGGTAGTATATTGTTGTTAATATCATATACGGATACCTCCATAACATCATATTTACAATCTCCAAAATCGGTTTCATCTAATTCATTTTTAGACACAATAAACAAATCCTCCGATTGAAGATATTTACCTTCATTTTGAGTTTTATTATTGATTTCATCAAAATTAGCGTATTTTGTAATACTCATAGTTTATATTATTAATATGAATCTGGATGATACTTACCAAACCCAGCTTCGTATGTTTTATCTTTAGATGAGCCATCCGAACGAGTTACCGTTACTTTCAATGCACCACCTTTATAATCTTTTGATTTGGTGTTACCACCAAACCAACCACCTTTTTTACGAGAATCTAAATCTCCAACTGTATTTTCAGTTAGAGTTAAATTTAATTTTTTGTTTTCTCCAGCAGCCATTGTAAACTGCATTTCGGGAATAGTATAAAAATCCCTACCACTTTCAGGATTAGTTTTGGTTAACTTAATCGTTATTTGACTTTTATCATTATTGGTTATTTCCAATGCTTTTCCATTTTTCCATTGAGAACCACCACCTGATTTGAATCTAGCCCAAATAGCCGGAGCACTAGCATCTTCATTTGCCTCCAACTTAATAATTGCAACTTCATTTACAACATCCGCACCAGCTGCTTGAGCTTGTGCCAATGTTCCCGATGTGATTGCAGATTGTTGTTGAACTGCTCCTAATTGAGCTTGCAATCCTTCAATGATTGAGTTTAACGAATCAATTTGTTTAATCAATGCTTCAATCTGTGCTTTGAATCCTGAATTTTGAGCTTGTAAAGATGCTCTTAAAATAGATTCATCTACCGATTTTTGAACCGCTGATTGAATTTGTGTTGTAAAATCTTGTATAGTTCCGTTCAACGCATCTAACTGATTTAATAACACATCATTTGTCTGCTCTATGTTTAATCTACTATTAATTTCAGTTTGAACTCTAGCATTCAAATCCGTTACAGTATCATTTAATGATTGAACTTCTTGCGTTAAATCGGTTACTTGTTTTCGTAAATCCTCATTATCTAATACCTTTTCATCATACAACGGCTTTGGAACTAAATCCAAATTAGGTGTTGGAATGTTTGGTTTTAGCTCTTTAACTTCGATATCGATTGCTTTTACCAATTCAACATCATCGTGTCTATCTTTACTAAGGCTTTTGAATAACAAAGATGAAGCAGGTATCTGTTCATTTACTATTGTAACGTTGTAATCATTTTTGGCAATAGATTGAGAACCCGATACACTTAATATCGTTTCTAATTTCTCTTTACGAGCCGCTTCTAACTTCTGAGCTATTGCTTCTAATGCTGTTGCCATATTAAACTATTTCAAATATTGATTTATCATCAATTATATAATCAATCCCACTTTGGGATATTTTCATTTTTAATAAATAAGTTCTATTAGCTGGTAAGCTACTTAAATTCATAATAAAAAAACTACCATTACTATCACAACTAATTTTAGTGTAATCCCCAAATGGAAATATAACTTCTCCAGTTATATAATCTTCCAATTGGTAATATGATGTAGTGGGTAAATAGCTTGTATTATCGTAATCAAACGTTCCTGAAAACGTTCTCATTGGATATAACTCTCTACCTTTAACTCTAATTTTTATCTTACTATCTTTTGAATATTTTGATTTTAAATTAGAATATACAACTTTAAAATTCTCATCAGGTATCACACTTAGTGAGCCGGTTGAAAATGTAGAATCATCCCAAACAATTTCTAATTTAGGTTCATATATTGTATGTGTTTCTTTTGAAAAGAATTTCAACACACCATAATCTAATGAATCCTCTTCATTAGTTAATCCATGTCTTACAATAAATCCATTATTAGGTAATGAACCACTCATCCATAGATTAACAATTCCAGTCACATCCATTCTAACGTCATCCACTTCATAGTTGTATGATTGAGATGCTTCCGACCCCGTATACCAAGTACCACCCTCAGCGTTAGCAGAACCAGTAGTTCCCGCTACAAACGTAGCAGTTCCTCCTAATGTGTTATCTTGCCAAGTATTAATTCCATCTCTATACTTCCAACTTATACCATCGGTTGTTATATTATCGAATTTAGTACCTGTTCCCATATTCCAACTTTGAGAAACGGCGTTGGCATAGATTGTATATTCCAATGGAATTTCCTCTGAACCCGCTGATTTCAAATTTAGATACGCTTTCCAACTACCTGTAATCTCTCCACTTACTATGGATGCCGATATTTGATTGGTATTGAACTTTATTAATGCTCTAGCTATATCTTTGGTATCTCCATAATATAGTTTACCTACTTCCAACATTTCATCCCTACCAGCGTTTTGGTCGGGTTGTTGTAAGTAAATACTGGCATCGAACGATGATGTGAATAGTTTATGCATTATAGTGCTCTTCCTTTTATGTCTTTATTAGGGTATTTTACTTCGAAAACGCAAGGGTCTAAGGATGGATAAACTATCTTACCTTGAGTTGCTTGTTCTATATTATATCTATTAGGAGAATAGTTTTCTCCATTCGTATTTGATTTACATAAATTAGAAATCTTAACAGATGGAACACTCATTACGCCATCCACATTTGCTAATAGTAATTCTATTTCTGAAATGTTGATTGGTTTATTGAATGTCCAATTATCTGTATTAAAATAATCTTGCAATTCTAATAAACATTTTGTGATAACTTCATTTTTGTTATAATTTGAATAACATATAATTTCAAAATCACATCCAATGTTAACAATAAATCCATCGATTATATTAACGGCATCCGTAATCATTCTATACTCACCTAAATAAGTTTTAAGGTTTTCCTTTATAGCCGGATTCAAATTTGTTAATTTTTTATCACCATCATAAGCCAATACATACATATTGATTGCGAATGGGTTATTAACCTCCGATAGATTTGATTTCTTTTGTGTAAGATATTTTACCAATTCGGTTTGTATTTCCGATTTAGTTTTATCTTTCATCCCATCGACTATACCAACAAATTCTGCAATATTATTTGGATTAGCGAGAATCGAAGCAGGTGAATTATTATCAACCTCACCATCGGGAGAAACATATACTTTGGCAACACTACCATATCTTTCTGGCATACTCAATGCTCTTACAATGTAATCCTGTCTAGTCACTGCTCTGTTTTGAGAACCAAATGTTGCTAATGCGTTTTGTCTGATTTCCTCAATTGATTCTACACCTCTACCACCTACCGCTGGTTCTAAGTTTTCAACCGCTACGGATGTCTTATATGTTTCGTAAAGATTTCGTTCAGCTACATCGGCAAATGATAATAAATCTTCTTCGAATTCTATTTTTGTTACATTGGTTAAATCGCCCGTATTAACATTTGATTCTACACCACCTCCAACTAAATATTTAACACGCAATGTTGTTCCATTTGATGGGACAACTCCAAATGTATTTGTTTTTAAGAAATTAGATGGGTCTATCGATGAGTTCAATCTACTAATTGAATGGGCTAATCCTAATCCAACATTTTTAGAATTTGGCAATATTACCTCATCCGGTTGGCTTGAATCACCACTACCAAATTGTAAATCAATTGTGTTATCTGAATTTACTTTTACACTAAATCTATTTGGAACTTTTTGTATTTCTAAAATATACGGAACTACGGATGATGATGAATATAATTCACTTTTACTTTCAATATTAGCCGTTTCTACAAAAATACTTTCTTGTGCCAAATATGGAACTTCGTACCACTTCTCACCATCTTGTGATGTTACCGATACAATTTGTATTATATTTGTATCACTTATAGTTTTAGTTGGATATTCCATATAATCACCAAAATACAAATCAGTTTCTTTTTGAGTAGCTGATATTGCTTTTACTTTTTTGGTAATCAAATATTGAGTAGGAGCACCAGTCACACTATCCCTTTCAAACACATCAATTTCTCTATCCGTTGGATTAGAAAAATCAACTGCATCCAATGTTCTAAATGTTATATTTGATTTAGTAGTCGATGATACTTGCATACCATCTTTTATTCTTAAATAATATTTAGGGTTCGGGTCGTATTTATCACTTCCATTACCACCAATCACCGGCATCAACTGATATACAGTCAATGTAGTTACAGCAGGTGATGTTACCTTTGGTTTATATCCCATAGATTGCGCCAATGCTACAACGTTTTTACGTTCGGTAGCATGTGATAACATCGATTCTTTTAATTGAGTATCCTGATAAAATGAAAGAATATCACCAATAGCAGCTGCTTGTTCTACAAACACCATACCTGGCGAAGCCTCATTGAAATCCGAATATGTGTTAGGGAAATACGTTTTAGTATAATCAATAAGAGTTTGCTTCAATGTTGCAAAATCTTTACCAACGTAATTTACATTTTTACTTTCGTTACCCCAAGTCTTATTTATAGGTTTAAGTCCCATTCTTAATTATTTACATTTATTTGAACTGATTCTGATAAATTTGGGTTAGATGTGAGTGCAAACTTAATATCCAACGCAATTCTATTATTATCAATATCGTTATCATCGTAATCAAATACAATTTCTGTTACAGTTAAATATGGTAGCCATTTAGATACGGCATCCAATATAACCGATTCCACAACTGTTTCAATTGTATCAGCGGGCATCGGTTCGAATAACACTTTCCAAATATCACAACCAAATTCAGGTTGCATCAATCTTTCACCTTTTTGGGTTAATATAAGATTTCGTAAATTATGTTTAGCTTGAGTAAGTGTTGTATAATTTACGGCAAAGATACCACCTGCATTAGAAACTTCATTGATTCCAATACCTAATATCTTATAATTATTTTCCGTTAAATCGGTTACTTTAACTTTACCAAGCTCTATTGCCATTATCTACGTCTTTTACCTTGTTCTTGTTCTGCAAAAACTTTTGTTAATGCGCTATAATCTCTAGTCAATGCTTTCATTGTTGCATCTTGCAATGCATCTCCGGTTGATTGTATTTGTTGTGGCATTGATTGTGGAATATCTAAACTTCTAAAATCCATAGTTTCCCACTCATCATCCACACTCACATTTGGTTGTAACATATCCAATACACTTCCTCCCATAGTACCACCTTCTGCCCTTTGTTCAGCTGAAAATGGTTGAGTCATATTTAAAATCTCATTAATCATAGGGTCTTTTGTGAATTCCTTTGTCTGTTGAGGTCTTTGTTGTTGTGCAATTGGTTGCTTTCTAATTTGTGGTTGCGAAGCTACTTCAGTCATTTCTCTCAATGACGGAGTTGTTGTTTTCTTTTGTGAGTTCAATGTAACCGCACCAGATTTGATAAGTTTAGCTAACTCTTCTTTGACTTGTTGCTTAACTTCATTTTTTACCACTTCTTTAATAAGTGTTACTAAAATTTCTGATTTCATAATAAAAAAATATTCTGTTTGTTAATAAATATAAAAAGATTAAATTTAATCTGGAACTTGATAGCCATTCCACTTAACTATACCCGGAGCAGGTGGAGCAGGTGATGGATATTGTGCAATAACGGTGTAAATACCCGATACAGTCATCAAATGTAATTTTGCCGAATTAATAAATGCGTTTAAAAATTGTTCCGGATTATTATTTGGTGGAACTTTTACAGGTGTCCAATTACCCGGACTTAACACCAATCCAGCAGTAGTAACTATATTTTTTATAGAACCTGGTGCAGGTATTTTTGGTGGTGGGACGGGTGACATCTTACCTCCTAACCAATATATTATGATAGCAGGTCCAACTACCTCTAAAAAAGTCAATACTTTAGCTTTTTGAGTTTGTTCCAAAAATTGTATAATAGATTCTTGCATTAATATGGGATTACCTTTTATTAATGGTACACCATTCAATGGGTCTTTGCCTGATTTAACAGCCGTATCGTATGCTAATGTAAATGCTTTGGCAAAATCACTAATAGTTCTATATGAGTTATTTTGCATCTGCGGTAGCAATGTAGATTTAAAAGTTCCCCAAGACATATTATTTACTTAAAAAGTTTTTAGCAGATTGTATGGTTTTCAATTTACTCTTAATAGATGCAAATTGAGAAGCGTTGGTCGGTCCCGTTTTTGATGGGCCGGCCGGTGTTAGATATACCTGTTTTGTGATTGCATCTATTAATTCTTCCATTATTTTAACCAATTCACCACCCAATACCATTTTTTGTACATCTGCTCCAGCTGCTCCCTCTCCTTTATTTTTTCCTAAATATATCTTACCATTATCGGAATTAAGAAATATTTGATTAGCACCTTTGGAATGCAATGTTACATTTTTATTGGTATGTAAGTAGATATCTTTTTCAGCATCTACCGAAAAATTACCATCCGTTATAACACCGGTATTACCTTTACCAAATATGATAAATTCACTTGCTTTTGCTGAAAATACGATTCTATCGGAATTTACGAACAATTGGTCACCCTTTAATTTATCCGAAGCTGGAAAATCTTTGAATCCAATCTTTTCTTTTTTAATGGTTTCCTTAAATGGTATTTTAACCTTATTAGATGTAATGTATATAGATGAACCATCCTTATTAATATCCTCTTCAATCAATTCTCCAATTGGTTTAGAATCTAACTCTGGATTTTGCTTATTACGGATGAAAATAGATGGAGATGATGTCTTACCATCTTCCGTTAAAAAGAACTCACTAAGACGAAGTGTGTTACCAACTCTACCACTTATAATGGTATCTCCCTCACTTGGTTTTAAAAACTTTATCTTCTCCTTTACTTCATACTTCTTTTCAGTAGATTTAGTTTGAGTTGGAGTTTGATTTGGCGCACCAGCTTTAGCTTCCGCATAATCTTTATTCTTACCATCTCCTTTTGAAGCGGGTATATCCTTCTCTTTGGAAACTTCGGAAGTTTTATAATCTTCTCTATAATTTGGATATTGATTAACAGAATATGGTAACCAATACATATTATTACCTATTTCGATAATCAATACCGTTTCACCCAATATAGGATAAGTAATATTGTTTTTATCAAATGGAAACGCATATCCTTCTTTATCGATAGCTGATTCTCTTTTAAACTCAACTGCCCCTAAAAAACGAATATCATTCGCATCGAATGATTCATTACCATTGTATTTCTTTACAAAATCCGTATCTTTATTTAATGGTTTATCTGATTTTAGATAAACTTTAGAAACGGATGCTAAGTATGCCTCCATTATAGTTTAGTTTTTATATCATCAATTTCAACTTGAATATCTAATAACTTTTCATCTGCTTTTTTCTCAATCTCATCGATTGTTTCTTCCAAATCCGTTAATAACTGAGCTTTCTCATGCTCACTTAACCAACCATCCTCACCAATTCCCTTAGCTTCTGCGGCTGCTAATCGTTGTGCAATTGTTGCAAGTTTAATCAAATGGTCATCATTCTTAATTGATGTATCTATTAAATCTCTAATGATAGGTGCAAGGACTGTTGCCTCACCTACGTTACGAATTAATTTACGAAGCGATTCAATCATTTCCGAAATGTTTTTCTTTTTTGATTGCTGATTATCGTAAATATCTTTAAATAATGATGATAAGTTTTTACCATCAAATAACTGAAATTCTGTTGCCATATTATATTATGTTCTTCTTTACTATATAATTATAAAGTTCTTCACTTATTAGTTTATATCCTTCTTTATTTGGATGTTGAGTTGCCCTCGTCTTAAATGTTGCGTCTTGATGTTCCCATATATCCAACCGTTTGGTTTTATTTAAAAAATCTCTAAACGTTTCTTTATCAAATCCCCAATATGTTGATTTATTTATCGTATGTCTAACATCATCTTTTTTATGCAAATCAATCAGCATAGATTCTATACCATCACACATAACATATTTTATACCATAATAATTAAATAGTTGTTGTAAAAATGTTATATAGTTCTGATTAACAATGTTGTAATAATTTTGATTAAATAATTCAGCAATAAAGAAGTTCTTATAATTTATAAGAAAATCATTATAATCTTCATTATTACTTCTAAATGAATTTACAAATTTCTCTGGAGTTTCTATTAAGTGTTTAACAGACCAACTAACCCACTCACCTTTTGGTAAAAATGGAACGTAATCCCTCAAAGATGAACTCCACATTATAACAACCAAATCACCTGTTCTAATTCTACCATCTTGTACATCTGTAACAGTCTGATTGAATATCTTATTATTGGCATTTCCACTAACACCATTGTTGTGTAATGAAATACCTAATTTATTAGATAATTGAGTTGGCCATGATAATGAGTTTCTAAATAATCTCTTATCATCTCTATCGGTTAATGTACTTTCAACTGAAATATCAGCGCCTTCTCCTTCTGTCCAACTACATCCGTATGTGTGTAATATCATAACTTACTTATTAAATAATTTCCCATAACTAAATAATCCATATCACAATTAAGGAATGTATCAATTGCTGTTTGTGGGTCGTTTACCATTGTTTGTCCTCTCAAATTAAATGAAGTGTTTAAAAGTATAGGAGTACCGGATACTCTTTTGAATTCTTTTAATAATTGATAGTATAATGGATTAGATTCTCTTTTTACTGTTTGTATTCTAGCAGAACGGTCAACATGAGTTACGGATGGTATTGATTTATAATCTGTAACTTTCACAACCTGATTCATATAAGGAACATCTTCTTCTGAATTAAAATATTTCTTATATTCTCTATGAGTTACCGATGGAGCAAATGGTCTAAACATTTCTCTCTTTTTGACAACTCTATTGATTCTATCTCTAATATCCGATAAATGTGGGTTTCCCAAAATAGAACGATTCCCCAATGCTCTTGCACCAAATTCTGTTCTACCTTGAAACCATCCTATAATATTACCATCATTAATAAGTTGTGCCGTTTTTTGTAATAACTCTTTAGTTTTAAGTTTAGTACCTGTCACACTTAAATTTAATTCTATTATTTGAGATAAAGATTCGTTGTCCCATTCTGGACCTAAATATGGTGAAGTATTATCACCACCTTTTACTTTTTGATGACCCAATATATCATGCCATTGATATAAACAAGCCCCGATTGCAGAACCGGCATCCGATGGAGCAAATGGTATCCAAACATTATGAACTCCGCAATGTTTTTTAATTTTACCATTAGCAGTTCCATTATAAGCAGAACCACCACCCAACACTAAATTGGAACTTTTAGAATGACTCATTGAATTGTTGATAATATAATATAAACAACCTTCATACCATTTTTGCAACGCTGCTGCCAAATCTTTATGATGTTGTTCGATATCACTATCAGCTTCTCTTGGTTCGAATCCAATTAAATCTACTAAATCCATAGTAAACATATCTTTATTAGAATATTGCCAAGTGAAATATTTCTGATTTATAGAAATCAATGAATCAGTACCAAATGATGTTATTTTATTGAATATATCATAAAACCTATCGGATTCACCATACGGAGCTAATCCCATTACTTTATATTCACCACTATTTGGTTTAAATCCCAAATAAGCAGTAATAGATGAGTAAACTAACCCCAATGAGTTAGGAAATTTTATAGATTTTACTTCATTTATACCATTTATGGTACATTCTGCGATTGAAACGCTATCCCACTCACCAACGCCATCAATTGAAATACCAACGGCATCATCAAATGGTGATGTATAAAATGATAACGCTAAATGCGATAAATGGTGCTTTGTAGTGGTAATTTCACCATTAAACCCCAATTTATCGTTAATATATCGTTTTAAACTACCTTCTGTTGATTTAAAATCTCGTTTAAACCTATTCCAAGTTCTAAAGTTGCGAATCCAACGTTTTCCTAATGTTTTACTAACTCTATCGTATTTTAATGCCGGTTCTTCGTACCAACAAATCATATCGATATCATTAATTGTAATGTTTGCGTAATCCAAACACATTTGAATTGCCTGTAACGGAAAAGAGTTGTCATGCTTAATGCCTGACAACTTCTCTTCTTCTATTGCTACAATTACTTTTCCATCTACTACCAAAGCTGCTGCCGAATCGTGGTAGAATGCTGATAATCCTAATTGAATCATAATTTAGATATTTATATCACCCGTATCCATAAATTGATTATACAATTCCATTTGCTTTTCTCTCATTTTAGTAACAACCTTTGTTATATAATGAGTTGGGTGACCTGTCATTTCTCTTATAAGTAGATACAAACTCTTTTTATTGAAAGATTCAATATAGTCTGCTCTTCGAAATAACTCTAAGATAGCATCTGCGATTTGCATATCTCTTTTCTTTGGGAAATAGTTTTCTAAATGCTCATCCCAATATGCCAACATTCTTTTATTAAAAGTACGATATTCATCGTTAATACTTTCTTCTTTCCAATTATTTTCGGTATCGAATGATGGTGGTAACGATGACATTATATCCGTTTCCTTATATCTTTTGTAATTTGCATTGTTTGTAAGGATAAGATAGTTCCTTGCAACGATTGTAAAATAACTAAATGCTTTACCTTTACCGGCTTTATACATGTGTATCTTTTCAATCATAAATGCAACAACCTCGCACATTACATCTTGCGGTTCATCATCGAAATAACTAAATTTCCATTTGTTATAAACGATTTCCGCTAATTTATCGAATGCCGGCTTGATTCTATCTCTATAAACTCTATCTTTGATACGTTGGTCGTTTGTTGAGTTATACTCAATGATTGCATCTTCTGTATCTTTTGTGAAATATTGTTTATTTCTTGGCTTTCTAGTTACTTTGGTTGAACTCTTTGTATTTTTCAATTGTTTCTTTTATTTGGTAAAAAATTGAACCTACTTCATCATCCTTCTCAAACATTTCACGAGAATCAATTTCTCTCAATGCCTCCAGTAACGCTTGGTTTCGTATTGTTTCTTTTTCTATAAATTCTTCATACGTTTCTAATTTTTGTAGAAGATTATACGTTGTGTAGCCTAATCCTATCGATAAAACTACCAATAATAATATAATGTATTCCATAATTAAACTACTTCATATCCTTTTAAAAATAAATCATTAGCTTTCTTATACTTCACTTCAATCAATTCACCGGTTGGAGATTTCATAACAACTTTATCATTTCTTCCTGGTAATTCATTTGTAGTACGAGTTGTATTATACACTCTATCTTTGATAGTAATACCATCTAAGTGGTCAATTTCATGCTGAACTACAACAGTCATCATCGTTTCAACCGATACTTGTCCTTTATCTCCTTCTGGATTAATTTCAAATACCATTTCACCCATATTATCTGATTGAACTACAATTTTACAAGCACGAATCGTTCTTAATGGTTTTTCAATAGTCTTTGGAAGAGATAAACATCCTTCGTAAAAAATAAACCCTTCTTTGGAACGGTCTGTAATAACTGGATTAACTAAGAATAATTCTCTACCATTCTCATCATCTCCAAATTTAATATAACATGCTCTTTTCTTAATTCCTAATTGAGTAGCTGATATACCTAAACCCGGATACTTCTTAAACCCTTCCTCTAATTGAGAACGTAACTCATCTGCTTCAGCTGTACTGATTTCAGATTTTGGGACTGGTGTTTTTAGGTATTCTACGAATTCAGGCGAAGTTAACCCATTCGAACCTTTTTCTAATATTAATTTCATTGTTTGGTTTTTATAAATTTTACTAAATATATGAAAAATAATTCAAATTACCAAATAATTACCAAATTATAATTTAATAAATGGTAATATTGCTAATTCTTTTGCTTTTGCCTCAACCATAATATCTACATCTAATCCGTATGTATTAGGGATTGAGTTGATGTAATCGGAGTGAGCTTGTGGTTTAAGTTTATCATTACCTTCGTGCAATACTTTACTTTCGGAATAATGAACAACTGGTATAATATCTTTTGGCCAAGTTGTAGCTGCCAATTTAAGTGCAGCTTCTTCGGATAAATCGCCTGTACAAAATGTATGATGATGATAATCAAATACAATCGGTATTTTGATTGCGTCGTGGATATACATTAAATCTCTAACAGAATACATAGATGCTTTATCATCATTCTCAATTGTTAAGCGATTTTGAACCGATTTGGAGAGTCTTTGGAAGTTTTTGATGAATCTATCCATTGCAGATATTTTATCTCCGTAGACACCATTACAATGGATATTAATCTTATTATACGGAGTTTGTGATAACCCCATCATATCAAAAACCTTACCATGTAATTCTAAATCAGCAATTGTAGCCAAAACTACTTTCTCATTAGGAGAAACTAATACATTAAATGGACCTGGATGAGATGTAATACGAATATTATGGAGTTTGGCGTAATCGCCTGCTTTCTTTAATTCATCTTTGATTTGAGTATAATCTTTGAGTTGAGTTAAATCTAAGTTATCACCCCACGGGATAAGAGCAGAAGATAAACGGAAAAATGTAATTCCGTTTAATCTATTCCACTCTAAAATTTTTATAATATCTTTTGCATTGAGTAATGCAAGTTCTGAAACATAATCTAAACCTTTCTCATTAAAGGTTTTTTTAACCATAGTTCGGTTAGTGGTAACTTTCTTACCCAATGACATGTTAATACAAGCGTATCCTAATTTCATAATTTAAAGTTTAAATTTTATAATAACAAATATAAACAAAAATTATGAGAATGCCAAATATTTTAGTAAGTTTTTACGTTTTCCTCTTCTGTTCGAAGTCTTGATAAATCTCTAATAGTTCCACCCTTAGTTGCTAACCAATAATTAACTGCTTTTGGATTGTTTATCCACAATTTACGATTATTCCAAGGAAATTCGGGATGCATATACTCTTCCCATTGTAAATTTAAAGGAATTTCATCCAATTTCACATTTTCTGAAACATCTTCCGTAATTTCATCATCTGTGAAAGTATTTTCCACTAAAATAGGAGTTTCTTCTTCAATTGGTAAATCTTTTCCACTAAAATCTTCATTTTGTAAATTATTTTCCACTAACTCATCGCCGTATATCTCATATAATCCCAATTTTTCATCATCTTCCATCATCTTACTCAAAATCTTCCTTCTCTTTTCCGATTGAGGTTCAATTAATCCATTAAATGCGATGATTAGAGCTACTGCAAGTGGGTCAAACACAATTACGATGATAAAAATGAAGAATTTTACAACATTTTTCAATTCCACACCAAATGCTTCTGCTACAAATCGGAATCCACCAACTTCTTTTTCTAAATCTAAATTGGAAATTTTAATTTGATTGATTTTTTCAGTTTCGGAAGCATTTTCAGCTTGTAAATTAGAAATTTTATCGTTTAATTTGGAAATTTCTTTATCTCTATTATCAATTGAACGTAATAATCTTCTATTAACCTTACCTCCATCGATAATTTTACCTTGATTAGCGTTAAATTCCGTAATTTGAGTAGAAAGTTGAGTAATTTGAGCCGTATTTTGGTCAATTTTGGTTTGATGAACCATTACTTCCCTATCTACTTGTTGTAATTTAAGAGATTGTGCTTGAAAAGCATTTGAAAGATATCCAAAAATACCGGCGGAAGTGATTAACATAAGAATTCCTACTGAAATAGTAAGATACCATTTATTAAATCCTTCTAATACATCCCACTTTTGCTTCAAATAAGTAGCAGCAACTAACTTAGCAAACTCAAGAGAGCCAGCCATAACCATTACGGATATAGATGCTCCTGCAAAAAGAACACCTAAACCCGTTACGGAGAAATATGCGGCACATCCGGCAATAATTAGCGCAGATAAACCGACTAAATATTTAAGCCAATTCATATTAATCTCTTTCGATACTGATTAACTCACCGATACGTTCAACTACCTTTTTAGTTTCTGCAATAATTTGAACTGTTTCTTGGTTATTCATCTGAATTGCTCCAGTTGCAATCCCTTCAATGATTCTCAATTTACCATTCAGAACCTCTACTAAACCTTGTACTTTTTCTTTGTATATCATAACAATATATATTTTATTAATAAAAAATGGGTAAAAGCACTTTGCCTTCACCCATTAAAGATACGATTAAAAAATGAATTTTCCTAATTATTAAACTTCATTTTCTTGTGATTCAATTACTGTACTCATGTGGTCTGCCCAATGCATTATGTATGGAATTTTGTATTTCATACGTTTTGTAATATCAAATACTTTTAAATATTTAGTATTATCTTCATCGTACAATCCATCTGTAAGTTTCATACCAAAGTATTCAGCCTCGGTAACTTCGATACCATATTGCTGCAATAAGAACATAGTTCTATCGGTATGAGTCATGTGAGATAATTCTGGGTTAGCTATAAATACTTTACCCTGATTCTTAATATGCCAATCTGATGGATTAGCTATGTAGTAAGGTTTACCTTTAGAACCCAACTTACCTAAATCGTGATGTAATGCACAGAATACTAATTCTTCATCTGTAAAATCTACTTGCCCACCTATACTGACAAATAGTTCTTTTACTTTTAATGCATTCTTACAAACATTAAAAATATGGTCTATATAACCACCTGTATAACAATTATGATATCCAGCATTTCCACTTGCTGGTGATATTACAAGATTGATTCCTAATTCTTGTTCTGAATACATGAACAATAGTTTTTCCAATCTATCACCTGTGAAGTATTTCTTTACTACTCCTAAAAACCTTTGATAATTTTCTGTTAATTCTTTTTCTGTTTTTTGCTTCATTGCTGTCTGTTTAAAGTTTAATAATTAAAATAATACTCCAAATATACGAAATTTTTTTGAATTTTCCAAATATTTAGAGAGTTATTTCTTTTTTAGTTAGAATTTTAAATAAAATCTCAACCTCTTCTTCGGTTTGCAGCTCAGGCAAATCATCATCAAATAATCTCATTGTGTAAATTGTATTTCCGTTGGAATCTTTTAGGTTATCGGAATCGGAACTAAAAAGAGTTGGTATATCTTCGACATACATCAGTTCTTCTTCATCGACATCTATTAATGGTATAACGTAATAATGGAAAGAGCCATTACCATCGTTACCCTCTACTTTGTGCGCTTTCCATTTAAGGAAGCTAGCATCTGTTATTGGTGTTTGCGGTACTATTATCATAGTAACAAATATAATGAATTTTTGTTACATTTACAAATAAAATATTATTAGATTATTGTTTTTTTAGATATATCCATTGCATATTTTTCACCCCTTGGAAATGATACATCATCTAAATTATCAATTGAAATGTAATTTTGAAGTAATTTAAACCCATCCCCATAATATAAACTTTCGTAAGTAATTTTGAAATAGTTTGGATTATTAATGAAATCATTAGTAATACCATTTGTTACTCTATCGAATTGCTGTATTATTTCCAAATCATCTACTATGGTATTTGAATCATACTTCCATGCGTTATTCCACTTACCCGTCAACATAGCATTATTAAATGATAGTAATTGCTCTCGTTTGTTCTCTCTATATAATACGATTATCTTATCCGAAATGGATAATAATTTAGAATAGTCTATATCATATTGATATATTTCTTTTACGAATAAATGTTCAGTATCGTATTTCCATTGAGTTGGGCACACGCCATTCTTAAACCACTTTAAAGTTGAATTAGTAATAGGTTCGTATAATGTTGTGAATTTGGTTTGATTATAAAACCAATTAGCTAAATTAGTAGAGCCGCTTCTTGGTTCAGCAATCACTGTAATGACCATAATACTATGTGTGCTTAACTTTTATTAAGTTAATTACAGTTTGTATCATTGCTAAACATTTTTCTTTTTGTGTAATTGTTAGTGGTTTAACCACTTTAACTATATTTCCCATATATTAATTATTTTTGATTTGGGCAATAATTGTGAATTACCAAGGTATTTAAAATCTCATTGGAATTAGTCCCAGCTATAAATACATCGGATGGTTCTATATCTATCGTTGTTATTGAACCTGTGAAGTATTCATTATCAATAGATGTAATAGTGGATGTAATATCCGATGAGTTAAAAATGGTATCGCCTTCTACTAAATCAATTACATTTTTAAACTTCACTACGCCATCAACGTTTACCAATAACATTTTTCCCGTTGGTAATAATGAATATCCGACATTATCCCCATTTGTATATGTAATTTTATTCAACCAATCTTCAGTCGGTTTATGTATAATACTAACTACCGATGCGCTGGTATATGATATAAGTGATTCAACACTTCCTGTATATTCCCATTCAAATGTCTGCTGTCTATTGAAATCATATCCAAGTGTATCTATTAATAGTGCTTTAACATTATCACCAATTTGAATATCAGCCGCAGCTGTTTCGATAAAACTTCCATCTTCCTGCATCACATCAATTTTATAATCGGATGGGATACCTTCATCAGATACTCTGTTTGGATTTGAAAAAAACATATATCTTGATTTGTTGTTTAATTTCAAATCAGTATATTCGATAATTGTTTCATCCAATGGTATTTGATTAGAATGCAAATATCCACCCAAATCTATAATTTCCGAAAGTTGGTTTGTTATGAGATACCACTGCCTAATGTGAGTAGTTATTGAACCACTTTCTATATTAGTTGGAGAAAATTTATATTCTTGCAAAAACAAACCAGTATTCAAATTTGACTTAACGGATTCAAGTTCATCCAAAGTATCTACCTTTATAAATTCGGGATACATTGATTTATCAAAATCAGGTAATTGTTTTTTAGAAATTAAATTAGGTATTTCGCCATTATCGTTTATAGATGTAAGAGTATCTAAAACTTCACCATTGTAAGTAGTAAATGTTTTTGGAAGTATGCTTCCCGAACCACCTTCAAATAATAAATTTATTAATTCATTTTTATCTCTACAATATGTATCATCTAATATTGCTTGCGCATTATATGCAAACCTTAAATTTAATGTAGAACTATCATCCGTATAAGAAGGTATTGTTACTCCATTAGCTGGGATTATAATTTCATCAAATATAACATTATTTAATGTACATTTTTCTTTTATAATATCGACAACAAATTTAGATACAAATTGAGATTTATATATAATACGAAGAGTTGAGAACTCATTCGATACTATATAGTTAAAAAGACCATCGAAATCAAAATAAGAACTCTTAGCATAAGACAGATTAATATCTGTATTCATTTCTAAAAGTAAAATATCTTCATCGGTTGTAATGAAGTCAACACCTAATAATACACTGTTCATAATTGTAAATCTATATAGTATATATATCTCTAAAAAATAAAAATATCAAAGGATTACATCAATACCTTACTATCTTTTCTGTATTTTTTGGATGGATTCATATATTCAAATGCATCGTTATAATTCAAACCGCATCCGATACTTTCAAATGTATTTTTTGCTAATTCAAAATTTGTAGAGTATAAATCCTCATACCATATCATCGGCAAGTTGGTTATTTTTTGAAAATGAATAATTAAATCAATATATTGATTGACGGTATCCATATATTCGATATCCATTACCGATGGGTTATGTATATATGTTCCATGCCATACTGTGAATCCATCGTAATATCCATTTCGCTCTATAATTTCTTTACACTTCGATATACCATTACACTCACTTTCCCAACTAGCAATTCTATCACGTCTACTTATTAATATAGTTTTATCAAATGTTTTAGAAAATTCCCACAACTCTTCAATACTATTGTGTTGATTTATTAATGTTTTTAAAACAACATTTTTTTGATATGGGTTATATAGATTATATGACGCATTTGGATTGAATGGTTCTATTATTTGTTTTAAATTTAGTGTAGAAGCAATTGCATTGGTTAATGTAGTTGTCCCACTTCTAGCAGTGCCGATTATTAGTATTTTCATATTATACTCCTTGTAATAACTTCGCCATAAAACTTATTTATCATTTCAACATCATTATAATGTTTTATGGAATTACTATCGCCATTCTTTATCAATTCACTCTTATTATAATGTATATCGGATAGTTTCGCCATTCGTATCTCACAATCACCCATATCAATTAAATCGTATGTTTGATTATCTACCAAATAGAATGCGCCAAATTTGTTATTCTTTTTGAACCAATATGTTTTATTTATAAGTCCAAATTTCTGCTCCCCTATAAATGTAAAATTATAATGATTCTGTAAAATTTCAAAATATTTAATATCGGATGTATTTAATGCTAGATTTAGATTACCAACATTTCTAGCTATTATATTGTGATAACGTAATACGGATGAACCGCCTAATATTATATTTCCATCTGTTAAATTATGAAAATCGTTAAATATAATATTATTAAAATCACTAGTGAAGTTCAGTTGTATCATATTATTTTATTGTATTCTTTCGTAATCCGTATTTAATCCACTTATACCAAATTCGTTCGTGAATATAATATTGAATCGGCTTATATACCAATTCTGCAATACCAAACGCAGTTCCAACTTTAATTGAACCACTTATCCACCACATTAAGATAAACCCTATCAAGGTACTTAAAATACGATATGATATGGTTTTGGCTATATGTCTTTTTCTCGTAACTATCATATTAATCCAATTTGATTATTTGAAATATTTTTTCTATATCGTTCATTTGAATTTTTATCAAAGATATCCTCGTAATATGTTATTGGGATATTTAATGTATTACTAAGAACAAGCAATTCGGAATCCCAACGAATGATATCGACTTCGTATTTCTCTACATTTGGTGGAGTTTTCCATACATAATGTTTTAATGAATTGAAATTTTTATGATTGTGATGCTGGAGATATGCCCAGCTTTCCGAACACTCTTTTAAATCTCGTCTACTTAAAAGTATGACTTTATCAAATTCCTTAACTAATTCAATATATGCATCAATCGCCGTATCAAACCCATTAGGACAATGATACATCATAGTTTTAACAACAACATCAGTTGGGAGAATACCATACCTATATCGTTTTGGGTCAAATGGTTCAAATATAAATGGTATCCGATATTCTTCACTATACCGACTCATTAATGAAGTTGAGCCGGTTCTCGGAAGAGCTATTATTAATATTCTCATTATCCTTTAGTTTCATCATAAGTAATAGTGCCATCCGGCATCATGTGACCTGTTCTAATAGCAGTTCCGCTTATCTGTGCAACATCGGTTGGCGGTTCGTGGTAGATAACATCATACCCCACACCTCTTCCATAATTGATTGATTCAATATCGGGAATAATTGATAATAATACCTTATCCCAATTATTCATAAAGAATGGTTCGTTCATTAGTTCTATCATAACTTGGTGAGCAGTTTTCGGATTATTCCCATCAACCTCCACATCTCTAATTGCAACCCAAACATACTTTCCCTTTTCCAATTGTTGGTTAATCAGCCATTCGTGTCCTTTATGCCAATTTTGCCAACGTCCTACATACATTGCGTACTTTTTACTCATTGTTTTTTAATTTAATTTATCAATAATTTTGGTGAGTTCATCATTAAATCCATTTCTGATTATCATTTGTTTCCATTGGTCTACTTTAAATAATCTAAATTCTTCGTTATTATTAACTACACTCTTATCTAACCAAATATGGTCGAACCCAACCGGCTTTTCATTGTGTGTTTGTGGAATATCAATCCATTGTGGGAGATATCCTACACCATCCACCATCCCATCGTAAAATTGTACGTGAGTTTTGTTATGAAATGTAGTAACTTTACTATTCAAGCTCCTCATAGTATAACCTAATATGTTTTGGTCCGACATTAACCACAGCCAATCCGGTACTTGTTCGTATTTTTTTGTAACAATTTCTAAATGTAACTTCAAATACTCTTCCAACACTTCCGAATTGTTTATAAATAAAAACGAAGTATTAGGTATTAGCATCCTACTATCAAACGTTGGAATGTTTAACCCCATACCATCTATCATATATTGCTCTATATGTAAGAAACTTCTCGGTAATTCCCAATGTGTATGAACTACATCATAATCGAATACCCATTTTGGAAAATCATCTTGAATGATTAAATCCAAATCCATAAATAAAAATGGTGGTTCTTCCTTACAAATTGATATAATCTTGCCACTTGTCCAAAATTGAGCTGGGTTTACATCATATTCCTCATTTAAGGTTTCCAATGTGTTAGTATCTACCTCATCAAATAATTCAAGCAGTCCTACTTTCTCATAGTATTTCTTACCTATCTCATCGGTTACCAATTTAATAGGGAATCCAGTCCTTACTTTAGCACTTGTTATCGCAGCCATCTGCATAATGATTTCGTAATCAGGCAAAAAGTAATCATCTCCATTATATTCAAATGTAGAATATTTCTTATATCCTGCGAAATTCTTTCTCTCAAAGAATGGTTTAGTCCAATTTACAAATATTACTTTCATTCGTGTATAAAATATATGTCTTTTTTTAATCTATTAGTAGTGTATTCATTTAGTATAACTTGCTTACCCATCATTTCTAAATCATCTTTACCCAAACAAACCAATGGTTCTATTGTATCCATATATTGTTCTGCTGAATCGATGTAGTTGTTAAAATGTAGTAATGCACACACCTCTTCAATATTGGTGGTGATTCCGTGAGTTTTTTGAATTTCAATTAATTGTTTTGGAAATTTCTTATCTCTTAAATAAATAAAACCGGCATTTGGAATTACAATACCATTATCAAATTTCCATTTACCATTTCGTATTATCTGATAAAAGAACATATTGAAATAATGCGTAGTATCATCTGATTTTGGATTGATTGTTTGGAATTGATTAAGTATTTCGGCTGGATAAAGATATAGAGGTATTTGTATATCACCTCTACTTCTTAGCATATTGTAAAACTTATCATCCAATGGTTTCTGTATAAAACAATCCCAATCTAAGAAAAGGATTTCATCATACAATTCCATTGCTCTTTCGATTGCAAGTAGTTTATGATAAAAATTAAAATCTCTATTGAATTTTAAACTTGGTCCCATATAATGATATGGATACCCCAACTTCTCCATTAATTCACAATTAACTTCATCCCATACTATAACCATTTGGTTGGTGAGATTGTGTTTATCATCAATTAGTTTTGCTTCATAGCATTCGGAATGGTATGAGTTCAAATCTTTTTCAAAGAATTGATGTTCGGGTTTACCCCATAAGCATCTTATGATTTTCATAAGCCCTCCACTTTATTCCATTTTTTTAAATCACAACTACCCATAACATCGGTGAATATCTTTTTACCAATAGGGCAACCGCATTCTCCACATTTTTTACCAAACACTACCGAATCTATCATCGAATCGCATCCACTGCATATCTGTAAACGTTTCCTTGCAAGTTCGGATTGTTGAGGTGTAGGATTTTCTGCTATCCACCATGCTTTTATTATAGTGGCTATACTACTCATAATGTTTTTTTGATGTTTAATACTCTAGCACATAGTTCATACATTTCTAACCCAACGGCTTGTGAATGAATAAAATCTAATAAGTGAGTATATTGTTCCCTCTTAATAGTAACATAAGCAGGTATATCTTTAAATCTGAATATAATCAGTTCCTTTGCTGTCCTATTGTTTTTGAAAGTATCAATCATATCAACGACTGTTGTCATGTGAGGCTCGGTTAATGGGAATTTATGAATGTAATCAACCCAATCCAATTGGATATAACTCTTTTCTAACTTAGGTAACGCTTTGAGGTTCATTGTGTAACGGATATAATTTAATAGACAAATATACTAATAATTATTGGAATTTCCAAATTTATTTTAATATATTTTTTTAACAAAACTTTAACATAATTAACTTGATTTTTGGGATATAATTTTGTATATTGCAGAATAAAATTTAAAACAAATAAGATATGGAACAAGAAACACTTGAAGATAAACTTCAATCATTGGTAGTTAAATGGCACCAATTACAATTACATTATCAGGATGTAGCAGAGGACAATATTACTCACGAACATACTAATAGAAAATTTACTTACAAAGCACAAGCTACGAGAGATTGTTGGAAGGAGTTACTAACCTTATTAAATGAATCTAAAAATGGATAACGAAGAAACACTTGAATATGGGTTACTACAACACATTAAACTTTGTCTTGAATGTAACAATGAATCGCAGGCTATAAGATTGCTTGAGAAGTATGGATTTGAAAAACAAGAGGAAAGGTATAGTGAGGAAGAAGTTATGGATATGTTTCATAATTTGAGTATGCATCTTCCTTTACATTACGAATTTTTAGTTAAAGAACAATTTAAAAATAAATAAGGTATGTTAGTAGGGGTATTTGATTTAATTTGGTTAATAATAGAAGAAACCGCAAAGTTACTAATAAAACTATTCAAAAAGAAATAAGATGAACGCACAAACGGTAGAATATTACGACTGGTTCGATATCCAAAAAGAAATCTGTAAAGAGATGGGTATTGAGGAACAATACTTTAGAGATTACCATAAGTTAGTCGGTGGTGAGTATAAAGACCTATGGCATTTTTGGTTAGAGTATTTTGATTCTGTTCCTAATAACGATACCATTGTATTCAATGATTTGGGGGAGAATATGGAATCTAAAATCGATTGGGTAAAAATCAAAGGAGAGGAATGGGGAATCCCATTTATTGAAGCAGTATATAAGGTTTGGGATGAATTTGAAATTGAATACATAAAATATAGTTGGTAATGGAAATTGATATCGATAATAAATTAGCTTGGATTCCTAAGACAGTAATATTCGAAGGTAAAGAATATCCAGCTCCATTGAATTTATTACCACTAATGGCACATAGGGTTTTGATTGAGATGTTAGAAGAAAGACAAAATAAAAGAAAATGTTATGAATAAACAATATAAAATATTTAGACAATCATATTGGGATGAATATGGTGTAGAAAGTTCAGTTTCATATTATATTAGAGAATATAGAACGTTCTTAGGAATACCATATTGGAAAACAATAAAACACAAAGTAGGTGGCATTGGTGGTTCTTATTATACAAAAACCATATTCAGAACCATAGAGATAGCAGAAACGTTTGTTAAAGAAAATCTCTGCCCAAGTATGGGTAGAAGTGAATGGGTAGAAACCGAAGTTAAACAATTGGGATGTAAGTTATGAAAGTAAAATTATTAAAAAAGATTAGAAAAAGGTATTCAATTACTCATTATCCAAACGGAGTATTTTTATGGGATGCTTTTCATGAAGGTCCTCTTACCTTAATAAGAGCTAGAGATGGTAGTTACAGGTACGATATTTCATGTCTCGAAAAACAGCCAGCATACGATAAGTTGTATGAGAAGTTATTAGAATGGATACAGCAAGATTACGGTATGTTTAAAAGCAAAAGAGTTAAAATAGTATCAGAGGAACTTTGGTATAAAAAATAAATAGGTTATGAGAAAAGTATTTAAAGTTTTAGCTCCATTTTATTTAGGAGCATCGTTGAGTATATTTGCCAACGTAAATTGTTTTCAATGGGAATTTTGGGCAATAGTTGCTCCATTTCTCTTATTACAAAGAGCAAGTGAAGATGATGAGTAGTGAGGATGATTACGAACCAATAGATTTATCTCAATACAAAAAGCATAAACAAAAATTAGAACGTTTATCGTTTGGTAGGTATGAAATGGAATTTAGAAGGGATTGGAAGGCTTATCTAAAAGAAGTATTCCGATTTGAAGAACCAATCACCGAGTATGTAAAACCACTACCATTGCCGGTAAAAAAAGAAATCCACCCGTTTAATGAGTGGATTTAATTTGAACCTTGTGATTTTGTTTATTTAGTATTTAGTTCCGCAATTTGGGCAAAACTTGTGTGAATCCTTTTTACGTTTAGAACCACATTCTCCACAATAGGTAACGGGTAAATCCGATGAACTCCATTGTTTTACAGAGTGTGGTAGGATTTGCCATGCAACATTGTGAAATGGTGAGAAACTAAAGTTCCTATGTGAGTTTGTAAACGATTGACTTGAAGAGCCACCTTTTTCAGTTGTACCTGTTTCGATTTTAGAACTTCTAATGTTTGGTCCGGCGAAAGTATTCGATGTATTTGTTACAACCGAATTAATCCCAGATGTTAGAGTTGCCGTATTGGTTGAATACGTTACAGTAGATGTAGGGAAGCTCGCTGTTCCACTATTACTTAAAAAAGTATTAGTTACCCCATAACCACCAGAAATGCCGTAGGGCTGGTTATAATTCAAATTTGCAAAGTTCTGAACTTCGTTGTAGAAATTAATCTCCACATACCCATTATTTGAAAGGGCGCCCGATTGAACGGCTTCTTTACCAACTTCGTATGTTTTAAAAACGAACTTGTTGTTGGAATCTAAAAATCTCTCTAAGAATATTCTTTCACCTGGTCGTAGAACAATTCCACCACCTGAAATGAATTGATTATCCAATTTGATTTTTGCAAGAATGTGATTTGGGGTTGGGTTGAATAATTCGATTTGGTATTCATCACCATTGGCAAGATAGACTTGACCTTCGAATTGTTTGATTCTTTGTTTACCTTTTGTGATAAACGCTTGAGGGTTGGACTGATTAGTCCATACTGATTGTTTCATATTTTCCTTATTTTATTTGTATTTAAAAATTCATTCGTTGGTTTCTCTCCAACTCAAATGTCACATAGGACACTGAATGTTTAACCACAAGGTTTCTATTATATATATACGATATCCGATAAAACGCTCGTATGTTTCGATTTTTGTATGGTATCTATGAACCAATCTGAAAATTGATGGTGGCCTCCTTCGGACCAATGTCTATCATCAACTACTCCATTGGTTTCCTTATATATGGTTTGAAATTTGAATAAATTGTAATTCGATATGAATTTCCAATCCAAATGAGCCCAAGTCCAATTGATGAGTATATTATCTCTAAAGGTATATTCCATTAACTTAACCCAATTTCGTAACTCATCCTTATACAAGGGAGAATCTCTGTTATATAGAATCTCATCCAATGTGTTATCGGATACTTCATTGTTTAGAAAATTAGCCGGATTAGAATTAATAGACTGATAATTTGGGATAATGGATTGCCAACGTTTAGAATAGTTATCGGCTAATCTGAATCGGTGGATGTGCGACCATCCTATACTAACGATATCATCTGATTTGATTTTATACGAATTACTACCAATACATTCCAATATATCACTATTACTCCATCCTCCCTTACCTAAGTTGACCCAATCAATACCCAATCTCTCTCCAATTATTTGTGGATGAGTTTTAGGTTGATATCCTTTATGGATTGAATACGGATTAGTTTCAGAAAATTCTTCTGTAAACGAATCTCCGAAACACCAAATTGTTCTCATATTTTCGCGGGGGGTTGGGGGGAAAGGTCGAATTAAAGAAATTTTTTATATCTCTATTGATAGTGCCTTCTTAGTTTCGTTAGCCTTCTTAGTTTCGTATGAGTTATAGAGAGTTCCAAATTCCTATTACACCAACTATCATCCAAAATAGGTTTAACATAATATAAGCCTTATTGTGTCTTTCAAACGCACAATAGGTTAAGATTCCGGCATCAATGGTATTTACAATCCACATAGCGAGGAATGGGGTATTCTCATTAAGGATTGAGAGAGTTCCAAAGGAAAGGATTCGCATACCGACTCCCAATCCTTCCAATACCGATATCCATCTATCTTTTGAATCTGTCATCATAACTTTGTTTTATTTATAGTGTTCCTGCCAATTTAGCATCTTCAAATCTTTTCTTTGCTCTACTCTTCCAAACGAGAGTTAGACCCTTTCTTATAAAAGCAAGTGGGTTCTTTTTAGTTTCAGCATCCCATTTGGCTTTCTCTTCGTTTTCAAAATCAATTAGAGTTCGAGGTTTACGGGTGAGAGATTCCGTAGTAGGAGTAGGAGTAGTAGGTGGTGGGGTCTTAGTTGCTTCAATAGCAGCATTTATCCTTGATGTTTGTATATCCGTAGTAGAGGATTTCTTTTCTACATATTGATGTTCTACTATTGGAGATTCATCATCAGAACTTGCTATTTTATTTTCTACTCGGATTAATCGTTTCCCTGATGTATTGGGAAGTTCCCCATAGAAGAACGTTCTCTTTATGGAGTTGAAATCATCCGATAGCTGGGATAAGCGGTCATCGATGTTTAGAAGGAAGGTATCTAATTTAGCTTGGTCTATTGGTCCATCGGATTGAGCGGCCGCAATGTTTAGTGGGGTGATATCGTATTTCGGGTCGTTCACCTCTGCGTATTTATAATAAGAGAAACTATCGCCAGGTCTTTGGTAATCTCCCAACGTATAATTGATTTGGTCTACCAACCCTTGAGTGATACCGGCCGCAAGTTCATCCCCTTCGAATACATAATCCACTTCGGTTACTCCTCCGTTTTTGTTTACCAAATCACGTCGTTGACCGATTTCTAACCACTTACCTCCATCTAACTTAATGATTGGAATACTCCTTCCTATACCTGCTACCTTTTCTTTAACCGGTATAGAACCATTTTGTAGGATATCCCAATGAGGATTTCCATTCTTTTCAATTAATCCTAATGTAGTAGGCGATATCAAATATCTACCACCTATTTCAACTACAACTCCATCTACTCCCAATAGTGGTAGTATATCGAACGAAGTCATTCCCTTAGTTATTCCAATGGGTTTAATCTCTCCCTTACGATTTCCATTAGGTGAATCTCCAATGGCTGATACTTCCCATCCCGTATCCGTTTTGGTGTATCTCTTTGAGTTGTTTTGTATTCCCTTATTTTCCATCTTTAATTCCTTTCCAAGCCCTTTTATATATTGTTAATTCTCTTGCCTTACTTCCTTTACTCTTCAATCGGTATAGTTCCCTTTGTAGTGGTTGATACTCCTCTCTCTCAATCGCTGATGTTATGATTCCATTAATGGTTAGTTCCCCATCCCATTGTTTCCATTTTGGTTCTCCCAATTCCACTCTCTCCTCCGAAAGTTTCTTAAACCCCATAATCTTAGCTATTCCGATACTAACACCGAACTCTTCCGATATCCATTGAAATGTTTCACTTCTAATCATACAAATATATATTCTCCTTTTTGATTTCCCACCCGATATACCCTAGCTCGTTTAAAAAGAGCTCACCCTCCCCTAAACGGACACTTGATGTGTCAACATCTATATCAAAATACCTCTTTCCCCAGCGAAAAAACCGGGCTCGGTATTTAAGCGGACCCGACCCGGCTTGGCACACGCCCTGCTCCTTGGGTTACATGATATTCAGATGCCCCTCCCACCTCTGGCTTTAGAGCACAGAAAAGCCGGCGAACCATTAGGTCCACCGGCTCACTCTGCCTTAAAACTATAAAATGAAAAACTAACTATTCAGCCATTGGGTGTATCTCTCTCTATACGCCTCTATACTATCTCCTTCTACTCTACTACTAATCCTATTGGCCTTTGCCCATCTTCTATACTCCTTACTCTGTCTGATTCTCTCTCTTGTCTCCTCTATACTATATACTATATAATTCATTGCTGTTTTTGTTTTAGCTTATTCCGCAGAGGTATAGGGAATATCCCCTTTCTCTGAATCTTTAATTAATTTCAATGCCGAACGTATCTCATTCAGGCGGGCACTTGCACTCCACTTAGGGCTGCCATCTCTCATAGCACGTATCCTCTTCATTAGGACCGCCTCCGCTTTCTCTAGGACTTCAATTGCTTCATTCATATATCTTATCTATTTAGTTTTGGTTTAATCTCCATCCACATAGGCTTATAGTGTATAGCCTCTGCGTTGGTAGCATCTATCTCTAAGGGATGGTTCTCATACCCATACTCCTTTGCTAACTTGTCGTAATTGTTCATAGGTTGTAATTGGTGTTGCCACTCATGGATGATTGTCTGAATTAACATCTTCACATTATCCACATTGTTCCAATACACAATCAGTTCATTATCCCAATACCTATACTCACCCATACACGTATCAGTAGGTAATGCCTTATAGAACGTTACATTGGGTGCATACTTCTTACGTTTGTTTACTCCCATATTGTTCATACACCAAGTGATTGCCATTCTCCCTATCCTTACGGCTTCCTTCCTATCTTCAACCTTTGAGCTTAACTTCCAAGTCATATTATAAGTTTAATCTATTAAAATAAAAAAGGTGATAGATAAAATCTACCACCTTTAAGGTTGGTCCAAATTGTAATAAATGTAAAGTAAATAAGAGAATAACCATTTGATGAACCAACATCGAGCGGCGGTGTGGATTCGAACCACCTCCTCCTATCTGGAATGATAGGCGTGCAACCATTACACTTCCACCGCAGGTTAGGGGTGTTACCCCTATTCTACTACTTTGTAGATGTAGTGTCTGCTGGAATCTGAGCCGTAGTTGAATCAACTGCTACTGCTGTTGTATCTACTGCTGTTGAATCCGTAGCTACGCCTTCAGCGTTAGCTTTACTACCTTGTCCACAACTTGCCATTGTTAGGGCGATGGCTGCCACTACTAATAAACTCTTCATAATGATTGGTTTTATTGTTATTGTTTGTTATACAAATATACGAAATATAATCCACATTTCCAAGGAATAAGTGAATTAAATTCCAACTAATTCTGCTGCCTCTGCTAACTCCGTTGATGCCATTATATCATTGTGAGCTGCTACCACTCCACTAACGTGTTGATAACCACTCAAGTCCAATGCCTTTGTTGTCACCTTTTGGACCTCACACTCATTGATATACCTCAACGCCTTCTCCTTAGATACAAAGGTCTTAGGTGTCGGGAACTTCTTTGATGATACTATATACACATCAGTAGGCGCTTGGACCTTATCGATGGTTAATACTCTACTAACCACCTCAACTTTGTAACCCCTAGGGTATTCTGATTTTGCTCTTGCCATTTCTCTTATTTTTTATTACATAGTAAATATACGAATAATAATCGGTATTGCCAAATATTTTAACACTTATTTAGTAAAATAATGACAATGCTGCTCTCATCCCTTCGGGTGTCGATTGGTGGACCGATGATGGGAT